ATGTACTTTATTTTGTGTTAATTTATACGCAAAAAGGACTTTTTCAGTGGCCTTCCTATAGAGGTGAGGGAATTCTTGCTACGGTTGTTAAACAAAAGAATACCGCTGTGTAATGTAACAAAAAAGACCCTGAAGAACTGTATTTCTACAATTCTCCAAGGTCAAATTTTACGTTTGGACACTTTAGGGCTGGTTGGCTATTTTACCTCTTTAGAGGATATTTCGCTTTGCCCCTTAACAATATGCTAATTATGCATTCTTCTCTGCGATAGCTGCCTGTGCTGCGGTGAACAAAATGCGGAAACTTTTGCCCCTCTTTTTCGTTTCCCATCAACTAAACACCCCATAGGACTTTCTTCTGGATTAAACCGCAAATACCAATCGAATCCATCTTTTCTTGCAATTATTTTTTCCACAAAAGCTTCAATTACTGACTCTGGTATGTCTGCATCGCTATCAAAGTTAGTGTATTGATCCAAAGCATATTTTAAAATAGTTATCTTTTCTTTTGAAGTAACTTCATCAATCTCACTTTCAATTTCACTTGGTTCTAATTCAGCAAGTTCTTTTTTTAGCTGAGAGATGCTGTTTTCTGTGCTTTCTTTCTTTAATATGAAGATATCTCTTGCAAGTTCTCCATCAGCACGCATTTCAATTAAGTTGTCAAGTCGTTTCAGGAGTTTCTGTAATTCTTCTTTTTTCTGATTAATTATATCTGTATTGTCGCATACTTCCTCTTCATCGTCAATATGCTTCTCTAACATAGATTCAGCCAGCGATAAAACTTGATCCGTGTCAGAAAGATAATTCTTAAAAATATACTTAGCCATCATCTGCAATTTCCATCCGGCAATCATTGGAGTTTGGCATATACCATCAATCGGCAATCCCTTATTCAGTCTAGTTCTTACTGTTCCGGTTCTAATGGAACTATAGCACTGATACCCATATTGTTTTCCCTCTGTCGTATTGTGCCACATTTTACGGTTGAATTTATGCCCGCATTCGCATTCAAGCAGTTTCACCCACACATCGCTAGGTGGTTTTTCGCCATACATACGTTGACCGGAAGTGTCTACTGATAAAGTTTTTCTGCGACTATTTATCCTTTTTTGTGCTTGGTCGTATTCTTCCTCTGTGATAATCGGTTTATGATTTCCTCTTACCTGTGTAAATTCCATATCACCAAAATTACGGATCTTCTTTTGTTCCAGGAAATCTGGTGTAAATTCCTTATGATATGTAATAATGCCACAATAAAAAGAATTACGTAGTATTTTAGAGATATTACTTACATGCCAATTTGACTTTCCCATAGCAGTTAAACGCCCGGCTTTTTCCAGTTCAAACTGAATTTTTCGCATTCCCCAACCGTCCAAATACCAATCAAAAATCATTCTGACAGTTTTCGCCTGTTCCGGATTTATAACCATATCTTTACCGACACGATCATATCCAAGTATGTTGCCATTTCCATAGAAAACTCCATTTTCCATAGAAGTCTGCTGCCCGGATTTTACACGAACTGATGTTTTGCGGCTCTCATCTTGTGCCAAAGTTGCCATTATAGTTAAGCGTAGTTCTCCATCACCATCAAAAGTTTTAATGTTATCATTCAGAAAAAATACTTCTACACCTTTGCTTTTCAGCTCTCTTGTATATTGAAGCGTATCAACAGTGTTTCGGGCAAAACGTGATACTTCTCTGGTTAGTATAAGGTCAAAATTGCCACTTGACGCGTCTTGGATCATCTGCATAAATTGAGGTCTTTTCTTCGCAGAAGTCCCAGTAATACCTTCATCTACATACATTTTTACAATGTCCCACTCAGGATGCTGCTGTAAAATTGGTTTATACCAGTCTTTTTGGTTTTCAAGTGCTGACAATTGTGCTTCGTGTTCAGTTGAAACGCGCGCATAAATTACAACTTTTCGGCTGGTTGGTTTTTGATTGTAAATATCATACATTTATTTTTATTCCTCATAATAATACGATGTTTGTTAATAGATGTATCAAGTATAGCATTTAAACTCAGATAAATCAACAACATCTTTATAGTCATCTAGGATATTCCTAAATACATGATATTTTATTTTCCCATCAATAAACAATGCTTCTATTAGTTTCAATGCGGCGAATATTTTATTATATTCATTTTTATCAATTTCTTTTTCCATATTTTATGTCCTTTATAAAAAAGGGTAACTATTTCAGTTACCCAAATTTAATATTATTTTGTTGTGCTTCCGAAACCGCCAGTTCTGATACCATCTGCATCATCATCTTCTGTTATACCGTATTCTACAAAAATTCCCTGCATGAACCCTTTACCACTCTCGATTTCTATGGTCTTTCCTTCGTTAGTGTCATTTGTAATTTTCGCCATAATATGTCCTTCGTTATCAGCACCGAAATAATCACTATCAATGATACCTACTGTATTGTTGAGCTGCATACGATATTTAAAGCCCAGCCCACTTCTAGGATAACATTTTAATACCCAATCATTTTCGATACGGCAGCGAATACCAGTAGGAATCTTTACAGTCTGTCCAGGATTAATTTTAATTTTAACTGGTGCAAAGAAATCATATCCTGCTGAACCAATAGTCCCACGTTTCGGTAATTTAATTGAATCATAGATTTTGCGAACTTCTGTTTCAAAACCATTTTCATCTAAAGCAACTCCGAAATCTGTAATCATTTCATTTTTAGTAAAACAATCAAAGAAATCTTTCTTAAACTGTTCGTATGAAACCTTATAAAATTTTGCTACAACTTTTGCCATTTGTATTTATCCTTTCTTATTCCATAATACTGTTCTATTATCATTTATGCTTTTTTGTACATCTATAATTCGCTGGTTTTTGCTTCCACGAAACTGCAATCTCAAATCTTTTTCTTCTATCTTAAATTCTCCATCAACTAAGACATTGCATAATTCTAATATCTTTAAATATGTAGGATTTTGAATTATCGCTTCATATGTATATCCTGTATATATCCAAAGTTGCTTGCCTGGATATAAAGATTTGAATTTTTTGCATAAATAATATGTAAACTCCACGTTATCAAGTGGATCTCCACCAGATAATGTGAACCTCGAAATTGACGGTTTTGATAATATGTCAAATAAGTAATCAAATGTATCTTGTGTAAATGGGAATCCTCCACATTTATTCCATGTTGATTGATTGTGACATCCTTTGCAATGATGGGAGCAACCTTGCACAAACAAAGTTACTCCTACACCATTACCATTATTTACGTCAAAATTATCAATTCCGGCATATCTGAAGTCGGTTTGTTCACCGTTAATGAGGTTCATTCCTCTTAACTTTTTCCTCCAGATTATTATTAAAGTGTTTCACTCTGAAATCAACTTCCTGCTGTTTGCCCTCGTTGAATGCTTCAGTATAGTCCCCGGTAAGATATCCGGTCACACGTCTTAATCTTCTGATCTTTTTGCATCCGCACATAGGACACGCTTCTCCGATTTCATCTGTATACCCACAATTAGTACACATATCATTCGGAACATTTACTGCGAAGTACGGAATATCTTTATCCATTGCATAGTTGACAATTTCTTCAAGTGCATCAATATTGTTTTTAATGCTTGACGCAAGCTCTACATATGTAATACAACCAGCAGAACTATATCCAGTAAGTTGCGATTCAATGTCAATTTTTTCAAATGGACTCATTTCTTCCCATACTGGCACATGCATTGAGTTTGTGAAGAATTTTTTATCAGAGATATTTGGAATTTCTCCGTACTTTTCTTTGAATTTAGTCATAGCAGTAAAACATAAGTTTTCTGCCGGAGTATAATAAACCCCGAAGTTTAAACTATATTCTTTTTTATACTCAGTACATCTGTCTTTGAATAACTGCTCAATTCCTTTTGCTAACATCATACCTTTTTCTGTTGTATGATTACAGCCAACAAGAATCTGTAAAGTCTCAGCAAGACCAAGCTGCCCGATAGCAAGTGTTCCATGTTTCATGGCGGATTCGATGTTTTTACCATCGTAGCCCTCCATAGTATAATTTTCATACATGAATTTTGCAGAATCTGGAGATTGTTTACATATCCATAAATATCTCTCAATCAGCATTTCTTTTGCTTCGCCAATCTTTTCATCAAGATAATCCATAAAGCAACTCACAAGTAGTCCTTCGTCAAAATCTTTGTTTCCAGTAAACAGTTTTTTATTTTTTAATTTTTCTTTTGTTTCCATTGCAAGAGTTGGCATAATGATTGTTACCGGGCAAATATTTCCACGTCCATCTTTTGTCTGACCAAATCCGTTAATATCCCAACCATTTGCAGTTCTGCAACCCATCGTTGAGAAATATGTCTTTGGATTATTTGGATCATATCCTTCATTTCCAGACCAATCACAATTTGCATAATTAGGATAAAGCCTCTGAGCTGTTGACCTGAGTGCCAATCTGTACAAATCATAATTAGGATCTCCTGGTTTTCTGTTTACGCCTTTCATTAACTGGAAAATTCCACATGGGAAAATACTTGTTTTATGTAATTTGCCAATTCCTGATATTGATACGTCTAATAACGCTTTAATTACCATTCTTCCTTCTGGTTCTGTACATGTACCATAGTTAATAGAAGTAAATGGCAACTGATTTCCGGATCTTGATTGCAAGGTATTAAGATTGTGATATAAGGCTTCAACTGCTTGCTTTGTTTCAAGGATTGTATCATACATTGCTGATTGATAAAGTAACGGATCAAGCTTTTCTTTATTTGCGAAAAAGAAATCTTCTTCTTTTAATCCAGTTTCTTCATAAAATCTTTCTTTGTTTGTGTCAATCCAATCTTCAAATCGGTTTCGTATAATTCCAATTTCATCTTCATAACTGTCAAATAACATCCCCATAAGGTCTATTTGAGAAAATGCTGCTGTGTTTTTTAAATATGCTACAATGTAATGTTTTCTGAAAGATTTTTTTACGTATGGCATTAACGTCCAGTCGATATGTGTTGCAGAAACGCCACCAAACTGTTGTAATGATTGCAACTGGAATATCACTGCAATTAATTGTCCTGCAGTATTCACAGACTGAGCAGGACGAACATCTGTCTGTCTTGTATTAAATCCGTTTGCAAGTAATTTGTCGAATGGTATGCTTAAACAGTTGTGCATACCTGCTGCGTAACTATCAAGGTCGTGAATATATATTCTATTGCTTAAATGATTTGTTCTTGACATTTCTGACATATATTCATCTAAAGCAATCTGCTTCATTACTTCACTGTTAACTGCACCCACACGTCCACCGAATGACTTTCCATCAACATTTGCATTCTGTCTATCGTCATTCTGCGAATTTAAAGTATTTCTTGCTTTTATTCGAATAGGGCTTTTCATTTCCCTTATCCTTGATCTGTCGTTTCTATAAATGATATATTTTCTAGCAACGTCCATATCAAATTGTGCGATTTTTTCTTCAACGAGATCCTGAATTTCTTCCACTCCAAGATCTCTCTGAATTTCACTAATACTTGTGGAAATACGTTCTGCTATTTCTTTAGCACGTTCTGTTTCCTCACCATCTACTTCATAGAATGCCTTTAATACTGCATTCTGAATTTTTTCGGGTTTAAAAACCTCTGATCTACCATCTCTCTTGTAAACCAATCAATCTTCCTCCAGTTTACTTATTAATTCGTATATTTCTTCCCATCCATGAACACGGAAAGTTTTTGTGTCATCTTCTCGAACATCTCTATTCCAAGGTTTATCGAATATAATGTTATATTTAACTGGTGCATTTTTAGAGTGTTCAAAAACGAAATTATCCAAACAATCGTCAATAAGCACATCACCATGAATAAGACGTTTATCGCGGCTTATAATCAACATACTGCTGTCATATCCAGGAAAGATACACTTCAACCATTCATCTTTTGCTTTCACATGGTCTGGATAGGTTGATGTAACAAAATAAAAATCTGACGTTTCCATCAGTTTTTCAATTATTTCCTTTGCTTTTGGTTGAGCGTTTAACGATGCAAGAAATTCATTAGTACAAAATTCTGCAAAGATATTTTTACATTCTGGCTTTAAGAAATCCTGTATATACCAACTTGTAATATCTTCAATTGTTAAATTATCATTGTATTTTTTATTGTACTCAATCAGAATCTTTTGTATTAAGTTGTTCGCCACTTCATCAATGTCACATAATATTGTCATTTGTTTATTTCTTTTTTCTTCTCTATACTTTTGATATGCATAATTTATATATTTAGCAATAGCTTCTGCGTCAAAAGTATAACTGAAATTTTCAATGATATAATTTGCTTCATCTTCGATACCGTCAAATTGACCAACATCACTTGCATCTCTTCTTTTTGCCTCTTCGATATTGTCACCTCGCTGCAATATCTTTATAAGTCGTTCTTTTCTTGGAACTTTAATGTATACGCAAAATACATCTATGCCCGGCTTATTTTTAAGTTGCCGCATTCCATGAGGCGTTAATACTGCTACCTTATCATTTGTGCAATCTTCTACGGCAGTTCCATAAAACAAACCATTATACTCCCCTATTTCTGCAAAAAATCCCATTTTACGTTTTTCTGCAAAATCTTCCATTGATATAAAGTGATAATCTACTCCATCCTCTTCTCCATCTCTAGGAAGTCTTGTTGTATATGAAACTATTTTTTTATAGCCATACAATGCACATAAACATTTCTCAGTAGTAGATTTTCCGCTTGCGCTTTCACCTACAATTACTAACATTTAGTTTCTCCTTTTATATGTAACAAACTGATATATTGGATAATCGTATAATGAATAAGTTTCATCGTCCATTTCCATTACTTCAGTTATTTTCCATTCATTTCTGAGCTTATCCAGATTAGTAAAAAATGTATCAGCAGTATATCTACTATATATTTTTGTTGCGTATACAGTATCGCAATACGGCAGCAGTAATTTATATATTTCACCGCCACCAATGATAAACACCTTTTCTTCTTTGGTTGTAGATTTAATAATCTGAATAGCTTCTTCTAAAGTTATAACATGAGAATTTTCACCAACCGAAAAAGAATTTCTACTTATTATATAGTTTATTCTATTTGGAAGTGGCTTTATTGGTAAGCTGTCCCATGTTTTTCTTCCCATTATAACTATTGAATCTTTTGTTTTTTCTCGAAAGAATTTTTTATCTTCCGGGATATCGACTAGCAAATTCCCACCGCATCCGATACCCCAGTTAATATCAACCGCTACTATTGCTGCTACCATACTTTCTCCTAAATCCCTAATTCAAGTGATATTTGTGGAGATACCGGATTGTAGTCAACAATAGTAAAATCATCAATATCCATATTATAGAAATCCTTTTTATCTGGGTTTAAAATTAGTCGTGGCATAATACCCGCATCTTTTACAGATCCCACTCTTGAAAGTAGTTCTTTTGCCTGTTCAATGTGTCGATCATAAATTTGTTCGTTGGCAACAAAATGAGTAAAGATTCCAGGCTCATATCCAGTATGTCTTGCTACCATCATAAGTAAAGCTGCATACTGAACTTCATTAATTCCTCCTGCTCCACTTGCAGCAAGTAAATCTCCGGATCTCTGATTTAAAAACATATTCAACTTGTTTCCAGTGACACTCCAAATTGTTTCGTATGCACAAGGTTTCAATCCTTTTGGACGGTCTTTAAACTCTTCCTCCTGCCATAAGTTACAAATATGATATCTTCCATATGGATCATTTTTAATATCATCCAGAACACGTTTTCTAAACATATCATATCTATCAACAGTATGACCATATCTGTATGAAATAGTTCCATCCCCAACGTCCCAGTCGTTCCAGTAATGAACTCCCATTTCATTTAAAACAGATAAATCATTTGACTGTTTCTGGAAAATCCACAGAATTTCTTTAATCGCACTTTTCCATGCAATTTTTCTTAATGTAAGAATCGGGAACTCACCTTTGCTCAGATCATACTGTCTTATTTGATGCAGTATAAACTTTGTATGTGCTGGAGTTCCATCTGCATATTTTGGTCGTGGGTTTTCATCAAGATATCCATTACGCAAAATATCTTCAATTTCCTTAACCATATAAATGTCAGCTTTAGTCATTTAATCCTCCACAATAAATCTTTTAATCATATCTTTAATTTCTTCGCATTCATCTGCATTATCTGAATGTATTTTAAGACAAAGTGTTCTTGTTAAATCAATGCTAAAAATACCCATAATTGATTTTGCATCAATAATATATCTTCCAACAATTAAATCCATATCTGAAGGAATTTTGTTTGTAATTTTTACAAATTCTTTTACCTTTTCAACAGAATCAAGTTTTATATTAAATTCGTTCATTATTCATCTTCCCATTCTTTCTCTCTTATCCCGTTTGCTTTTTTAGCACACTCATCCGAACAATATATACCGCCAGAATTATCAGTTGTATAATATTCGCCCTCATAAAGTTCTTCACCACAAATTTCACAAACTGATTTAACTTTATGAATGGCGTTCGGGCATCTCGGATGACACGGTATTTGTCTACATATTTCGCAAATTGCAATCACCTTTTATAGCAGAAACATTTTATTTCTTTTATCTTATGAAAAACTCAAAAATCTTCATTCCGAAGATAATCGCTTGACTTTTCATATTCTTACTTCCTTTGCTTTTCCCATCCCAAAATAAAATGAGAACTCCGAAAGTATCATCAGATGTAGCATATTCCGCCATTTGCCTATTCCTATTATGCCCCGCCAAAGCATTGTATCTTCCATGAGAGTTTTCCATTATTTTGCATGGAACGGCATTCAAGTTTTTCCATTCTGCCGGAAACTCAACAAGTTTTAAGCCATAGTTGTTAGCAAATTTTACTGCTAGGCTATCTGCTCCGCTAGCCATTCCACTTATGATTTCTATATTCTCTGGATTGATTTTATAGGATTTTTCCGATCTTCTGACTGTGAGTATATTATATTCCGGATAAGATTTATTTAGCTCGAACAATTTTCTTATTACTACCTCTTCAAGTGTTTTGTAGTCATTAAAGAATCTTGATCCTGCTATAACAATTCTTACCATATTTCCTCACTTTCTTTGTTCTCATTTATTATATCACATTTTATTTATTTGTCAATATTTATTTCGTTTTTCTTAGTGGCAATATTTTTCAAACACATTATTATAATGTTTGTTTTTTGTAAGTTTGCGAATAATACACATTGCAAGTCCTGTTTCTTTGTTAAATGTATCGCCTGCATGACATTTTGTTACAGTTTTTGTACCGTCTTTCCAGAATACAATAGTTGCCGGATCATTGAATACAACATGGTCAATTTCTTCGTCAAGATTAATACTATTCCCACATGTCTTTGCCGCATTGGTTGTGTTGCTGCCGAAGATTTCATCTAAAATATCTATAATCCCCATTAATACTCCAACTTCTACTTCATTTCCGTTTTCTACTTTCTTTTCACATTTACACATAATTTTGTTCTCCTTTTTATTTAATGTTATTAAAAATCATTTTTTCACTTATAAATCCAGAAGCCCCTTTATGACCGCCACCGCCGTATCTTTCGGCAATTTTTGAACAATCTATATCTGGTTTATCTGAATAAATTGAGTATTTATACTTTTCACCGTCATATACCCAAATTGCTACAATAGGATAGTCTTTAATGAGATCTCCAAAAATAAGGCTGTTGCAATTTCTATTTACAACTAAGCATTTTATACCATCAATACTTGATTCGTATGCATATGCTTTTCGGTATTGTTCATATTCTCTTTCAACATATTTACTGATTGTTTTTCCGGTTTCAATCATTTTTCCAAGTAAACTATTTGAAGCTGAATGTTCAGCTCTGAATAATTGATTCCAGATAATATCCAGTGCCTCATAATTAGTTGTTTCAAGCGCATATTTGAAGTATAATGTATTTTCTAATTCAAACTGCCAGCAGTCAAAGTCACTGATATATTTGAGAAACATAGGAATATCATCAAACCCACAGTCAAACAAATACATATATGTAAGAGCCGCCCCACTAATTCCTTCTTTCCGGATTCCCTTAATATTTTCATATTCAGGATATGTTTTAATAATTTCCATGCTTGAACTGTGGTGATCGCACCAAATGAGGTTACAATGTTTCTTTTCCAAAATTTCTTTTAGCTTATCTACAGAATTTACAGAAAAGGATAAATCTACAAAATACACTGTTTCACCATCTTCGATCAGTTCTGTTGGAATTGGTGTTGAATAGTCATACATAATGTAATCGGCTTTATTGTAATTACCAGTTTTTCTTGCTACAATAGCTCCAGCAGCTTTTCCATCAATATCATTGTGATGAAAACATTTCATTATTTTTTATCCTCCACTTCATCAAGTACAGATGACATACAGCACTTAGTATGTGCATTGTTAAGCGAATCTACACTAACGCCTCTTGCAAAAGACATAGTTTTTGATGTAGCACTAAATACTTTCTGTGTTCCAATCTTACTTGCTGTATATCTTTTTGATAGCATTTTATCAATTCCAAGATTATCGCTTACTCTATCAACGTCGATATTTGCACCAAGAAATGTGAAAACCCAACTATATTTTTCACGTTGATGTTTAATCATATTTCTTACAGTTTCCCAGTCAAACTCTTTACTGCTATTTTCTGCGCCATCTGTAACGATAGTAAAAATAACTTTCTCAGGACGTTCCTCTTCTGGCATTGATGCTAATTTCTGACCAACATGATTAACCGTTCTTCCAACTGCATCAAGCATAGCAGTCGTTCCAGATGGCATATATTCATTAGTAGTCATCTTTTCTACTTCTTTAATATTTACGCCATCGTGAATCATGTTATATCTGTGATCGAAAAGAACAGTCGTAACAAGAGCGTCGCCCTCTTCTTTTTTCTGGTCGGCAATCATTGCATTGTAACCGCCAATTGTTTCCATTGTAAGCGGCGACATAGAACCACTCATATCAAGTACAAAGACCATCTGTGTTAATCCTTTTTTCATTTTTTGCTTTCTCCTTTAAATTTAAGTGTTGTTTTATTTTTATAAGCAATATTAGCAACTATGCTCATACATTGCTTACAAGTACATTTTTTAATATCATCTGTTAATAGAATAGGTGATATACACCAACTACTGCACAATGGAACTTTCATACTCATATGTTCCTTGTTATTAAGACTTATCACTTCTTTTTCAAGATGAATCGGAGCGTTTACTGCCATTGCAAGTATCGGTAATTCTGTTAATACTGTTATCCTTGGTTTTTTAACTATAGTTCCAATCATTCATCAGTTCACATATCCTTTCATTTTATCAAGAGCTTCTTTATCAGACATATAAAACGGATCTTCACCAAGAACATTTACAATAAGCTGTCCAAATCTCAATTCAGGATTCTTATTCCATGCTTTTTCAAGTTCTGAAAATATCTCATTCTGAGTTACAGTCTCAGCTTTTTCAACTACAATATCTGGTTCTTTTTCTAAAAGAGAACCCACTGTTTTATATTCAAAACACGGCATTAACTGCAGCTTGAACAGATTCTTTTTATGCATTGTATCAATTTTCTGCTTAAGTTCTTCGGAATCAATTTCTCCAGTTCTGATATAACGATCAAGTACATCGTATGTAAATCCAAAATTGTCCTCATCTGTTTTACCACAAAGTCCATCTGTCGGTACTTTATCAACCAACTCAGAAGGCAAACCAAGTTCTCTTCCGATAGCTTTTACTTCTGTTACAGTGAGTCTTGATAATGGCGAAAAATCTCCTGCTGCATCACCATATCTTGTAGCATATCCAACCCAATTTTCAGATAAGTTACAAGTGTTTGCAACCCTGCCATTTACAGTCTGAGAAACAGCGTAGAGTACAGCCATTCTAATTCGTGCCGGAAGATTAGTGGAACTCTGTGCGCTCCAGTGTCCTCCGGTATTATCTTTTACCTGATGCTTAATATTTCTGCACACATTGAAAATATCAACAGTAAAGTTTACAATTCCAAGATGATCGCAAAGCATTTTGGAATAATCAATGTCTGGCTGATTTCCCTGTGGCATAAGCACGCCAATTACTCTGTCTTTTCCTAATGCTTCGACACATAATGCAGCCACAACAGAAGAATCTTTACCTCCAGAGATTCCCACAACTGCATTACAATCTTTTCCGTTTTCATAGAAAAAATCCTGAATCCATTTTACAATTTCATTTTTTACTTTCTTTGCATCAAACATTTTTATCACCCTTTATCCAATCTCCAAATTTCAATATTATATCCTCGAAACACTTCTTCGATAATTCCATATACGTTTTCCCATTTTGCACCACCTCTTACGCTACCTAAACCATACGGAAATGCAATAGTAATATTTTCAGGGTTCATTGCAAAATGTGTTATACTTTTAAGTTTTATCATTGCTTTTTTTAAAGCATTTATATCAGTATATTGTTTACCATCATAACCATATCCAAGTTGCCCGAATAAGTTGGCTACATATTTTTTATTATCTACGCATACCAATTGACATTCACCAAGCAGTTCTTCTTTACGTTCCAAATGTTCATCACATAAAGATTTATATTCTACATATACATCCCAATATTTTTTACGAACCTCTTTTGCAACACCAGAATTAAATTTTCCCTGGCAATTTACTTGATGAGCTATGATCGTGGCATTTGATTCTAATAAATCGCCATCGAGTATTTTTATCATCAGAATTTACCTCCATGAAGAATATTTCTGATTTCTGCAAGACTTTGTTCCTTGATAAGCTGTCCGTCTTTAAATACCGGCTGTAAGAGGTTCACTTTTGCATCTTTCCCAGAAACATGAGCTTCTTCCCATGTTCTTCCGTCTACATAAATAAGTTTGTCATCTGAACTTTTTACAACTACGCAACAACCTTTCTGGGATTTCTTAAATCCACCATCTTTCGGATTCTTGAAAATCGGGAATGGTTTGTCATCAATCTCACAGTATGTTGCTTTGATGCAAGAGCTGAATGTGTCTCTGGTAAATGGTTTTAAAATACCACTCTCTTCGATGCACTGAAATGAGAACGATCCAACACCTAATGCCACGTTGGAGCAAGCAAATCCATTTTCCATGAGGATTTTATAAATCTGCTCACATCTCTGTACTGTTATGGAATCACCATAAATAGCCTTTACATGAGGATCAAGCACTTTATATCCTTTACTGTTGGTCGTCCCTCCAAATTCTTCCCATAGTTTGAATACTGTTTTTGTGACCACTTCTACACAGTCACCAGAATCGCCACGCATAAGCATACAACCATTATGTGCCAGGATTTCATGTTTTAACTGTGGAAGAATATTATCAATTACATTCCAGTAATCATATGAATCCAGAACAGCGGAAAAACTTGTGTTTGGATAAATTTCAGTAAGTAGTCTACGAAGAAGAGTGGTTTCGTCACCGTCAACTGCGAAGTTGCTACACATTACTGAATGTTCTGTGCTAGGGCTTCCAAATGCAACCGGCTCTTTTGTACAATCACACTTATAGTTCTTTTCCAGATAAGGGATTGTCGGGACTGTGGCAGTATTAAGAAATGATAAACACCATCCTGCACCAGCTTTAATTGCTGAGTCTGTACATTCTTCACCTCTGAAATCAAAAGCACCTAATGCTTTCGCTCTGGATGTTTCATCATCACAAGTAAGATCATAATAATAATTTACAATCTGTCGATATGTATATCCAACTGTTGCAGCAATCATAGGATGCCAACTTTCCGCAGAAATCAAGCTTTCAAGGCTCTGTGGCAACCAGGCAAAATCTTTATGTGTATTTGTAATACCGAACATTGGTACGTGCATTGGTACAATAGTCCCTTCCGGAAGTGCAACAATTTCAATTGGAAGATAACCAAGTTTATGCAGCTTTTCAATTTTCTCAATTTTATAGGCATTTTCGCCCAGTGTTGCATCCATAACTCTCTTATATCCGCCAATTACTTCATCAAATGGTTTGTTAAAAAATTCATCATTGAAATAATCAACAAGGTATGTTTTGATGAATCCCTGCAGTCCAAACATTACCACACTGTCCCATCTGTTTACCCGGCTCATTCGTGGAGTAAAATATGAAACAGATTTCGTAATATCTTTCGGTAGCATTTCTGCATGAACTGCTTTGTAAAAGTCAATCAGTAACATAGGGTTTGTTTTAAACATTTTTCAAAACCTCAACTTTCTCTTCATCCAAACTGTAAATGGAATCTGTTGTAAATATTTTCTTAATAAGCCCATTATCCTTCAAGAGTTCTCCCTCTTTGATTGTGTTCTCACAATGAGTTACATAGAGGTAAATATCTTTTACTCCGTATTCTCTGAGCTTTAATGCTGAATAATAGAAAGTGCCACCTTTGGAACAAATATCATCTACAATGAGTACATTTTTTCCGGCAAGTTCGATTCCGTTTGTGACAATATCAAGCCCAAGAATTTCTCCTGTTCTCCAGTCACGATTTTTTGATCCATAACAGAAAGGTTGTTTAAGAATACTTCCATATCTTTTCGCTGCACCGTTATCTGGAAAATAAAGAATTACACTTCCATTTTTGTTAATCTTGTTGATTGTAGCCATGACCGTTTTGTATACAGAAAAGCAATCTCTTACATTGTTAAGTAATGCCATAGACACATCGCTGTGCGGATCATTTACATATACTACATCAAACTTTAAGTCGTTGATAAATTCACAGAAATACTTGAGTGTAAATACTTCATCCGGGTTCTTTACCCTGTCCATTCTTGCATTTGGAATATAAGGTAAAATAAGTTCTCTCCTTTTAGTATTGCCAAGATGCTTTACAATGTATAAAAGTGTTGCCATTTCTGCATCATCCTCATAGTTCCACTCTATAATATATTTTTCTTTTTCCAGGATTTCCAGAGGAATACGAATACATTGTGTATGATCTGGGAAATGAGAAATTTCCATTTTAATGCCACATAATTTAATCATTCCAAATCTCCTTATAGTTTATTTCTCGTTGTTCAACAATATTGTCTCTAGTAAAAACGATCTCAAAATCTGAAATCTGTTTTGTGTCAACAAGCTGAAACTCATAAATCTTATACCCAAGTTTCTGAAGTTCAAGAACATCAGTAAGGCTGAACCAGTGTTTTAATGTTTCCTTTGATGGTGCTGCTGAGAACCACTGTTTTCCACCTTCTCTGTACAATTCACTATCTTCCATCGGTAAGCTTCTACTTAATCCTTCTGAGAGCTGGTCAAATACAGGATTCCACGTTCCATCAAAGTTTCTCCACAGTCCATGTTTTTCAGCCTGATCTTCTACTCTATATCCGAAAATCATTTTATTCTCCTTCTACTACATTGATCTGGCAACTTTTCATTACTTCCAGGGCAGCTTTATGCTTTTCTGGTGTAACTCCTGCACAGCAGTTTGCGTGTACTGTAATTTCCGTATTTGGATATAACATTCGTAGAACCAGAGCGTTTGACACCACACAAATATCTGTGCAGACTCCCATTAACTCAATTTCTTCCACTTCGTCATTTCTAAATACCATATTGAACATTTTGTCCCACGCATTATATCCAAATGTATACTTTCTTAAATAGAAACCTGCAATATTTCTAAGTTCTGGGATAATCTGCCATCCATCTGAGTTATCAATGCAATGTTTTACTGGAAGATATTTTCCTTCAAATGTTTCCATATAATCTTCATCATGTGTATCTCTTGTAAAAAATGCAATATATCCTTCCGCTATAAGTTTTTCTGCACGTTCTTTTACATTGCCCACAATAGCAACTGCTTCTTTTGAACCAAGTGCGCCACGGATGAAATCATTTTGCATATCCACGATAATCAACGCCTTTGCCATTTTTATATTCCCTCCTGTTTTTATTTTTCTCTATTCATTATTTCTTTTATTTTGCTTTGTGTGTCATAATTCAGCATTTTAATTGCATGTTTTACATCGTTTAAAGCCTTATGCTGAAATGTATTTTTCTGTTGGTTGTTCATATCTTTTTCTATTCTACTACTCACAATTTCTAAAAGATCTGTACTGCTAAATATATCAATATCAATCATTTTCATATAGATTTACCCTCATATTAATGAGTATATACTTTTCTCTCACATTCCGGACATACAGAATAAAAATGGTATTTGGAATAATATGAATCAATTTCATATTCATCTGTTTTATATATACATCTGCAATAATCACAACAGAATTTTTTAATCGGCTTATGCTTCATATAACCGCTTGATAATATTTTAATCATATTGCCCTCAATAAAAACCAGATTTTATTTAGATTTTTATACTATATATAGTGTATTTGCAAGGCATTAACGCTATATATGGTATACTCTAAGTTTTCATTTTTCCACTGTATCTTATTTTCATAATAATCAATGTCATCTCCTTTTTTTATTATATTTTATAGTACATAATTGACTCCATTCTCAGCCTCACCCATTGCCTTTACGTATGGCGATATTCCAACCACAGCAATATCTCAAGTATAATGTTGATAGTCTTTTCAGCTTGTCTATCGGAGAACAGGGGGATTCGTGTTTCCCATCGTAATTTACTAAGGTATTTCATTGTCTGCACCCAACCGGAAAACCTACGGGCTTTTTGTAGTGTACTTCTACTCACAAACTATTTCTTTAACGTCCAACAGCACTGCTGCCACCTTAGATCCCGACTGCCAATTAAGCCGTGTCATGTTATCTCATACGGACGATTATGTGTTAATACATTTATTTCTTTTGTCTTTAATGTGCTGCTTCATCTGCTTTATGAAGTAACATTATCTTCCTGTATAACTCTTCACCCCATAAGTTTCTATATTTCTTTTCCATCTTTTTATTGTTATCTTTTTCCCAGAAATACGGAAACATATGCCACTGAATAAGTGCCAGGATTTCAAGCATATCCTTTGTTGAAAAGTTATTCAAATACTTAATTGCATCGTATGCACTTACTAAATGATGCTGATAATAATGAGCCGTATCAGTATGATTACCATTACTATCTTTATATTCTTTTGTGAATTTCTTTCCAATATCATGCAATAATGCTGCCATGTGTAAGTTTATATCTGCTTTATTACCAAGATCAAGAGTATTTAAGTAACAAGCAAGACAGTGATTCCCAATTGACAATGTATGATGTGGATTATCATGTTTGATACTGAAAAGACCATTTTCCCCATAGAATAAATTAGTCAATTCATATTGTTCATGTATTTTACATTGTGTATCAATAACAATTCCGTCCCATCCTTCATAATACTGTGGAATATAAATGTTTTTATACATTCTTTCGATTGCATACTCCGGTACAAATCTTCCACCATTTTCGGCTCGCTTTTTATTGTTTTCCAAACACATTTCAAACGGTGTATGTACGAAATAACAAACTTTACGACAATTAATTTTATTCAGTTCATTCAAGAACGCCATTCGCTTTTTGTAGCTGATATTACAAGCATCGTAAATTACAGTTTGGCTTTTATTGTAAAGCAATTTGTCTTTTACTCTTTGGTGAAGAATTTTAAATACTTCTTCGTTACATTCCTGGTTATCTTCAGAACCAGTGATTTCTTTTCTGATTTCATCTGATGAAATTACCGGACAAACATAGTCGCAACTTAATTTATAAGCCTTTGTAGTTTTTCCAGATCCAGGCAATCCCACCATCATAATAAGTGTTGGCTGCATTATTCAATCTCGCTTTCTTCAAAAATAGCTTTATAGTCTGAAACTCCCATTTCTTTTAACTTTTTATATGCCGGGCATTTCTCACTACCATACTTGATATAATTGTTTTCAATGCCAAGATATTTGTTTTTTACATATCTTTTATATTTCTTTGGGACATTGCTTTCCGCCCAAATCATAAAGGATTTCTTATCACTTTTTGGTGCTTTGTCAAAATACTTCTGTACTTCTGCTTCCATATTTTTCACATAATCCAGAACAATTTTTTCAACAATGAATACCCTTTCTCTGTATGCTGCTGGCACTTTGCTGATTAAATCGTCTATTTTGTTTTCCGCAACGCTTTCAATGATAAGATTGATGGAAGAAATTTTTGATAAAACTCTATGAATTTGAACATAATCATCACCCTTGACTTTAATCATATGTCCGTCAATATTTACTACAAATCCCTCTTGCTCATCAGATTTAATAGTTTTAACATCTTCAAGGATTTCTTCGAATGTTTTATCATAAATCTCAGTCATCGGAACTCCATAACGTGTGGCAAAATCAGATACTTCTTTATACGAAAATTGTCTACCCGTTTTTACATCTCTGATTCCAATTAAATACAAACCTTCTTGATCTTTTGTGTATTTAACAACATGTGCATCTTCCAGTGAAATGTATTCATAAATAAACGTTAAATCATCATTTGATTCAGCCATACATTTATTTCTTTCATCTAGCATTTTAAGACCATCTGCTAACCTCCATGATTTCTCCTGGCATAAAGCTTGGCTTCCAGTCATAAAGATCTTACCATTATACCAACGAACACATTGCATACTACCATCAAGCTTATTTGTAATTTCAATTGTCTTTGCATTTTTAATTTCTTCTGTTACTACTGCAATATCATTTTCCGGACATTCATTTAAGTTTCTGAACTTTCTAAACGGGGCAATTACAATCTCTTCGGCTTTCAGATTGATGACTACGCTTCTACATTCAAGGAAGAATCCATCATCTGCATTCCATAAATCATTTGCTGTAATCTCATATTGACCATCTCCGGCACTACTGAATTTACCATACCGTATTAATACAAATTCGTTATGCTGGTTGACTTCAAGATATTTGATTTTCTCTGCTGCTGCATTATCTCCCAGTTTAATAATCCAATGTTCAAGTGAAGAAATTTCTTTTTCTTCTGCAATATATGTTTTGTATTCAGGTTCACCAAATTTTTCAGTATATCTTCTTTTGATATCCATTACGAATCTGAATACCGGATTCCATTCATACATTAAGTTCCTTTCTTGGTTTATTATACCACTTTTATTATAAATGTCAATATTTATTTCTTTTATCTTAGTTATTTTTATAATGCTTTACTATAAAATCTAGTGTACGTGGCGTATAATCCATATACGGTAACATACAACCAACATTAAAAGCATTTTTCATCTCTGGCTGTTCAAGGATATTATGAGTCGCATTCCCATCTTCATTTATATTTGAATGAACATGTCCATATAAATGATAACTTCCTCTATGCGATTGATCCCATACTGCAATTGGATAGTGGCATAAAACAACAATCCTTCCTTTATCATCTACTCTTTTTAAATCATAAATGCCCTGAAACAGTTTTTTGCAGTACCCATTCTTAACCCAGCTATCATGATTTCCAACAATAAGGAATCTGTTTTTACAATTGATGCTTTTTATAAGTTCTGCAGTCTTATCAGGTTTATACCATGATACGTCGCCTAAAAGATATAATTCGTCTTGTGGCGTTACCACCTGATTTATATTCTGGATTATTTTCTTATCCATTTCATCTAGTGTCTTAAATGGTCTATGATCGAAACGACTCATAGCATTGTAATGACCTAGATGCAAGTCTGATATGTAGTATTTACTCATATAATTCCTTTCTCTCTTAATTCGCTAACAGATCTTGTTAAGAAGTACGAAATGTACTCTTCGCCATCTGGATCTCTTTCAATCCCACCAGGCATTACTTCGGTAAGTATCTTCATTGGATATAAGTCTAAGTCTCCCATTGGATTTTGGCGCAACATTTTTCCGACAATTTCTAAAGCATGATACATTACTTTTTCGCGTGGTGAGAAAGAGTCCTTTATACTTTGTGAAATCTTCATCTGGCAATCGCCGTTTCATGTTTCACTACTCTATGCGGTATTTTAAGTATTTTTAGCATATCTGTAACTCCAGAGCCAAATCCACTTGCATCTAAATAAATATCGTATTTTTTACCAAGTTCAACTACAATCTGTATCGCTACACCAAAACTATCTGTACAATATACTTTCCTAATCCCATTACAAAGAGTGACCACTTGATAACCTCTAACGTTACGTTCAATTTCTACATACATAATATATAAAACTTCCATTCCCTTACCTACTCTTCATAAATGATATCAAGCCCATATGCTTTTGCAACTTCATTTTCAAGAATACATCCTCTTGCTCTATCCCATCCTTTACAAAAATAAACCGCATGGCAAAGAGACATATTCTCGATAGATTTTGCAAGAAAACACACTGGAATTTGTACAACACCACGCTCTTCCATTTTCTCTTTGCTATACCATTCATCCGTAAACGGTGTATTTACTACTTCATATCCGGCAGCTTCAAGTGCTTTAATCGCACGATTTCTTGTTTCAATAATTTCTTCGTCTGTCTTTCCTCTCATTGGCTGTGACAGCATTGCTTTTTTCTTATCCAATTTAATAGCCCTCCCTTAAAAATTTTTGAACAGGACAATTTTCACATCCTATACAATCTTCTGAATATCTATCTACTAACTCTATACTTTTATCCAGAAACAACGAATTATTATATATTTCTCTAATTCTGTTATCTAAAACATTGTCTGGTATAATTTCTTTCATATCCTCTGTGAAAAACTTTATATATTTGAATGCTTCGCATCCATAAACGCTTCCGTCAAATTTTATGTATAATTTTTCTCGCACAGCATGACACTTAGTTTCTACACCAGCACGTGAAAGCGGTAACCCTATTCTTACCTTTTTCCCTGTTGCTTTTAGGCAATATAATTCTTTTTGAATACTTCTTAACTCTTCATCAGATAACATAATTTTTTCTTTATTATTTTCCGCTCTTCCATGTGGAATCAAGCGCAAAAAACTCACGCAACATACATTTAATTGTTCCGCTAATTTCACAACATTAGTAACCTGATTATAATTCTGTTTCATTGGGACAAAATGTATTTCTGTATCTATTTGACACTCTTTTGCATTAGAAAGACTTTGAGTTAGCAAATCATATTTACCATTTGTTCCCATTATCGCATCATATACTGCTGAATCCGCTGCCTGAACATTAAACATAATTCTATTTAATCCCCTCTTTTTACATTCCAAAAGCATTTCTTTACTGATTGGTTTTTCCAAATTATGTTCACCCATTATACCACTTGAATATACGTCCACAATCAAGCCTTTTTGAGCAGCATATTCTATCATTTCAACTATATCTGGATGTAAAAATGGTTCTCCACCTGATAAGCACAATCTTTTTGCACCTATAAATATAATGTCATCAATTATTTGCTTTATTGTATCTAGTCCAAGTATCGTTTTAGAATTGTGGCATGAATTTGATGAACAATGCAAACAATTGTTTAAGCATTTTTGCAATATTTCTAACGAAACATCATAAAGCATTCTTTTTTTCCTCCAATTCATCATATTTTTTGCTTTTTTATCAAAGCAATATAAGACTCATATTTTAAAATAGCCACATAAGGTTCGCTATTTCTTATTACACATGCTGGCGAATCCTTTTCTACAACCTCATTAAAAACTTATTTAATTTATCAATTACTTTGCTCTGCCAATCGTCACAATTAGTAATACCTCTTGCCAGAAACAATTTGATATTTTTAAAATTCATTTTCATCTGCCATTATTTTTCTCCCGTAGTTATTCTCTATCTATGAAAGATGAAATATGAACAGTAATATAATTACCGCTTTTGCGGATTCTGTCTAAGGTCTTAACTGTGTCCTCAACAATAGCAACTTCCTGATCTGATACATTTTCAATCTCTTTGATGTGTTTAAGAACAGCGATTTTGTCCTCTTGTTCTCTTACAAAATAGATGTTTTCCGGAAGAATACCATATTTCTCCTGTACAAACTCTCTTTTTCCCGACTCTTCTGCAGCAGTGCATTTAGAACATACATATACCTTTTTAATATCTTTGTGCGAAATAAATCTTCTCATTTTAGGACTATATGAGATTGCACTATATGGATTAATGCCATCACTAACCATTTCGTCCCACTCTTCATCCGACATACTATGGCTTAAATATCCAAACTCATACGGTGCTAAAACACCATCTACATCAAAAACTACTGCGATTTCTGGCTTTAATAAATACTGTAAAATATTCATGTTTCTACCTCTTATATTCATGTTTCTACCTCTTTCTTAATTTTTACATATATCTGCAATATGCAGACATAACTTTTCTGGAATTACGCTACGTTCCACTGCACCTTTTAATCCCTGTGTTCCAGTTTTACTTCCTCTTGGAGCTGGTTGGTGACAAGAATCGCCATTATGGCACATTGGCTTGAATTGCGGATCTGGATGATTAGTCCATATATCCGTAGGCTTCATTCTGGTATCTCCATACTGGCAATATGTAATTGTGTATCGTGGCAAATTCTTCATAAATGCCATTTTTCGCAAGCCACCTCTAGGATTTTCAATAAACCAATATTTCGGTTGCAACTCACGAATAAGTTCGATTGTATGCTGCACAAGATTGTCTGACAGCTTCGCAAAATCACTTACTGGATCTAAATTCCCAGTAATGGGATTTTTCTTCCGATGATGTGAAATCGCTGCTATTGAATAACTTGTACATGGTGGACTCGCCCAGATTACATCCGGCTTGCCAAACTTATCAATAATATCTTTGGCTGTCACTTCCATAATATCAGCATACCAATCAATGTTTTTATGTTGTTTGTCTAATTCGATTGTAAAAGTCTCATAACCACGTTGGTTAAAGGCTTTCGCAATGCTACGTGTTCCACTGAATAAATCTAAACACTTCATTTTTATAATGTCTCCTTTTCAAATACCTATGGTTGTGGGATTCCTGGCGGCTAAATCAAAACATTGTTTTATCCCTATAATTCCTCAAGTTCTTTTTCTAATTTTGCGACAGTATCAGTTATCCAGTTCTTCCAACATTCTCTTGTAGAATCTGATACTCCACAATTCAATACTTGATTTTTTAGTGCCTTAATATCAAATTCAATCTCTTTCGCTCTTTCAAATTGTTCTTTTGTCATGTTACCTCCACTACATTGAATACTCTGGATAGAAGTCATATAAATAGTCTCTGAAGCCTATTTCTTCATCTGTAATACTGTGATTTTTCCTGCACTCTAACCAAGCTTTTCCGGCTCTTGTTTCAAGAAATCTTTCATATTTAGGCAGTAGTTTTGCCATATTCTTTTCTTTTTCTGTCATTACGCCATAAAATATCCTTTCCCTAAATTATGTATAAATTCAGACTCTCTCCAAATCATTTCACGCTGTTCTAAGCGACCATAACACTCTGACAAAAGTTTTACTTTAAACACATTTTCTTCAGCAGTAAAATGCGGATCTGTTTTTTGCATGGATTCTACATACGCATCTGTCACATCTTCTGTGGATTCAATCTGTATAATCAGGTGTTTTAATAGGTTCATGTGCTAGCCTCCGTCCTATTACTCTGTTTCACTCCATTTAAGAACTTTCTGACAGGTTGCAGACCGCTGAAAATATCTTTTGCCCTGTTTTCTTCTTGCCGCTTGAATTTTTCAACTTCTCCCATATCATTTTCAGTAGGACGATAATATCCAGATCCATTCTGAATATTTACAATTACTTCTCTTTTTCTGGCAGTATTGATAAGATCACGCATTACTCTGTCAGAACATCCGACTTTCATTGCCAATTCTGCCCTTCCGATAGCGTTCTCCCTTCCAAACGGAATATATTTTACAATGTCAACTTCCATTTATATTACCTCATTCATTATTCTTTTCTACTTTTTGAGTTGAAATAATTTTTCTACAGTTTGTACTCTTTTTGTGTTATCAATAGTTCTTTTTACTGGCATTGACCAAATACACCCGAAATCTTCTGGTGCTGTATGCTCGCTTATAATAACTATATTCTTTCGACTCATTTCCCTGCACCATTCCCAAAATTCATCATGGTTGAAATTTTTACTTATTCCATACTGTTTTGTGTTTTTATATGGAGGATCTAAATAGAACAAACATCCGCTACTACCAGAATATATTTTGTAATCACCATGTTTAAATTCTATATTGGACAATTTACTGATTTGATTGGATAAATTTCTTTTTGCCTCTGCGTAATAATTTCGTTCAGTACCAGCTTTTGTATTTACAATACCAGCATATCCCCCATCAAAAAACCGACCATTATATGATGCAAGAAAACCAACTGCGCCTATGTACCAATCATCATATGTATTTTGTTTCTTATTAAAGCACTCTCTTACTTTAGAATATTCTTCTCTTGTGATAAATTCCGGCAAGCTGTCAATTTTATCTAAGTTCTGAAATAGTGCAATTAAAAACTTGTGTTTATCAGATGCTATTTTTTGTTCACATTTCACACTGTCAATTACATTGCAACCTCCACAAAACGGTTCGATATATTTGGTTATATTATTATCGTCTATTTGCTTCTGAATTATAGGTAAAATATAATTGACAATTCGAGATTTACTCCCCATGTACTTCATTATATTTTTCCTCAATTCTTTTTTGCATGATTCTACAATATTTTTCTTCGGATTCTATTGCAATGTAATTTCGTTCTGTATTAATCGCAGCTATACAGGTAGTTCCACTTCCAGCACAGCTATCAAGAACTGTATCACCTTTGTTTGTGTAGGACTTAATAAGCCACTCACATAATTCAACTGGTTTTTCTGTTGGGTGTGTTACAACTGAAGGATGTGGTTTCTGGAATCTTAGAATACTTGTGGGGTGCTTCCATTCTCCTAGTTCTTCTCGATTATCCACAAACTCATATTTTCCATAATTATTGTTGTCACACGCTTTATTCTTGCCTTTACTATGGTTCATTGCTCCCAGAACTTTTTGAGGATTATACACTGGTGGCTTCTTATAAAAGATACACACCTCTTCATGTACTCTCAAAGGCTGTCTATTCGCATTAAGAAATCCAGTGGAAAGCACCTTATCCCACACAAGATTATACTTCCATAATTTCTCCTGGCTTTTCATCAGATCAGCCATAAACATTCCATCTGCGAAAATTGCAATGCAACCATTAGGTTTAATGATTCTCAAATACTGTTCCCACATTTTATCAAGTGGAATAATTGAGTCCCATTTATTATGTGTTCGCTCATATGGAGGATCTACCAGAATCATGTCAACACTTTCATCTGGAATATCCTTCATAAGCTCTAAGCAATCTCCTTTATATACTTTGTTTAATTCCATTTCTGCTCCTAATGATAGTTTCATCTAGTGGCTTGAAACCACGATGAACACGTACTTTTAAAATTAAGGCAATCACTTAATACAATGTTTTGAAGCCCGAAATACGACAACCATCGCTCTTGAATAAAACTATCATTTTATTAATTATTTATTTCTTTTTTCTTACTCAAAGTCTTTCATAAATGTCTTTTTTAAATACTCTACAAATCTACTGTCACATTTTGACTTACTTTTATTGAGTATCAATTTCTCTACGACTTCCGGAATGTCGGCTATTGTTCCATTCCATACAACATCTTTTCCATCCTTTGAATAGATTTCCATTGTACCGTCAAATTCTCGCATCACATTGCATCCGTTATATTTTTTCATAGAATCCAAGCAGAACTCAACATTATAAAAATATAGCATATCAATTTCTATCGAGTCCCACGACTCCCATGTGAATATATCAATACCGCAAAATGTTTCTGTCGGTCTTATTTGTTCCATATTTTTTCCTTCTTCAATCTTCGTTCATTTTTCCTTTTCATTTTCCTATATTCTCTTTTTACCTTTTTGCGCTCCATATGAATAAGAAGATAATCAAACAAAAAGTCAAGTGTTTTTTCTGAACTCATTGGTGAATTAAAATTCCCATAATCAGGTTGTTTTCTTAGCCATTTCGTAAATATTTCTTTCATTTATTTTTTCTTTCTGTAAAATAAATTGTCACGGAGCAGCCATCACTTGTATCTTCTTTTGTATATCTGTCGTATTTGTAATCATTTCCAATACCAATATCTAAATTATCTTCTCCCCACTCAGAACGATACACTGATATTTGAGGATATGCTTCTCCGCATCCAGTCAACATAAAAGCAGACGCAAGAACACATCCTGCCAGTAACAAAACTTTCTTTCTCATTATTTATACCTCTAAATATTTTTTTTATAAACTTGCTTGTTCAAGAGCATTACCCCAGTTTATCTCTCTTTTTTCATAATTGTCACAAATTTGCAAATATGCCAGATACATCATTTTTGCTATGACATCTGCATTTAATCTTCCTGTTTGTCCTCCAAATGCTGGGATAACAACTGACTCACACTTATTTTTAATCGCTTCTATAAGCGTAGTTCTCATACACTGGTATATAATTGTTGGATCTTTTATAGCTGACGGAGTTCGCATTGTTGGTGTATGTATTAACAATACATCTGAATTTGGTATTTTAATTGAAATGCTTGTTCCAACTGGCTGTTCTCCAAAATATTCTTCAATAATCTTATTTTGAATTGATAGCTGTAAGTCTCTCCCAAAATATTCAGTAATTGCAGCATCATATCCGCCATCCATTAAACCATACGCATTTGCTGGAGAAACTACTGCATCAATACATCTATCATGTTTTTCCATAAAATTTATAAAATTATCGTGAATGAACTCTACTGACATTGTATCTACAAATACTGGATGAAAATAATTTTTCCATGAATTTACCATAGTTTTACTACGATCTAAAAGATATAATTGCATTATTTTTGTTATCCTTTCTAATTAAAAATATAAACTAATAAAAGCAAATAAAATATTCATAGCAAACTCAATAATATAATTGTATTCACATAAGAAAATGTTCAGTTTATACATGATTGATTTTACTTTTTCTTTCATTTCTTCACCCTCCTTATTTTCAAACAAAAAAACACCTGTTTCTTGAAAATTTTACCAATATATGTTAATATTGGTGAAGGTGAACGGTTGGTAGGGCATTATATATTTGTTTTCGCATGGTATATAATGTAGAACTGCCAACCGGAATCCGTTTTTCAGAACAAGTGTTTGTATATATTATACCAAACAATCGTTCTGGTGTCAACTACTTCTATAAAACACTAATTTTGTCAAAATTCTTTGTTGTGTTTATATGGTCTTGATTTATTAAATTCTGCTTTTTCAATAATAGCTTTTTCTAAATCAATTCCGTAATAATCTGCCATATCAAAACATCTAATTACTGCATCTGCTAATTCTGATGGAATGCCATCCGGTTTTCCATTTTCAGAGTAATATGTTTCTGTTGGAGATTTTCCTTTTCTTAATTCTTCAAGCACTTCTGATACTTCACTATGTATCAATGCGATAAATTCTGCTGCAGGAATTTCACGTTCTCGAAATCCGTGTTTCTTGCTATTTTCTCCGACATATTTTATAAACTCTTTTATCTATAATCCTTTCATTAATAAACCCCTTTCACAACAGTTATTTGGTTTCTTTCTGCATTTCGATTTTTACATATGGGCGTTCTTTGTATTCTGGGTGTTTGTAAAATAAACTTTCAAAAAAGTCTTTCAGATCATCTAAACTATCAAAAGTATATAAATCAAAATCCTTTTCTTTTTCTGATTCGTATATTTGAATAGTATACTTTTTACCGTCTTTGTATAAGTAAATCATTAATTCAAAATGACTTTTTTCCCAAACATCTACAACGCTTACACAATACTTTTCAAGTGCTTCTTCAGAAATGAATCTAATCAAATCCCAATGGCAATACACTTTTTGTTTATCCATTATTTTAATCTCCTGTTTTATAATAATTTTTTATCATATTTATTTATTTTTTCTATAATCAAATCATTTGGTAATATATTTTTACAAAAATATGCTGTTGCAAATGGACTCCCCTCTATCGCCAAATTCATATTTTAACAAGGCAAGAGGAAGATAATGGCTAATAACATAGGATATTTAACAAGCAAACTTACACCAGAACATCAGGAAATGTATACCCCATATTATGCTGTTGAACCAATTGTAAAATATATCCCAAAACAATACAAAATCTGGTGTCCTTTTGATAAAGAATGGTCTGCATTCTATCAAACTTTCAAAAATCTTGGCTATAATGTAGTCAAATCACATATAGATGACGGAAAAGACTTCTTTATATATGAGCCGGATGAATACGACATAATAGTTTCTAATCCGCCATTCAGTATTAAAGACAAAATACTTGAACGATTATACGAATTAGATAAACCATTTGCCGTATTGCTTCCATTAAACTCATTACAAGGAAAGTCCAGATACAAATTTTTCTCAAAAGGTGTCCAGCTTTTATCATTTGACCAGAGAATAGGTTTTCATAATAGATCAAATATGAATTTCGTCAACATCCAACTTTTCCAATGTCCAACAACCACACATGGTTTTTAACCAATCTTCTGCCTGTTCTTTTGATGAATAAATTCCTCTAAGAAGTGATGCAGTTGTCAAATTCAACCATCTATATCTAAGAGCAACCCCATTTACCGACCACTTATCTACAACCAGCATAATAAGAAATTCTTCTTTGTCAGTATATAAACGTGGAATTTCTAACTGTTTCACTTTGTATATATCCCCAACATGAATATTATTTACTTTCGTCAAATTTTTCACCTATACTTTCAACTTCCCAGTCTCTATTTCTTGTAGCCCATGTGATTGCTTCTTCTCTTGTAGAAAATGATTTTCCTAAAATCGTTCCACTTGATAGATTTACCCATCTGTATGCGCTATATATCATCGGAATCTCTGATCTATCATTCACTAAAAAGAGCCAAATGTCATTAGTATCTTCCCAATTCGTCGCACTGTGCTTTGTAATTAAAAAGAGATTCTTAAATTGTTTTCCAAGTATTTCTTTGATATCCGGCAAATCCTCTGAATATAAACTCAGTTCTCCTGTAATTAAGTCAATCTTTTCTATTTCCATAGGTTTAAATGCAATTACCGCCCACTGTGGAATATCTAAAAATTCTGTTGACTCGTCCACGACATTAAAGAAATCCTGTCTGTTGACCATTCTGTGTTCATGTGCTTTTTTAATGATTTCTTTCATAGCTTCATCATTTTCTACTTCAAGTACAATTTTGGTAAAACTGCCACTAATCCACCGAGCGAAAAGTTCTTTGTCAACTCTCGCATTTGGGCTGATTGTGTAATCATTGTTAGTCTCATTTAAAGCAGCAACATTTCTTTTAAACCATTCACAGAAGAAAGCTGTAGCCCCATGTGCCACCATAGCCCCAAGTTTTCCAGGACTCATATTTAAGCTTTTATTTACTACAATAACCTGTTTATACATTTATGTTTCCTTTTCAATATTTTTATAATATTCAGTGTTTCTACATTCTTTTTGCTTGTCCTTCAAGTTTTGCTCTGCCTTTTCAAGTTCCTCTCTGAGTGTCTGCAATTCTTCTGTAATCGCCGGATTTACCTCTTTTCGCTCTGTGTATCTGAACATCTCGTTGGTTGTGTTAAATGCCACTGCCAGAGATCTTGCAAATCGTTCCACATTTTCATAGCTTTTAATCTGCTTTTTCAGTGATTTAACTGCAAGCCGTTCTGAGATACAGTAACTATTTATGTATCGGCGTTTTCTTTTGGCGATTTCATTTTTACGCTGTTTCTCTTGCTCTCCTTTCCACAGGCAATCTTCATATTCTTCCCTTGCTGCAATACTTGCATAAACTGAAGAAATGTAATCTTCCACATCTTCCTCTCCGTCCCATCCAGCACACGGAGGTTCAATAGGAGTCCCATCAGCCCCAGAAGTCCAACCACCGGGGCAAAGCCCTTCATCTTTTAAAGGACATTCATCGCAATCTTCTATTTCATATAATTTCATTTCTTGTTTCCTAATATATTTTATTTATTTATTTTATCTTACGGCAAAAATTTACATTTATTTCCTGTCAGTTGATCTGGATTATTTGTTCATAAAGCAATATATCTTTTCCACCAGGAATCACCATATTTTCATGATAGTGTCCAAAAAACCATTTTTTATAGTTTACACTTTGTTTTATATGCTCAAAGTATTCATTGAGTTCATCTTTCTCATTTGTTCTTAAAATCATAGTCTTATCAGATGACGGGCAATCGTGTGAAAAGATAAAGTCAACCTTATTGTTTTCTGTTGCCAATGTTTCAATGCCTTTTTCCATTTCTACTTGATTTGGCATTTCCTGTTCCCACCATGAAACATGATTTATGCGGAAAAATTTTCCTTCATGATTCCACCTATCAGCTTCTTTGTTCATTAATTTTTTATTTTCAAATTTATCAGGTTGTAAAATTCCACCACTAATATCGTGACTTCTTGCTCCACCAAAGGAAAAACATTTACAACCATCAATGTCAAACACATACCCACGTTCCAGCATTAATATAGATGGGCGGATTTCACGAACTATACCTCCATGCCATTCTTTTTGTGGATATCCATTCAGAATTTTTCTTTTTTCGCTTTCTTCCAAGTCTTTGAAAATCCATGTGTTTATGAAATTCTTATCACTTAAACCAGTTAGGCGATCATAGTTCTCATGGTTTCCAGGAACAAAAAGTGTTGTAAAGTTGCGGGAATTAAGCCAATTAAGGTCATAAATTTCTTTTTTAGTTTCTCCAGCGTAATTCCATACACCACCAAAGTCGCCACAAATAACAACATAATCATCTTTGTTCAAATGCTTTTGTTCCGGAAATGATTCCATGTTCAAACGATTAATAAAACCATCAACACTATGAGAGCCAAGTTTATCAGCACCATGAGTATCGCCAGTTATATAAATAGACATAAGTATTTCTCCTTCCGATATTTTTATAATATACGGTTTTCAATATTTTTCCGTTTCTCTTCTAAATACTATTTTGTACTTATATCTTTTATTTGTCAATAAAATTAAAACTCCATGCGCATTATTAAATTTTCAACATCTCTTTTTACTGCTAATTCAGCAGCTTTATGTCTCGCTCCAATATCTCCAATAGTTTCCTGATAATCAGTGTTTAGCTTTTCTAATTCATTGATTGCCGCTTTATACTCATTAATCTGGGCGTTATTATCTGCAATAATACTCTGGTATGATTTCTTCTCTTCTTCGGTTTGTTTCTGGGCTTCGGCAAGTTCAGCCTTATGCTCTTCCATCCTTTTCAAAATACCATTAATGAAGGTTTTATTAAATTCTTCATCAAGACCGAGATTTACCTTATAAACAGTAATGACTGTTTTATCCAGTATATCTGTAAGAATAACCCATGTACCAGAAAGATATACATTTACCGGGCGTTCTTCGCGTTGCCCGACTCTTCCGGTATAAATGCGATTTCCAAAGTGAATCATCGTGTTTATATCTTCTGTAATTTTATCCTTGTTCAATTGAACGTATGTATTCACGTCAATGGTAGTTTCACGGTTTGCAATTCTTTTTGCATATCTCTCCATTGCGTGATTTGTAATTGATAACTGCTCCATTTTTACTGCGTTTCCCTTTCTTTTTTATTTGAATCTGCAATTCTAATTGTTTCTTTGCAAAATCCAATGATTTGATCTTTAATAATTTCAAAATTTTCCGATGTCATTTCTTTTAATGTATTTACTACTTTAGTAGCATTTACTTTACATCCGAATATAATACCCCTATCATATCCTTCTTTGACAAGTAGCTTCAGCTCCTTGTCATCAAGTAAAATTTTATCATTTATTCTTTTCATATGTTTATCCTATATTTATTTCTTTTAACTTCTCTTTATATATTATACGTTTTTTCTTACTTTGTCAAGTCTTTTTTGCAATTTATTATTTCTTTTATCTTAGTTTTAAAAAATCCACCCTTGTCAAACAAGGATGGATATTATTATTTTAACTTCCATTTTTCGCATCTGTCTGCAGAACACGTTTCATAAATACGTCCTGCTTCTTCCATGAATACAGTACAACAACCGTATTCTTTCTTGCTTATAACATTACACTTTGTTCCTACTTTCCAACCACAAACAGCTCCGTGACCACCAATTGTCGCGACATATCTCTGGAACAATTTTAACGTTGAAAAGTATTTGCAGTTTTTACAACGCTCTTCATTATCATTCATCTTTTATTACCATCCAGTCGTTTCTTGCGATACAGCCAAACGTGTACTCTGTATTTTTAGTATCTCGAATATCAAGTTCTTTGCCATTTTCACAATGGATCATAATTGTTTTACGATCATCAGACCAATACCAATATCCGTTCCACTCTGGCAATTTAATTTTCTTTCCTTTTTTGAGGTGGTCGTATGCTTCATTAAACTCCATACTATCCCACGCTGGACAGCTTCCATTGTGAGATAACATATCTTCAATAGTATGTCGCATTTTCATGCAGGCACAAGCTTCTGCATTATGAATCTGCATAGCCATTATACTTCCTTCTTCCATAGCTTTTACAGAAAGTTCTGTCCGAAGATCTTCCTCTTTATTTACAAATTCTAATAATTTCTCAAGTTTTTCTTTTGCCGAAAGTGCCATAATCTTTCTCCTAACCAAGTAGCTTGTTTATGTATTCCATTTTCCGTTTCTGTATCTTCGCATTCATTTCGTCTCTGAAACATCTAATGCAAGTATCGTTATCTATTCCTGCCTGTATAAGGCTACCGCATTTTGCACACCGTTTGAGTAGCCTTATATCTCCGCTGCATAGTTTTGACCTTTGAATTTGATCTGGTATTTTTTCAAATGTCGCCGTAGTGCCTTTATAGAAAAATGCCAAATCTTCTTCAAAAATCCTTCCAGTTTGAATAAATCGGAATATCATAGGGATATAATCGTTATTTACACACTTTAAATCGAATCTGCTTTCGTTATCGTAGACTTTCGCATATCCTACATCTTCACCGAGATGTTTTAACTGGAATCTTTCTATTCTCATTTTTACGTTGGTTGATATATTATATTTATTTATGCATTCTTCCACGAATGGATAGTATATATAAGTCTTTTCTGTATCATCTATAACAATTTCATCATGTGAAAAGAATACAATGTCTTTCTCAGGAATACCAACCAACAGAAAGGCAAGCAATTTACACATAAGATATTTCTGATAAGTAACTTGGCGTTTCGGATTACATTCTCCGAAAATTCTCTGTCTCATATATTTACTTTCAATCAGTTCTTTGCGTTCGGTAAATCTTCCAATATATTCCTCCCAGGTTTTTGCCCCATCAAACATTGTATTATCAAAATTATATAATGTGCTGAAATTAGCCTGTTTCATATCAATACTGATGAAATGTTTTCCATCAAATGACGGTTTATAAATTGGCTTTGATGGTAACTGATATTTTTTAATTACACTGTTGAATCCGGACATATCTATTTCGTTAAATTGCTGGAATGTGGCGTTATTCTTAATGGCAGAAATCACACTATCCTTTACTTTGTTATAATGCTCATAATAATCCTGTTCTGTTTTAAACTCTGCTATTGAATCAAGAAATTCTTTATATTTTTCTACTGCCCCATATTGTTTGTCTAACAATTCAAGTCTGCTCTGGAAGTAAGGTTCTTCATATAAGTTAATGGGGATTCCGTAAAGCTTACAGAATCGCCCTTTAAGTCCATTTGTTATTTCCATTGTTGGCTATCTCCTATTCTAATTCTTCTATGATTTTGTTAAATTGTTCAATTGCTTCTGGTGAAAAATCATTTTCATAAAAATCACGCCACTGCTGCAATTTCTCTTTTACGGAAAAATCTCTGCCCCAGGATTCTTCGGCAAGTTCTTTCATCCTCTCCTCAGTTGTACCTGATACAATTTGTGCGATTTCATATGGAACAAATACTGGCTTTCCACCAAGCTTTTTAACCTTATCATAGTCTGACTGATTTCCTACCGGAATTGCGGAATGATTGTTTTCATCGAAGTCAGAAATAATCATATCCTTAACTTTACGTCCTTTTTCGGTATAGGTTTGATATTGGATATTACATATATCATAGAATGATCCGTCATTGGCAATTTCCATAAGGTCTTTTATATTAAGATCACCATTGTCTATTGCTTCACATATCATTTTTGAAGTTGTACTTCGCATATCCCATGTACTGCAGCTTTTTCTATCACGTTCAACAGTAATGTATTGTGGCTTAAAATCATATCCAAAATATAGATTTTTCTCTTTTTCTACTGCAAGCCCATTTACAAATATTTCGCCACGCATATCTTTTTCTGTAAAAATGCGCCCATAACTTGTTTCTATTGCTTTATGATTTTCTGCACCCGGCATACCTATCCACACATCATACAGAGAGTTATATTCATCCGAAGTTACATTTTCAATTTCTATAACAAGCCCATCATTACTTGTGTGGTTTGGAATTATTTCAAACATAAGAACCTTTTCATTGAATACTTCTGAATATTCAAATTTGGAAATCCATATTTCATCTTTTCTATTATTATATACTGAAAATGTTTTTCCAAGGCGATTTAATACAAGTGCTGCGATTTTATAGCCCTCTCCAAATTGTCCAACAGTATCAGTATTATTGGATTTTGTGCTACAACCAAGTAACAAGGTATTTATTTCCAGAGTCGATTCAGAATTACTTAACTGAAGGATATTTTCCTGTTCGTCATAGGATATTTTAAACACATTCTTCGGATTAAGTGTCTGCTGGTCAGTTCCATTCTGGATAAGTTCTCTTATTGCGTCACAGAAATTCCAATCTGAAACATAATTTGGCGTTATTGTCAATTCTATTGTTTTATCGTGCTTCATTTATTTCTCCCTTCTTTGACTATTTTTCTGGCATATTGAAACAACCAGACTTTCTATATATTCCATTTTTATATACAAATTTTTCATATTCCTTTTGAATATCATCGAGAATTTCCAATGCTCTCTTTTCAGTAGCATAAACACCTAATATACCTGCTCCAGTATGAATCTCATACCCATCTTTGTATTCTTCAACAATAATAGGTTTTCCAGTTATGTCTATCAACATTCTTCTGTCTTGTGTTCTGATACGCATTTTTCGCCTTTCTAGCTTTATATACTTTATTTAACTGTTTTTCCAGAGCTTTTCTTTCAAGCTGATTTTTGCAGTGCTTTATTTGCTTCTTGATCTTTGAAATGTCCATACACTCGATTTCTTTTCTGTTAAACTCTGTTGCAAGTCCTGACAGTAGATTTTCTGTATCTTGTGCAGTAAAAATAATATCTTCAAGTGGAAGATTCTCTGGTATGCAAATACAACCATCAAATATTCCTTTGGTTTCTTCACTAGAAGAGATTACTACATCCACCAATCCAGAGACAAAATTGAACATTTCCATATGATTCATAGCTTTTACTCTTCTGGATATTTTCTCAAATGCTTCAGTTTTATCAATGTGAAGATTTCTCCCAGCTACTTTATATTCATTCGTGCTATATGCTGGAATCGGCTTGTATAAAGTCTCAAGTTCTTCCATGTCTATCATTTCCTTTCGTATCATATAATTCAAATCTATATTTCTGTTTAATACAGGGATATTTATAATGATCCACTTCACTCATAAACATGTCATATGGTCTTACATATAATCCAAAGTTCACATTGTCTTTTTCACTTTTATATAGTGCCTGGTATACAACCACTTTTTCTTTGGTTTCTGTATGTTCTGCAATACCAATTATTTTGTAGAGATACTTGCTAGATGTTCTAAACATTTCGCCTTTCAGAAACTCTCTTTTAAAGTGTTTAACAATATCTCCGGGTTTAAATTCTCTTTTGTGTTCTGTCTGTTCTGTTTCCATCTTTGTTCTTCCTTTCTCTATATACAAAGTTCAATTGTCACTTGACATTTATTTTTCTCCTATGAATATCCATTATACATTGCATTGAATAAGTGTAGGCTTTCTTCTTTTATCTGCTTTTCAAGTTTGCTTTTGTCGATTAATTCCATTTTATCTCCTTTCAGCAAGACCAAATATCTTGTGGCGGCATGTCAAAGCCACTATTATCATTATTTTCCAAATACGCCTTTCGAATTGTGTTTGCCACTTCACGTGCAATATCGTATGAACGATAGCGTCCCATTATCTTAATCTTATTTGCATATTCAAATACAACACTCGCACGTTCATCTAATTCTTCACATACACTAATTCCTTGTACGTTCTCCAAGAAAGCTATATAATCTTTATCTTGGTTTCTGACGATCATCATTTTTACCACTTCCCCTCATACATATCTTTTTTATCATTGGAATATGCAAGATGCGCTGCGCATTCCTTTTCCCAATGTTCAATCAAATCACATGCCGAAGATTCTCCAAAGAGAAAATATGCTACATTGATTATTCCTTTAATCTCTACTAATTTTTCGCTTATTTCTTTTACAATATTCCAGCATACAATTTCGCCACTTGTATCTCCAAGAACAATTTCTGATATCTTTTCTTCCAAACTATTATCTGAGTCACAATCAGTATAAGAAGTAGGGATTAATTTTTTATCTACAATCACAATGAAAGGTATTTCATCATTTTCCACCATACATAAAATTTCTTTTTTAGTAAGTGGGCGTGTTATCAGCTCCATATGTACTCACCTCCAATTAATAAATCTGCCACCATAAGTCAAACAATTTTTTATATGCATTGCCATTGAAAAGGATAGTCTGCATCAACATACCAAGTAGCCGGGGTAATTGTCCCAAATGAATAAAGTCTTTTAAGTTTCCTCTTATATTTCCTATCCCTCCGTCTTTTAGCGGATTTTCCATAACAATGCATATCATTACCTCCTATAAATAGCAATCTCCTGTCTTTTTAAAATCTTCCTCAAAAGTTTTAAAGCACCGATATAAAATAATAGCTGCATTTGCCTTTGAAATTTTATCCTGAAGAAATCCAGTGTAAACAATTGTTGCGCCGTATTTTTCCATTTCATCAAGTTTATTTGCTACTCTGTCAGCAAATGCTTTCATACTTTCATTTAATCCTCTATAAAGGACACACGTTTTAGTTTTGCTCATTTTCAAGTTCTTCCTTATCTTTAATTTGTAACAATACCTTGTTTACTATTGCATCATATCCAGCAACTTCTCCTGGAACTTCCTGATATGTGATTCCTCTTTGAGTTAAGAGATCAATGATGGGTTTTTCATATCATCGGATTCTTTTTCTGTCTGCTGCCTGCCAATAGGATTGTATGGTTTTGTTCTAGTAATAAGAAAATTCACATTTTTATATCCATTAAATACATCCATTACACTTGAATTAAAATTTTCAGTAAGCAACGGATCATGATTATAGAAAATGCTTAGTGGCAATGGGCTGTCAGTAATGATTACATCAACCTTATTTGCACATCGGCTTATCTTGAAGCTTTGTTTCCCGAAAATATATGCCTGATTATTGAATACTTCTTCGTTATTCTCCCACACTTTATCTTTGGCAAATTCTGTAACTAACTCCGCATTAACTCCAAACATTTTTAATCTTGAGAAAATGTATGCTGCACCAGTGCTTTTACCAGCTCCAGGAACTCCAAATAAATTTACAATTAACGCGCTCATATGTACCTCCATTATTTATATAGTTCTCTTTGTTTTAAACCATCATATATGTAATAATAGCTCTGCATATCTCCGTCTGAGCTTCGAAATATTGTACAGATATATTTCTCGCACCTTTATTTCTTAACTCGTCCATTTCTTTATTCACTGTTTCGCAAAACTCTTCTTCTGTTTGACATCTAATATAAGGCTTGCTTGTCTCACGATCTATGATAGATTTTCTGTTGATTAATTTGGCTTTATAATAATTCAATTTTTATTCCTCACTACTCTACATTTTGAAGTATCTTCTCCAAACTGAATACCAAGATTATTTAACTGTTCAATTGCAACATCTCTTTCAAATGCTACTTGATCGTATGCGAACCCCATTGAGATTAATGTTTTTATCAATTTTGAATACTCTTCGCCTTGGCTCTTCAAAAGATCATTCAGCTTTTCGTCAAACTTCTTGTTGCTGAGAACTCCTGCTTTAATTCGCAACTCATTCAATCTGCTTTTTATAAGCTTCGGACACCAATCTGGGACTTTTGACCACTTTCTCAAATCCCAGTCATCTGATGCAATAAGTCGAGGTTTTCCGTTTTTTAGAACTTCTTTGCAGTACGCACCTTCTTCATGATCCCATGAATCTGCAGTAAGTATTCTGTCAACAAAACAACTATTGCAGTCCAAACAATTATCAATGATTTTTACACATGTATTCATAGTTCATTCCTCCTACATTTTATTTTGTTTCTTACTAGCTTTCTTTTTATTAACAACTATATAACCAAGTGCATATCCGTGAGTTCCGGCACACAATGTAGGGGAAAGTCCCCCCATGTTCTATAAATTGTTCCAGCTTGTGAATTACCAGTTGAAAGATTTCCAACTTTGAGTACCTTCTTATTCATGCTTTTTCTCCTGGCTGTTTCTTTTGATAAGATATAAGTAGCTGTAGCCGCCAGTGTTCCCAACTGGTTGAGCCAGAACACACATGGCGATTGCAGCAGCATCATATATTCGATTTCCTTGACGATATTGTTTGCCAAAGTTTATTTCGCCAATTCCACCCATCAACTTTGGCTTAATATCATTCATGTTTCCTCCGAATAACTACTTTCGGTTGTGTTTGCCCCCCCCATCATCGTTGTCAAGGTAGGGCAATATCCATCAATCGAATAAATTCTTTTCAAAATATCATGTCCATTTATATCTAAACGACCTAATACTTTTATGGTTGGCTGTTCTTTATGAGATGTCCGCATACAGTCTATCCAGTCCTTTCTCAAAAGCACCAATTCCAGAAAAGAAACTGCTTACTTTTAAATCTTTGAAAAGATATGGCATTGCCTGATATAAATTTTTGTATATGTAATATAAAACCCCTACACAAATAGAATTTCCTGCCTGTTTATAGAGTGCAGAATCAGACATTCTTTGGTTTGTATATTCCATCGACAAATTCAATATTTTCAGGTGAATACTGTTTTCGCAGATTTCTATAGGTGCTATGCGCCCTGTTATGTTCAGCTCTTGAGTTGTAGAGCCAAAGATTTTCGATATGATTATCAGTTTTATCAAAGTTAATATGATGTATAACTTGTTCTGATCCAAGTTTGATTCCGTAATAATCTTCATATACTTTTCTGTGTTCGTGTTGCCCTGTTTTACCGATACGATAATACCCTTTATTTGTCGGTCTTTCTCTTGCATCAAAATACAATGCATCCCCATGAAGTCGATACATTTGGTAGTGCTTGTTACACATTCCCATTGCTCCAGTCCGTCCAACTTCTCTATCACAATATTTACATTTTGAATGTTCTCGCCTGATTCTGCACAAATGTTATTCTTCATTATGGTTTTCAAAATCTCCATGTCTTTTGAATCTTTTATAGTGCATGAGACATAAGTTTCCATATCTATGTGTTTTAGCTTCTCTTGTACAGCCTTCAATTTCGCACTGTATTTTTCTGTACCTCCAATTAAACCTACTGTTCCTCTCTCGTATTTTGCCTTGTCAAAATCACTGTCGGAAAAATCCATTAATCTCCAACATTCTCTTGGTGTCAAACGGCGAATACCATAATCGTCAATATTTACATCATTTTCCACAATCACTCTTTTATCTCCTCCTGCATTGATCGTCCGGATAGTGCCACAAAGCCCCCCTTGAACGTTCTCATTCCTTCATCGCATCTTCGTTCACAAATATATCTTTTCATCTTATTCCTTTCTGGTTGGTTTCTGTATAATCACCGCATTCATACTCTGCTTGCCAAATCCTTTATAATCTCTTGCCATAAGCGTATTTGCACAATCGGTTATATGATTTACATGATCTGCATAATTACTTACGATTGCTCCTTGACGGTATTTTTCGTCTGTACCAGATCCCACATATGACGATCTAGTGAGCCTTGCCCCCCCATGCCTGATGGTATTCGAGTAGGATTTATTCAGTTTTCCACTGGCAACCATTTCTTGTAGTGCTTTTTTCTCTTTGGCTGAATCAACGTAGTATTTATCTGGTACATTTTCTTCATCCTCAAGAATGTCATACATTGTTATGTCGCTCTCAAATCCATCTGGGAGATTAAATTTTCCGTTATCCAGTTCTTTTCTGATGATTACCAGATATAATCGTTCTCTGTTCTGTGGAATACCAAAATCTTTAGCATTCAACACTTTCCAGTAAGTGTTATATCCATATTCGTGAAGTTCTTCGATAAACATATCGAAAGCATTTCTGAAGGATTTTCCTACAATATTTTTTACATTCTCATATACTCCCCAAGCTGGCTTGTTTGCTCGAACAACACGTAGCCACTCAACCAACAAGGAAGAACGTGTCTTATCAATATTCTTACTACCACAGTTGGGGCATTTATCTCTGACTGACCAATGAACTGTTAAAGGATTATATGTAAACGGTTTTCCATGCTCATCAGTACAATTCTGGCAAGTCCAGCCGATTCCTGCCTGTTTACCAGCTATACTAAAATCTTGGCAAGGCGAACCCCCACAAATCATATTAAACGGAAGCATATTATTTTCGTCTACTTTTGTAATATCTCCAATATTGAGTTCCGGATCTACTCCATGAATGGCACAATACGATTTGGAAGCAAATTTATCTACCTCACAAAAATTGACCAGTTCCCAACTTTGAATTAATTTTTTATCGTTATTTTCCAATTTTTATACCTCTTTTACTTAATTTTTAGTAGCAATAAACACTATATTTAGTATCATTATATACATATAGCATACAAAATATAGTATAAATGCCACTAAATCAGCACTTTTCTACAATAGTTTTACAATGAAAAATTAATTTAATCTATTTTTGCCACATTTCATTAATAACCATTGCGGCAGATATTCCAAGTAAAGCCCAAAACTTCGGAGTATTAGGCTTTGCGTCTGCTACTATTGTAAGTGCCGCAAATAACACACCATATATCAGGCTTCCAATAATTGTTGTTTTCATTTATTTATTCCATCTTTCTACAGCATTTCCGGATGTTCGTTGAACATCTGCAAGAATTTCTTTTCGTCATTTTTATTAGAACACCAAAGTTCTAACTCATCTCCGTGTTCTCCCACAAGTGCCGCAACTGCTACATATTGTGTTAAAGTAGATTTGAGATTATACTTATCGCCATATACAGAAGTCAGTGTTACTTCACCTTCGCACTCATTTACTACTTTTAAAAATGTTTCAACGTCTTTTATGTTTTTGATTTTCATTTACTTTTCCTTTCTTCTAATTGCTATGCGACATTATTCCTGCAATTAAGCCAAATACACCAAATGCGAAATAGTAATGATCTGTTGTCAATTTTACATTTGTGAAAAACGGCTGTAATACATTGATACAGATATTATCTACATTGAATATTGCCAAAATCCATGCAACAATCAAACCATATATGATTCCATCTAACATTTCAATTCTTCCCTATCTTTCAATACAAGCTGACAAGCTATTCCACAATCTTCCATAACCTCTAAATCCATACGTCCACGTTTAGGATCAAGTTCATCCAAAAATACGCCCTTAATGCAGCTATGCCCTATTTCCCTTTCTTGTCTTGCTCTACGTTCAAACACATCTGGGAAATCTACTCTAATCTTATTCCAATATCCCATTCCGCCTTTTACACATCCAACGCAGTTATTATTTGGATATCCAAGATCATACATAACTGGGCGTTTTAATCCCAATTCTTTTGCAAGTGCATGACAATCTTCTTTTGTGAATCCGTTTTCAATCAACGGAAATTCATGGTCATAGTCTGTCATAGTATTTATCAATCTGTCAGCTCTACGCTTTTCATTTAAGTCATATCCCCATACATAAGTATGGTGGTCAAAGTTTTGTGCTTCCCATTTCTTTCTTACTTCTTTCTTCAAAAATTTTGTACAAGGTGCGCCATACGGAGTATTGATGCAACGTGTTTTTTCAATAACATCATCTACTGACGCATATCTTTCAGACTGTAATATGGTTATTTTTCTTCCTAATAATTTCTCGCAATCATGCAGAAAGCGTAAACTATCTGGATGCTGATTCGGAACGTGAGTATAAATAATCTCATCAATATCCTTTGATAAATAACATGCTACAAAACTTGAAATTCCTGTACTAAACCAACAAACTTTCACACCAGCCACTAACCGAATCCGGTGAATGGCAATTTTGTGGATTGCTATGTTTCGTACAAGCCTTACGTTTAGGTTTTACCTTACTTGTACTTTAGTTCAAACAAATTATGAACTGTTAGCCACGATCAGAAATTTTCCGGGCGTATATCTCTTTTCTCCAACACCCAACCTAGTTTCACTAGGATAAGGTGTTACTCCCTTCTTTTTTATTGTTATTTATTTTATTCATCTTTTATTAAACCTTTCATCCCCACTGATCCGCCATTGCTTTGGCGATTCCTGGGAATGTTTTACTTCTTGCTTTTGCTCTTCCGGCTCCTCCAGTTGTATTTTTGATTCCCTCACACCAACCAATCCTTTTGCCTTTGCATTTTTTACCTTGGCAAATATATTGTGGCTCTGGAACTGGCAAATTATTTTTTCTGTCAAGCACTGGAAGATTTTTAAGCCATAAACATGTTCTCTTCTGGAAATAATTCTCCGCATCATTCTTGCTACTAGCAAAATAATACGGATGAACAATTTGATTTGGCTTTCTCCAATGTGTATTCATATACCCCACTGGATTTTCAATTGCAATTTTCTCACAATCTGCATTTGCTATTTTTAGGAAAAATTGTTCTGCCTCATTTCTTTTTTCTATTCTGGCAGCTACTTTTTCTGGTGGATTACACTTTAATGAGTAATGCCGTGTTCCTGCAGATGTAAGATATGTACATGGTGGAAATGCAATTATTATATCCCATTTCCCGTCTATCTTATGTTTGATTCCATCTGTTGTCTCGAACTCACAATTTCCGTCCAACAAAGGAATAACATCTCCCATAACGTGCCATTCTGGATGATTACCAGAACATTCAATTATGTCACAGCTATATGCTTCATGTCCTTTATTTCTAAACTCAATACATACTCTTTGTGATTCTTCACACGCCACTAATATTTTTAATCTATGTTGAAAACAACTTTCATTTTATAGTTTAAAAATACGATGGTTGTCGTATTAGAAATCAGATATGAAAGAGTTTCTTCCTATTATATATAGAAACAGAATTGTGAAAGGACGATTAGAACGTGAGTTCAGAGACAGTAGATAAAAGTTGTTTTTTATCCTACTTCATGCTCTTTTAACCATTTCTTGAATACTTCTATATCCGGCTCCCAGAAATAACAATCTTCTGGTTTGCCGAAAACAACGCATGTAATTTTTCCATCAATGATGCAATTTTCGTGATGTGAGCAGTTTTCACAACATTTTTTAAATCTGCATCTTGATTCAGTTGTCGGATAACGTTCTAAGAGATAGTCCAATTTATTCAAATCCCTGTTTATCTCTTCAAGTCTCCGCTTTATGATGTTTTGCTGCTGATCCAAAGTTCTTTTATGTAACTGCAAAACTTCATATTCTCTTGCTTCTTTTTCATCAAGAAATATTGAATTACCAAGCTCTACCAGCTTATGAGAAACATTTGTTTTAAATCCCCATACTCTTACATTTCCAAAAAATTCAACATTTCTAATTTTACAAGCTGTAACTCCTTGTCGTGGAAAAATATGAAATGCATCCATTCCAACAATTTCTTCGAGTGAATTTATATTATGTTTCTGTAAATATTCACATACTTTTTCATATCCACTACCAAGCTGGATCATCTTTTTCTCCTTATAGATTGAGTTCTTCCAGTAATGGCAGAATCTTATCTTCCATTTCTGGGAACAATTTATATAATGTTTGCCGGGCTGTCATAGGCTTATCTGGTTTCGTGAACCTACAGCACTCCCAGTCAATAATCATCTGAATATAATCCGCTTTTGTTCGCGCTCTTATAGGATGATGTCTGGAATATTTTCTGTGAAATTTAGAGACTTTTTTCTCCCAGCTTTTCGGAGTCACCAAATATATAAAAACTTTATCAAGGTCATGCAAAAATCCTCGAACAGTATTATGACCAAGCAATTCCTTTTCCACTCTGAGAAATGCTCTCTTATGTTTCATCGTATATACAATGTGACTTCTATTCATTCTCAGCTTCTTCTCTTTTCATTCCAATAACTACTAATGCATTTTCAATCACTGCTTTAAATTCATCAAGATCAAACATTGTTCTTCTCAGATCTTCCTTCAAATCCAGGCTAGAATCCAACCAAGCAACAAGATATTCTGATAATCCAGTGGCAGAATAACCTTCCACTTCAAGATCATTGTCAATTGTAATGGCTGCTTTATTATTGTTTACTGGATGAAGCAATCCGTCATAACCGACAATAATTTTATCTCCGGCTTTTATCTGCAGAGTATTTTCTTTGTTTACATACTCTCTGTCGTGATTCGCCATCAGAATGCTTCCTCTTGATACTTTTAAAGCATCTGTAGTTTCATCAACATTTTCCATCTTTTACCTCTTTTTCGTCATTAAATTCTTCCTCTTGCGAGTCCATAGAAAGAACTTTTTGTGCATCTCTATGTTTCCAATTCACTGTAGAACCATAAAATCCACGATTGTTTGTACGTCGTCTGGCTTTTGAATGATAAATAGGGATTTTTCCTTTTATATATTGCCCGTCACATTTAACACGTAATCGCTTGCCATTCTTTGCGTCATTCACTCCAATGTCCGTTGCGGTACGTTTTTTCTTTCGTGCTTTAGAAAAATTTTTCTTTCTTCGCCATCCAATAGTTCTCTCCATAAGCTTTCTCCTATCTGATTTGTTATACTTCGCGCATTCTTTGCACTGCCAAATCATAATATTTTTGTTTCAATTCAACACCAACTTTTCTTCCTTTAGTTGTGTATTTATTTCTTTTTACTTGATGTAATCAATTAACATCTCATCTTTGGCTTTTTGATAAAATGTTCGGTCAATTTCAAATCCGTATGAACTTCTTCCTAACTCACAAGCTGCTCTCAATGTGCTTCCGCTTCCGCAACAAGGATCAATCACAACATCGCCAGGATCGGTAAATGTTTCAATCAGTCTCTTCAATAGTGCAACTGGTTTCTGCGCAGGGTGAATCTTTGGTATTTCTTTTGTATCTTTTTCCCATGTGAACCAGTTAAATATCATATGTCCAGTCCCTCTGATTGTTTTTCCGTTCTCATCATATTGTGCGCCATTACGGAATTTAGGAAGTCTGTCTCTATATAAAAGTAATGCATATTCTGTAGCCCCTACAACTCTCATATTTGCTTTCAACACCTGTGGGCTATAATTCTTAACAAACACAAGTGGTATGTAATGAACAAATCCGTGTTTCGCTGCTGCATTAATAAGTGTCTGAATTTGTTCAAATGAACAAAACACGATCATACAAGGTGAATCACTGCTTCTCCCACGAATAGATTTCTTTTTATCCTCTTTCTTTAACATTTTTGAACAAAAATGGAAATATTCGTAGAGATTAAAGTTAAAATCTGAATTAAACGCCGACTTTCCAGCTAACTTGCTTTCTCCGTTTTTGTTATCTCCACCTTTATACCACATAGGATTTGAACCATAAAAATTATTTCCCACATTATACGGCACATCTGCTATAATAAGTTGTGCGGGACGAATACCATACTTTTTATAATTCTGCATTGAGTCACGAAAAATTTCACATTTTATTCTCGGCTCAATTGTCCCCCCGTGTAAGATTGATTAGTCTCAAGATTATTCAACTCTTTTTCTCCTTTGGTTGTATATTTATTTAGTTTATCTTATATATAAGAAATACTGACTGGGTTTTCCCACTCAGCTTTCTTATATAATATCATATTAAGTTGTATGTGTCAATATTTATTTCGTTTATCTTATGTGCAATAAATCTTATTAAATTTTTCTATAATTGCCATTTCTTCCTGTCGCTTTTCTTCTTCAAATTCTTCTTTAAAGGAATCGCGCCACTTTTTCAGTTCACCTATATTTTCCGGATCAATCCATTGTGAAATAATTCTTGCAATGTCACCACCACATTTTTCCCGTACAATGTCAATAACATGTTGTTTGTTTCCTATGGTATCAATTTGTCCATCTGGTAATTGTACTAACTGTTCAAAATCTTTTCAAATAATACTTCCGCCCATTTTCTATCGTAATACCAAATACCGATATTTCTTGCGAAATTATTCATCCTTTATACTTTCCTCCAATTGCCATATAAGTCATTTGGCTATAACTCTTATGTACAATTTATTTTACAAACTCTGCTGTTCCATCTTTATAACTCTTTAGTTTCCAACCTTTGCTATTAAACCACTTTTGTTTATACCCATACCTTTTTATCCATTTTTTATTTATTCTCTTTTTCTTATGCTTTTTCGCTTGTACAGTTTTTAAATATTGGATAGTGTATGAATCTGGTTTTCCTGAAATATCCACACCAAAGATTTTCAATAATTTATCTATATTAATACCTTTATCTGGTTCTAATGTGAATGAACCCCCAACCATATCGAACCTTTTTACACATTTTTCTTCCATTTGCATAAATTATTTCTTTGTCACCTTTCAAAATATATTACTCAACTTCTACCCCTATATAATCCATTACATGTCTTATTCCTAATCCGCCATTTTCAATAGGTTTCATACAATAATTCCAAAGTTTCGGATGCGTCTTTTTGAGCATTTGGAAACGATTTGGTTCTTTTTCAAGATGACAGCCAAACCCGCACCAGACGCAGCCACTTCTTCTCACTCCTGTCGTATGATATTTTCCATCTTCAAACACAATATTACCATAAACTGAAGCATATGGAATTTTCTTAGTGTATAAATATTCAAGTACATCCTGCTCAGTCCAGAATCCCATAGGCTGACTCTGTGGACGTTTTTTATTAAAGGCGTTACATCCAGTTTTCATGTAGTCATTTTTCCTTTTATGACTTTCTTCTGCCATTAAGCCTAAAATTGGATGCTTACCTGTTTCTTTTTCATACTCTAATGATGGTTTCTTTTTCATGATCGTACAACACTTATCAGAAATCAAGAAATCTGCATCAAGCAAATATTCATACTTCTTAAAATTATACTGAGTAGAAAGCTCGCCCGTTTTAGGATTTATGTACTCTCCGTGTAATTGCTGCCATCTGGTATTCCCAGGCTTCGCATAATGGACTTTGTTCGCTACCTCTTTGCTGATTACCGGATAGCCGTATTTTTGCACAACCTTTTTAAAATTTTCCTTTGGTCGTAGCCATGTGACATTATCAATAGTTTTTACAAATTCACGAAGTTCCGGATATTCTAAACCAGTGTCATTATATACAGCTTCAATATCAGGATATATCTTTCTTGCTATATCAAGTAATACTGTGCTGTCTTTGCCACCGGAAAAAGCCACATAAACCTCTCCGCCATAAAACTCATACCATTCACGTATACGATTTTCAGTCTTTTTTATCTTTAATTCAAGAGGAAGTGTCTGCAGTATCTTAAGACTTTCTTCCGTGTAAATTCTGTTTTTATTATGGACTCTGGAAAGCCTTAACTACGGCATTCCAGAATTGTACATAATAAACAAACAGTTAGTAATATAAGAACAATTATAAAAGGAATGGCATATTTATGGGAAAAATTGAAATAAACAATAAAAACAGAATTTTATTGAGTTTTAATGTCTATATATTGTGTTTGAAACATTTTTAAGCACCATATATTGTGTGTTAATCTTTCCAAATAAAAGATCCTTGCACAACAGCTAATAATGCAAATACGAAATACAACAGTAAACATTTTCCACATATTTCCCAAAATGCAATAATCGTAAATCCTTTTGTCATAATCAACGTGCAAATTAAATATGCCGGGCATATAGTCATACAGCACGACATAGCAGCCAACAAAAGAATAAAAACGATAATCTGTATGTACCTAACATACTTTTTTATATATTTCATTTATCTCAGCTCCACAAGATATTTTATAGTACATTGTTCTTCTTTATAAACAATAATCTCATCATTCCTTAACATCTTCCCAGCGTGGGCGTGTAAGCAATTTGCTCCGGGACATTCTTTTTGTAATCGTTCATAATTAAAGTTATAATATTTACTATCAAATGAATGTACATCATATGGTTTTCCATATGCCACATCCATAAGTGCCATAAATCCGAAGTTTTCATGCTGTCCACTCCAATATCCATCAAGGCTTGTATAGCCTTTTGACTTCTGAGCTTTTGGGGCATAGTACAGACCATATCCAAACATTTTTCCTGTTATTACGGCATTTGTTGGTCGAAGAACCAAACCAGTATTAATAATTGACCACCAATTCTCGTTCCTGCTGCCATGCCATAAAAGCTTTCGTGTCTTGATATTTTCTTTTTCTACAAAGTCGTCAAATCTCTTTTGTGTACGAATGTTGCGAACTCTCCAAGCTTTATGGAATCTGTTGCTGATTTCACCCAACTTACCTTTAATCATTTCCACTTCTGAAGCATCAACTTCTTCAAAAATCAGCCCCATTGCTTCAATGATTGTTTCTTCATTATTTTCTTCTACTTTTTCTGGCTCGTTTTGAACAGTGTGTGTAACAACCTGACCTCTCATAACGTCAAGAAGATCCTGTTCATCTTTCAGAATTTTTGCGAAGTCATCTTTTCTTTTTGAAAGGTAATCATTCACGTTTCCCATTTTTCGTGGGATTACAGTAAATAATGTAAGGAGCGTATTATTGAAATCTTCTACAGTTTCTTTGTTCATAAGATCATCAATGACATTTTGTGCCTCGTCCACCATAGCTTGTGTTACTTGCTGCGAAGATACTTTGTAATTTGCCTGGATTTTCTGACGTGCCATATCTTGTAGCCTTTGAACAATTTCAGCAATTACTTTGTTTTCAATTTTTTTATAGCCATCATTAGATTTTACTGGTTCTTTCTGAATAAGATCCTGAACTAAGTGTGTCTGATCGACATAGCCTTTTTTGATTTTTTCTTTATACTTTTTATCCCACTGTGATATTGAGTAGGAAGCGTGCTGGCAAGTTGCACCAACACGTCCATATTCAACTTCAAAGATATCGCCATGTGGAATCATCTTATAATATTTGTTATTATTGTTTCTCGTTACCATAAGAAGGTAAACTGGCGATTTTTCTGACATTCTTACCTCCTACTGTATACAAACAAGAATCTGTACATCAGAATCCGCGAAAACAAATTCAAACATACTCCGTACATCGTCCCACTCTAAACCATTTCTGCCACAACAAATTTTCGGTATAGCCAATTTTTTAATCATCTTTGCGTCCATCTGATCTCTCATATTTACAATAGCATCCAGAAGTCTGTCAGAGTCCGGCTTGTTATAACTGTTTTCTTTTACAATCAAATTAAAAACATTATCAACAAGAATGGCTTCACCAAGTTCAATGTCAACATTATCTGTATAGTCATCTACATAGGACGCTTCAATTTTCTCTTTCATTCCATACATTCTCTCAAAGAGTGCCGGAAGTCCTGTGGAAAAATTGAGATCTTTTGAAATCCCCTGTGCCAGATAATAGCTCTGTGGTGCGCTCATAATATTCAAATCAATTTCAATCATCTTCATATTCATAATCTCCTTTATTTTGTATGTCTTTTACGGTAATCATTTTCATACGCCTCATTGCAAGACATTTCACCAAAAACTACTCTCTTATCCTCGTTGTATTTGCAAGTTTTACAATCGCGGGCAATGCAATATTTATCGAATAATTTAGCAATATGTTCGTTCATTATTTTTATTATCCTTTATTTCGTTTATCTAGTAGTTTTAAAAATTCTTCCTCTGTAATAATAGGTACATCATTTTTCTTTGCATCTTTATTTTTACTGGAAGAACTTTCTACATCATTATTTATAAGATATGATGTTTTCTTTGAAACACTTCCTGCTACTTTGCCACCTAAAGACTCAATTTTCTTCTGAATATCTTTTCTACTTGCAAAAATGTGAACATTTCCAGTAATGGCAAAAATCATATCTTTAAAAATTTGTGGTTCGTCTGATACCTGTTGCACCTGAAATTTCATAAGAGATACAAGTTCTTTATATATGTCATTGGCAAAGAACACTTCTTTGAAATACTTGTGAATACTCTTATTAATCTCAACGCCAAACGTTTCAAGCTGTGTAAAATCAAATCCGGAAATAACTGCTGCCTCAAATTTGTTCCAATCGCCGTTAAACTCTCTGCTGATTATTTTTGCCTTGCTGAGTGCCACATTCGAAATGCCTAATGCAGCAATGAAATTTTCCAGCTTTACATTTTTACTTTTTTCAATGGACGAAAGGAGTTTGTCGAATGATTTTTCGCCCATTCCTTCAAATTCCACAATCTCAACCCTATGCAAATCCAGATTGTAAATGTCAAGTGGATTACTGATAATCCCGGCATCAACCAATTTCTCAATCTTTTTGTCTGAAAGCCCATCAATATTCATGCCATCTTTTGAAGCAAAATATGATAACCCTCTGATGCTCTGAGCCGGGCAATTTGGATTTTTGCAATAGATGTTTATTGTTTCTCCATCCCCTGCAAATGTAGTTATTCCACCACACACCGGACAAGCTCTCGGAATCTCAAATTCATAAGATGTGCCGCCTGTACACTTGATAATCTGAGGGATAATTTCGTTTGATTTAACCACTGTAACTGTTGCATACGGTCTGATTTTTAATTTCTGCATAGTGTTAATATTATGCAATGATGCTTTTGAGACTGTAGTGTTATCCAATATGACTGGCTTAAAGACTGCCACTGGCGTTATCTTTCCGGTTCTACCAACTTGCCACTCGATATTGGTTATCGTGGTTTCTTCCTCTTCTTCTTTGAATTTCAATGCTAATCCATTGCGATAATGATGTCCTGTCTTTCCAAGACTTTTTCCATAAGCAATGTCATCGTACATAATAACGACTCCATCAATCGGAGTTTTTGTTTCCTCTGCAATATCAACCAGCTCATTCACAAAATTGTTAAATACCACAAAATCATGTTGCGCCACATCGTATTCAAAGAAGGTGCAAATATCAAATCCAAGATTGTTTACTGCATACAATCTGCCAGAAAGTGAATTGATTTCATCAAATCCCTCCAACACATTAAATGCATAAAAGCACACTTTTCTCTTTGAGCATATTTCAGAATTTAACTGCTGTACTGATCCACCAGCAAGATTTCGTGGTGTTTTGTATCTATCTTCTTCCGGTAGTTTTTCATTTATCTTTTCAAAATCGTCTCTGTGAATAATTCCTTCACCCGTAACCTTCAGATGACCTTTATACGGGATTTTCTGTGGAATATTCATAAAGGTTCTGGCATTATCCGTAATAAGACTTCCCTCTTCGCCATTTCCTCTTGTACTAGCAGAAACAAGTTCCCCATTTTCATAAATCAGGCAAATAGTAAGACCGTCCAATTTATGCATTAAAAGAGCTTTTCTACCTTTTGCAAAATTCGCTGCAACCGTTCTATCTTTCGTCTTGTCAAGGCTCAACAACGGATAACTATGCTTAAATTTAGGTAACTCTGAATTGACAACATATCCAACTGTGTAATTTGGACTGTTGGCACAGTGAAAGTCTGCTTTATCTTCAAGATTTTTTAATTCATCCATCATAGAATCATATGTAGAATCATCTACCGACGGTCGAGATTCGTTATAATACTCATCACGATATTTATTCAGAATTTTAGTAAGATGTTTAATTCTTGTAATCTGGTCATTAGTAGCCATTACTGTTTTATCCTTTCATTTATTTCGTACAACAATAGGGGGAATCAAATCCCCCTATCTGTTTATTTAATCAGATTTCGGAGATAATACTGCATAACGCCATAAATAAAAATTGGACTGTATGCGTTATCTGGCATAAACACAATTTCAAGATTGTACTTATGATTGAAGCTGTGAATACTTCCAAGATAACTTTTCTTATTGTACTGTGTGTTATATCTACCGTTTACAATATCTTCATAATTGGCATTTTCTATAAGCAAATATTTTTTGTGAGCTTTAGCAACTGCCAGTTCTTCTTCAAAATCTGCACGTTTCGTAGAAAGATTTCCGGACAATTCTTCTAAACTTGCCTTTCTCTCTACAAAAATATCGTCGTGGAAATAAGTATCACGGAATATCCCTAATTTCTCGTTTTGTGGTACGAAAAAACTATAATCTCCGTTCTTTAATGCTTTTTTCTTGTATGGTATGTCATGTTTATCAAAGTAACCTGTAATATGATCGTTTACCTTTTCCCTTGTATCTACCAATATAACAATAGAATCCAGCAATTCTTTTTCCTCGGAATCTGTGTATTTATATTTTCCAAATAACATTATTTTCTTCCTATAACTTCATATTTGGTAAGCCACCAGTCAAACTCGTTTTCTACTGGAACAAATTTTCCTTCTGATGACATTTTCACCCTTGCTTTTTTCTTCTGGTCGTTTACTCTAACTACATCTCCTACTTGAAGTGGATTCTTATTAAAATCCTTTTTCGCAATTTTTACCGTTATGGTATTTCCATTAGCAAGTGCATAAACCTTCAGTTTTGGTGTATATTTTGTTTCAACGTCCATTACAACAACATATCCTTTGTAATCTTGACTTACAATGTCAACATATCCCAAATCGTTGATCTGATATCCTACCTTATCTACGAAAGTTGTCTTTTCATATGGCATTACTGCAACAAAATCGTGCAATAATCCATTCATATCAACTTTTGTAAATGTCTTTTCACTTTCTTTTTCAGCGTTTTTTCTTACCAATTCAAGTGGAATACCAAGCTTTTCAGCTTTTTCTTTTTTCATCTGCTTTTTACCAAAAAGTTCATTGAAAAAATCATACTGTTTTAATAAACATTTAGCTTCGCCAAACTCTCCAAAAAATCCAAGTTCTATCAAAATCTTCATTTGCTTTGAGTTTACCGGAAGCTTTTTTTCTTCTATAACAGCCAACAGATGAATAAAATCTTTAAACTGCATATCTTTAATTGACTGAAACGCATCCGCAACTTTGCTATTCAAATATTTAATAGAGGCAATTCCTTTATAAATTACATTTTTTTCTTTATCAAAAGTATATTTACTTGTAGAATGTCGAAATTTAATTCCTTCAACTTTTATTCCTTTTTTCCTGGTATAGTTTGTAATATTTAAGGTTTTTTCTTCTTTTCCCTCGAAAATATTTAACGCAGCAGTTAAAAATTCCAATGGGTAATAGTGCCTTAAATATCCACATATATATCCAATACAAGAGTACGCGTCTGAATGATTCCAGGAAAATGCGTATCTTGTTGCATCTAAAATACCCTGTTTAATAGGTGGGAATATTTCTTCTAATACTTCTACTGATGTCCCATATGTTTCATTGGAATAGCTTATAAATCTATCGTGAATTTCATCAATGAATTTCTCAGTGCCATATTTCTTTGCAATTCCACGTCGGACTGTATCTGATTCTGCATCAGAATATCCACAAAATTTTACTAGGAATCTCATGATATCTTCCTGCATGGTTATTCGTCCGGAAGTAACCGAAAGGAATTTATCCAATTCATTAAATCCCGTAATCATAATGTTTCCGTCTGCAACATCATCACGGAAACTTGCACAGCCAGGACGTAAAAGACCATTTCCAAACGAAAACCACTTGATATATGAGAAATCTTTGTTATGTGCTTTGGCAATAGCAATTGTTTCGTCTGACATAAATCTTTTCAAATAAGATTGTGCGGATGTACTCTCCCACTGGAATATAAGTGTTGTGTCGTCTCGTATGTCTTTCCAAACTTCTTCATCATCCAGATCAACATTGTCAGGAGTCATTCTCTCAATTCCTGCAAGTTTGCATGTTTCGTTAATAACACCAATGTTGTCCAAACCAAGGATATCTAGTTTAACGTACATCAGTGCATCAAGTTCTTTCATATTAAGCATTGACACTGGATAATCAGAAGTTGCAAGGCTACACATTCCAACTTCTTCTTCAATATCCAAATCACTTACTAATACACCAGATGGATGAGATCCAATAGAAACTATTGTTCCATTTACAATATCAACATATTTGAATAATTCTGGATATCTCTTTCTGAAAGCATCATCAATAACCCATTTGTTGTTTTCGTCAAGATATACAGCTTCAGAGATTGCAGATGTTTCAACAATAGACATTCTCAAAGCTCGTCCTACATCTTTTATCGCACCTTTTAATGCAATAGTATTAAATGTAATAATCTCACTTGCTCTTATGTTCGGAAGATCCATATGATCTCTAAGAATGAATTGCTTAATAATGTCTCTGTCTTTTGAGGAATAATCTGTATCTATATCGGCATTTGTTACTCGACTTGGATTCATAAATCGGAAGAAGTTTAACCCAAATTTCTTGCTATCCATCTGAGTAATACCAAGAATATACGCTACTTCACTTCCTGAAACAGATCCTCTTCCATATCCACAAAAGATACCATGCTTTCTTTCCCATTCTCTAAGATATGTTTGTAAAAGCATAAAATCTATTGACTTTGTTGTATCATATACGCTTACTTCTTCTCTTATGGTGGGATTTATTTCTTCTGGCTTATACCTTTTTCTTACATACGGATGATGTTTATACGCTTCATTTATTTTGTTTTTGTATGTTTCTAAAGGGTGGTCATAGATTTTTGGATATTTGGTATTCTTATCAAGTGTAAACTCTTCAATTCTATCTGCCATGCGGCAAGTCTCAGTAATCGCTTCTCGCCAAACCTCTTCTGGCAAAGAATTTTGTATTTCATAGGCTTTACACAATTCAAGATAAGATTTGAATGTCAAATCCCAGGCATCTTCCTCTGCAAAATGTACGTTCTTGCTCAACTGAAGAATTTTACGTCCTGCCATATGTGACTCATTAAGTGCATGTGTATCAGTCCCGGCAATTAACGGAATCTCATATTTTTTGCTAAGTTCATATAGCTTCCTGTTGTATTGTATCTGATCTTCTACGTTATGGTGCTGAATTTCAAGATAACATCTATCCTTATTTTCTATGAAAAATTTTAGGAATCTATTTTTTACTTCATCAGTTCCTTTATTTAGCGCACCTCCAAGACAAGCAGATGTAATAATAATGTTGTCGGAAGTATTGAATAGATCGTCCATGTAAATTCGTGGTGCATAGTAAAAATGACTATCACTTCTACAAAAAGATTGTGATGTTAATTTATTTATTTCACGAACACCATCGAGATTTTTAGCAATTAAAACACAGTGATAATTGTCTCTGGTTTTAATGACTTTTTCTTCTTTAATGGTTATTGTTTCAGGATCAATTAGAACTTCTTTCCCGTCAACACTTTCCGCAATATATGCCCCATCTTCACGCTTCCAGTATTTTTCAAAAGTAATTTTTACTTCTTTTTTTGTTTTAACAGATGAGAGTAAATCGACTGCAGTATATGTTGTCTTTGTCTTTCTATTGGTTGTATTATTATCTTCTGTGATATATGCTTCTATTGCATGTATATATTTCATTCCGGCAGCTTCAATAGCTTCTTTTTTGTGATACCATTCAAATACTGATCCATGTTCACTAAATGCCATTGCTTTCATGCCAAATTCTTTTGCTTTTTCAATATACTCTTTGAACTTGGTAACACTATCTACATTTGTGACACCATTTGAAAGGTCACTATGAAGATGATATACAACATAATTCAAATCAATTTGCGACAAATCAGCACCTCCTAATAGTTCTTATATTCACAATAGGAGTTTCTATATCTGCAAAGATTGTGACAGTAGTAAAAATCTACGTTTGGATTAAAATTCTCTTCTTCGTTTATTTCTGCTATCGTACTTAAAGCCCAGTTCTGTGCTTCGTCATAATCTTCCTTATCAAAGTCAAGAAACAGCCATTTTCTATTCTTAAAGTAATTCCAGCCAATCTTTTCCGGGTAAACTCCGTATTCGTTGTAAACTTGAATTGCATATAAATATAGCTGCCGCTTATATGATTTGAATTTCTTTTCTTCTGACTTTAAAACTTGACCTCTTTTACCTAACGGATATTCCGAAGATTTATGATCCAGAACTATAATTCCACCTGTATTTTTATCTCTGAGAAGTAAATCTATATAACCGACAAATGGTTTGCCACCAACTGTAAAGTTGCATTTCTTTTCAATTCCCAGGATTTCATATTTTTCAAGATCAAGATCAATGTTTTCAAAATACTCAACCGCTTTATCTCGATAATTCTGCCGGATATCTGCAGTCTTGTGATATACCATTGATGGAACTTCTTCATCATAATGAGCGTCAAAATAATCAGCCAGCTCAAAAAGACTAAGTTCACCTTTGGCATATTTCTCTAATATGGTGTGGCAAAACTTTCCAAATTCTGCATAAAAATTATTTTGTCCTACTGCTGACTCAATATATTGTAAATACCATTCATACTTACATTGACAAAATGAATTTATGCGGCTAAAAGACCACTCCATAGAATCTATCAGAAATGAATACTCTGACATTTTTCACCTCTTAAATTTTAATTCTCTGTTTATAAAGTTCTTCCCAGATTTCTTTTCCTTTGTCTACTGGACTATTTTTTTCAGTTTTACCACCTAATAATCCATTGCTGTCATATACAACATATACATTTGTAAAGTGGCAGAGAAGTTGTATAGTATCTTTCTTTTTAATTTCTTCAAGCGAAACATCACTATCGAATGCAATAACAACATCACAATGAAGCTGCACTAACTCTCTGACCTGAAAAATATTAATCTGGCTTGTTTCAGAAGATATTGAATTATAGATACCGAAACTATCCAATTTCATAACTGACTTCAGTGATTCAAATATAATTACTTCTTTACTTCTATCAAGAATCTTTTTTTTGAAACAGAATGCTTGGAAGTAATCTAAATCGCCAACAGGATAATAATTCATATATTTCGGTATATTATAATCTTTATAATTATCAAAAAGCGTTCTGCCCTTCACATTGATTAAATTCCCGGAATTATCAAAAACTGGATATACAATTCTGTTTGATTCTTTATCATACATTACCATGTAATAATCCATTATTGATTGCGGTATTCCTTCTTCGATCCATTTTGTTATTTTTCGTCGCTCGAAATCAGACAGAACACTTTTATCAAGTATCTTATGTGGCTCTGGGATTTGTTTATTTTTTCTTTTTCTGGTTGATTTTCTCAGATAGCGCACAGTAGGAGAAATTTTTGTTTTTACAGTGCTTATTCCAGCTTCACTACCAAGATAATTAATAGCCTGCTCATAAGTCATATTTAAGTAGTCTTGGCAAAAATCAATAATATCTCCACCCTTTTTGCAACCAAAGCAATAGTAGACACCTTTATGCGGCGTTACTGAAAATGATCCCGTTCTTTCATCATGAAACGGACAATTTCCAAAATATTCTCTACCTTTCTTTTTAAGTTCAACGTATTCTCCGATGAAATCAACTATATCTATACTTTCTTTGATTTCCTCAATAAGTTCTTCGCTGTACTCTTCCATTTAGTTCACCTTTAAAATGGTTTCTCTTGCTCCGTATGCTGTTTCGCCTCTTCAATTCGCATGACTGATCCAGAAAATTTGAAATCAATATATTCGTCCTCAAACATTCCCTCTCCCAATCTGTTTAGTTTTACATTAAGTGCATAATTTCCGCATTCTTTTCCATCGTTTGCAATTTCATCAGAAGTCTTTTTTCTCCACTTTGCACTTACACTCGCATATCTCTCCAATTTGTCTGAATCTGCAACTTCATCATTTCTATTAAGCTGCGCTCCAGCCAACACAGGAAGATCAAGTTCACCAGCAATTCTATTTTTCATAAAATCACATTTTGCTCCCAAATCATTGTATTGTGCTGAAGAATCTGATTCGGAACTTTTAAAATAATCATAAATTACAAATTGGAGATTCATACTATACTTTAAAGATTTGCAGATTAGATAGAGTTCTTCATTTGTAGAATTTGGAATAAAGATATGTACAAACGGTTTACCGGAAAGCCAATCATTTGTTTCATCAATTATTTTTTCTTCCTCTGGTAACAAATTACCTTTTTTTATTTTATCCTGTGGTATACCAGTAAGATTTGCCATCATCCTGATATAAAATAGTCTGTCGCTCATTTCCGTATCGAAGTATACAGTAGGAATGCCTTTCTGTATTTTATCCATTGCCTCATTAAGCATATAGGAACTTTTTCCCATCTTCATTCGTCCAGAAATCATCACCAGTTCACCACGTTCGTAGCAGAAATATTGTCCTACTTTATTGAATTTTGATGGAATACCAATAATACCATTTTCGTCACGCCTATCTTTAATCTCCTGATATATGTCTTTTGCTTTATCACCAAATCTCAACACATTTCTGTTGAATATATATTTGCTTGTTAATTTTTCAAGTTCTGTGTATACATCATTACTTAATTCATTCAATTCCATTGGAGTCTGAATTATCTTTTTCTTCATTCTATCAAACAGTTTGATAAGATCTCTTTTAAAAGATAATGTAACAACTTGAGCAACAAGCAAGTTATATTCTTCTATGGTCGTTCTGGCAGCATCTTCACACATATCAAAGAAATCATCCATGTCTGGCATGTTGACGCTATCAATTTTCTTTTTTACTGCCGCATTCGATTGCAGCTTATTTGTAATATTAAAAGTATCAATAACTTTTACACCGGACTTAAATAATTCATCTATAGCCCAGTATATGCAGCCATTTTCTTTGTGGTAAAAATATCCGGGCTTCAAGTAATCGCTCTGAAGTATAAATTCCGGGTGATGAACTAATGTCGCAATCACACCAGCTTCCGCTTGGGTATCACATAATACATTTAATTCATCTGACATTATTTTCCTCCTTTTAAGATGCTACCAAATCCGATTGTATTTCCTTTTTGAGTGGTAGCTTTAACTTGCACACTAACTGGCACACTTGCCGGAGCAGAAGCAGTATTCTCTTCGTGTTTCATTTCTTCTTTTATTTCTTTTTGTATTCTCAATTCATTCTCTTTTTGATATGCTTTTTTAATTCTTGCGTTATCAATCAGATAATACATTCCTGGTGGATGTGTTAATGGAATTTTATTCGCAATAGCAAATTTAAGACAAAAACTTAAATATCTTCCGGCATTAAGATTTGATTCCCACTTTTCAACATTTGTATTTTCCAATTTTTCCCCAAATACAATTTCATTAATAACTTTTCTTAAATATGCGATAGGGACAGATTTGCTAACATGTTGTATATAATCTTCTTCAATTTCTGCAATTAGTCCTTGAAGTTCATAGCAATCTTTATGCCATCTTCTAGTGTTAATTTTTACAGACTCAGGTTCATAGACAATTTTGTTTTTGTGGGCGCAATGTCCATAACCACATTTGAATTGTTTTGTACCCATTGATTATTCCTCTTTCTATATAATAAAAAGGGAGAACATAAGCTCTCCCAAATTTCATTAATCAGACTTCATATCTTTTTCAAGAAGATATGTAGCTTCCAAATCAGATTGATGTAGAGCCAATATTACTGGATATTTTTCAATTGCTGTTCCAAGAGTATTCCAGTTTTCCTTTGGCTCTGAAAAACCCATATGCCATCTAATAGCGTATCTCTCAAAAGGTTGCAATTTAATATACTCTTCGATCATCATGACCGATTTTTCTCCGTGTCCATAAGGAACACGATCATTTACTGTGTAATGTTCGACTGCCGCCCAATCGAATCTTCCTTTTTCATCTTTCTTTGATCCAGTGTCACTGTAAATTTTCTTATTCCTATAATCAATCTCATACATATATGTCTTACATACATCATGCAAAAGAGTGATTATTTTTCTGGAATCTTCCGGCATATCACCTAAAATACTTTTAAATGGTTCTGACTTGCATTTATGCTCGAACATATGATATACATTTAAGCTATGTAATGCTAATCCGCCAGGAAGTGAGCAATGGAATCTTGTAGAAGCTGGGGCTGTGAAAAAATCAGATTTTTCTAAAAATGCCACAAGCTCCTTAATTCCATCTCTTTCAATTGAGCCAACCAGATCAAGAAAAAGTTTCTTATTTTCTTCAATATTTATTGTTGGTGCGCTCATATTTTCTCCTAATTAAATGGAAGCTCGTCATCTACTCCGTCCGGAATATTCATAAATCCGTCTGCCGCTGGTGCTGATTTAGCTGGTTTTGCTGTATTTCCCGCTGCTGGCGCATCACCTTTTTTCTCACAAAATTCCTGGGTGGCAACAACAACGTCTGTTGTGTATACTTTCTTTCCGTCTTTTCCATCATAACTTCCTGTCTGGATTCTTCCAGTGACAGCAAACATCATACCCTGTTTCATGTATTTCTCTGTAAACTCAGCAGATTTTCCGAAAGCTACACATGAAATGAAATCTGCATCCTGCCCGCCATTATTACTTTTAAATGGACGTGATACTGCAAGTGTATATCTCGCAACACCAGTAGGATTTTCTCCCTGGCTATAACGTACTTCTGGATCTCTTACTAATCTTCCTGTTAAACTAACGTTATTCATTATTTCTTTCTCCTTATAAGATAATTATTTTAATTTTTTTAACTCTTCAATTAAAGATTTTGTATCTTCAATATTTTTAATAGTTTTTGGATTACCATTTGTGGTGTATTTTTTGCAAATAGCCGCCACTTCGGTATTGTGTTCTTTTGAAAGCTCTTTTGCTAACTGGAATGCTTCTGTGTTTGCAATGTCCAGTTCACTTTTAGCTTTTTCCTGTTTTTTCTTTTCTTCTTTTGCTTCTTCAGGAAGATCTTCTCCCTCGTAAATATACAGCCCTAATCCATGACGCGCGCACGCTTTTGTAAGAGAACGCTGAATTGCTTTATTAGCATCGACAGATGTAACCTCTGTGCTTAACATTGATTTATTTTTAAAGTTCATAATCGGAAGATCTTCAATATGTTCAATCTCATTTATCTTCACGCCAGTTTTAACCCAGCATGTGCCACTAATCGGATCAACGAACCAAGGACGTTTATTTCCCATATCATCCATTGTTTGTTCATAGATTGTGAACTCTGCATCAGGATGACGTTTTTTTACTTCAGCCCATGCAGCACTCCAGCTCAGATAATTCAGCCCATTTTTAGCTTTTACCTTTTCTGAAACATCTACATTATAAAGCTCACTAAAATAATTTTTTGAATCCATCAATTTACCTTCTTTATATTTATTTTTATTATCTTATCTATTTATTTTTTTGTAGAATTTACAGAGGTAGAAACCTGTTTCATGTTTTTTATAAGCTGCAAATTATCGTTTAACATAAGCGCAAGTGCCTGATCTTCTGTGAATCCAACTTCTGTATATGCCAAAAATGTTTTTCTTTTCGCCATTGCACATAGGCGGTGTAATTCATCATTTTCAACATAGTCTTTTGCAATCTCCAGACATTCATTGCCAAGTCCATAGACAACAGGTTTATATTTTTCAATATATCCATGTACCAGGTTAATTGCTACTTCTGGATTTTCATTAAGAAGCTTTAATATAATTTCTAACATTACATGTGTTCCTTTCCTTCTTTAATAATTCTAAGTCCTTTTGCATCCGCTTTCGCACCGTTGTATTCTTTTCCAGTTTTAATAATCATGTTTACTAATCGTTTGCTCAGATTATATTTTTCTGCACAATATAGAAACAATTCGGATTTTTTATCAAAATACCAATACTCATCATCTTTGTATAAATGGTATCTTAATTTTGGATATTTCCGTTGAAATGAAGTATCACCCTCATTATTACAATATGCTTCTCCAATTTTCTTCAGTTTATATATAAGCTGAAACTCCACTTTTTGAGCTTCTATTGGATCATCACAGTATTGCACGATTTCAACTATAAGATTACAAGTGCCACCAAAAGATTTTACTTCTTCTTTCCATTGTTGGTTGCGGTGTTTATCGAACTCATAAGCCCTCATACAGTTCCCTTGTGCTGATCCGACATAGAATATTTTGTTTGTCAGAGGATTTTTATGGACATATACATAATATTTTTCTGTCGGTAGCACAAGATCCTTATGGTATAACATATACAAGTCAAACTTAGTTGTCATAATCAAACTATCATGTTGTTCCGTGTAACTGTCGATATTTTAATTATTTATCTGAAGAGACAACCTTAACTGTAGCTCCTGCCTGAACTGTTGCAGTTGCCACTTCGTTCATCTTCTTGTATGCGTCATCAAGTTTATTTGTTAATTCATTGTTAGCCTGTTTTAATGATTCAACCTGACTCTTGAGGTTGGAGATTTCTGCCGCTGCCATTTCTTCTGCATGTTTTTTATCAGACTCAATTGCACGCTTCTCATATGCAAAACTTCTTTCAGCTTTCGCTTTCGCTTCTTTCGCAGCCTCTTCTTTTGCAGCTTCCAGTTCACCAGGGAATGCTTCAATCTTCTCTTTCATCTCCTGGATTTCTTTCTCTTTTTCTGTAATTGCATCTTCGCGGGCTTTTACTGCCTCTTCCTGCTTCTGGATTTCTGCTTCTCTTTTAGATTTTTCATCATCCCATGCGTCAGAATCAACTTTCTTATTCATTCTCAGATTGTATTTGTATTCATCTGCTTCACGGATTCTCTTCTTTTTGAGTTCTTCTTCATATTCTTCCGCTTCTTTATCAGCTTTACTTTTTGCCTTAGAAAGCTTATTTTCAAGTTCTTCAATCTCTTCGTCAACTTCCGCTTTACGTTTCGCTAACTTAGAATCCTGTTCATCTTTCAGCTTTTTATATTCTGTGTCCATATCAGCAATTTTAAATTTGTGAGCATTAATAATTGCTGCAAGGCTATCTGCTTCGGTTTTGATTCCGTACAGACTTTCAAGTTCTTTTTTATATTCATCAATCGCAATTTTCAAATCTTTATACTGCTTAATGATTTCTTCTGAGAACACTGAATTTTTTGCTGCTGTTTCTGCATTTTTGAGTGATGCTCTAAGTGCTTCGTTTTTTGCTGTTTCAATTGGGGAGTCATTCATTGCTTTTAAAGCTTCCAGTTCTTTTAAAGCCTGGTTATATGCTTCTAAAATCTGTGCCTTTGTTGACTTCTCTGTAATTTTAATTTCTCCCATTCGAGATCCTTTCTTTTTACTTTTAATTTCTCTTTGCCATCTATGTAAAATTGATTGATTTTCTAAATAAAATCATATTTCAGTCTTTACTTCCATGTAGTTCACCATCCGCAACTAATCTTAAAACAAAATCGCTGCACTTATCTACACATGAAGGACACAATAAAATTTCTTTTGGAAGATATTTTGAAAGATATTCAGAACCAGGCGGCAGATAAGATATGCTATTTGTTTCTTTACCACATAAATCACAATAGTATTTAATCATTCATAATCCTCCTTGAAATAAATTTTCATTGTATGATACACTCTATCCAAATAAATATTTATTATCTGTTTTATTTACAATATTCATAAAATCAACATTTTATCTTCGTTCTACTTACAAAACCAACCAACAATAAAATATAATCACCTGTGCCAGATTTACTATTTCCGATCTATTTTATTCGTTACTGTACGAATATTCTTAAACCGCTTCTCAATGTAATCACGATCTTTGGTAAATGTGGGGATTTCCTTATCAATAACCCACTTGCTACGTGTAAACTCGTCTGGTGTTCCTTCATTATAGGTCTGTGGAACTTTGACACAACAAGTTCCTCTTTTAAGGTAAATTGGATAATCGTTCCAGTTCACACCCTTCTTCAACATGAGCATATCCATAAGTTCTTTTTGGTTCTTATGCTCAAGCTGCTTTGCTGAAAAGTTTGCCTGTGCAACTGACTGAATAGAATTTCTCACACAGTCATTTTGTCTCCAGATAAACCCATTAATAACTTCAAATTCTGGCATATTCCATGCCCGACTGTCGAACATTGCCTTTCCGCATTTCCTAGCGTATTTGGTATAATAATCTGTTACTTTCTTTTTATCGGCTTCTGTTTCGCATCCTTTAAGTTCCTTTCTGACTCTCTCTTTAACGATGTCAGTATAGAACTTGTTAAATGCCATTGTCGCCATGCTTGCAGAAATTGTTTCAACCTTACGCTTTACATATCCAAACCATGCTCCCTGTGCCATTGATTTATAATCAATCAGTAAAAGGGTAATCTCATCGCTCTGTGTATATCCCAGTACGCATCCGGAAATATTCTCGCAAAGATATTTCATAGTCTGCTGCATTGCTTCTATCAAAATATTATCAAAAGGTTTTGCCAAACCTCTTGTAAATGTATGGAATGCTTTACCATCAATCCTAATCATTACAGGAACTCTTTTTGTTAGATAATCTTTTCTTACATCCTCATACTCTTTCATTCGTTTCGCGAAATCGCTTGTGTCCACTTTTATTTTCTCCTTTTGTTACAGATCGTTCTTAATTAAGAACTCTGGATTTATGCATTTGAAAGAAATGTTCTGTTCAACATTTCTGAATACACAACCTTCTCTTTCTCTCGGATAAATCTGGGATTTCCCCTGTACATAATGCACCAAATCTGAAATTTTCCAATCTTCCGGGATAACAAATTTGTCATCAAAAATCGGCACTATGTATATTCCATAATGCAGGAGGGTTCTCTGCATCTCTTCTGTTGTGAGCTTTCCTTCTGGTGAAATCAGATTGAACGCCCAGAATCTTTCACCGCCCTCCATCGGATATTTGTTTCCCTGGATTCCTTCTCCGGTAATTTCTCCCTGAAGAACAATCCAATCAAGTCCACCGATAAGCGTCTGTAATGTTTCTTTGATTTTGAACTTTCTTGCCACATTCCAATAATACGAATTATCCTCTGTCACAAGCCGTTTGTTTCGACTGCAAACTCCAAACTCATATTTATTCTTTCCTACTTTCTTTAAGAAAAATGTGGCAGAAGTGCCATCAACCTTTTCCGTCACACTCAACACTGTTTTGTCTCTTTTCAGCTTTTCAAACAGTCTTGTCATGTTCTGGATTCTTTCTTCATCTGTCTTTTTAATCCAATTCGGGAAAGTGTCTTTTACGGATGGTTTCAGATAGATTTTTCTGAACCATTTGAATCGCATGAGAAACTTGATAATTGGATTTCGAGACTTCTTCTTGTTTTCTGATACAACTGCGTTCTCTTGCTCCGCTTCTGGATCATATTTCGTAACACCTAATATCTCTGTTACATCATCACCAATTTTGTAATCGCCAGGCGGCAAAACAGCCAAAGGCAAAACAAGTCCCTGTGAGACTTGACCACGCAACTTAATGGTCTTAACAACATACTTTCTTGATTTCAGGAAATCATATTCCGGAGTTTTTGGCATTTTACTATCAATTTCGATGTAAACTACCTTGTCCCCCCTGAGAAAAATTATCACTTTTGGAGATAATTACTTCCCATCCATCAATTTGTGCTACCTCAATTCTGTCAGCATTCGGAATCGGCTTGATATTAGCAATTGTTCTGATTGTTGCTAACTTTCTCATTAATTCCTCTATCTCGAAAATATTTATTTTTAAACTGGTGGAATTGGTGATGCTTGATAGAATCACTTCCATCCACCAATGTAAGAAATATACGTTTTCGAGACACTTATTTTGCTCGTTCAATTAAAAGTTGAATGCAGAATTAGGTTTGCTGTATGTGTCTCACACGGACATTTTTTAGCCTTTGGCTGTATATGTCACCGTATAAATTTTTACTCTATAATAAATCTTTTACTGCAGCTTCTACCGGAGCATATCTCTCGGAATCAAGCTGATCTGTCAGGCACTTGTACGGATCAAGTTCACCGCTAAGTACCATTTTTACAATGTTTACTGAGAACCCAGAAACAAGTGCAACGCCAAGTTCGTTTTCCTTTACAGGAATTGCCCCAGTTCTTGAATTTACATTCCAGAATACCAAGCGCGGCATTTTATATCCATGTGCTTCAAATTTCTCAGCAATCGTATCAAAAAGTTTCTGATTTGGTCTGCCTGTCGTAGCACGATCAAATTCCATATCGCTTACGATAAGGATGTTTTTTGGCATATCTTCCTGTTTCATTTTCCCGTTGATTGCTACATTAAGGATCAAATCAAATGTTGCTGCAATATTTGTGTTGGAACAATCTGATTCTCTATATGATCTGATAAGCTTATTTCTCAGTAAATCCATTCCAGTAAGGTCTACTACTTTTGGTCTATTTCCAAATGTAATATATTTATCTTTGAACTCTCCAGATGATCTTTCAGAAAAATAGATAGCCAATGCTGTTGCTATATCCAATGCCGTAACACTGCTATTCGAATCAACTCTGCAAGTCATACTTCCTGATCCGTCTCTTACAACCAATGTAGAAGAATCACCCTCTACTAAATCCGGAAGTGCTTTCCATAATGCTTCAATCGCGGTATCTTTATTCTTTACAGAATAATAACTTCCATATTTATGAACGATATCATGCGGGAAAAGTACGCTTGCATTAATCTTGGCTTCACCTTTTTCAAGGCTTCCCAGATATTCTCTACGTCTTTCCTCATCGTTTCTAAGGAATGCATCATTGTAAATCAGGTTTGCTCTTGATGGAACTGCTTCATAATTGATTTTGCCCCATTCTTTTGCAGACATCTGGCGTTCAACGATTTTAATATATTCGCGAAGTCTTGATAATATTTTTCTGTAATTCTTCTCACTCAGTCCAAGATATGTTCTAACAACAGTTCCATTCTTCTTTGTTTGTTTAGAAGAAGCATTACAGCTCGGAAGCCATTTTCCAAGTAAGGATATTGGCTTTCCTTCTTCCATATTTTTTAAATCTTTTTCTAACTGCTCTTTAATCGCAGCCAACGCATAAGCTTCGCATTCTGTTCCAAGCAGGCACATCAGATCATCGTATCTGCCATATTTAGGAATGAGTTTCACAAACGCTTTCACAATATCTGGTTCAGTGTTCGCCATATGGTTCATAATAACTCTGAAGCTTCTTCTTTCTCCAAGCCCCTCCCTTGCGTCACGCAGATAGAAGAGCCATTTCAGTGCATACAGTTTATTATCCAGAAACGCATCAGTAAATTTACCAGTGATTTCTGTTGGTTGCATTTTTCTTAATGATGCAGTGGCGAAATTCAGATCAAGCAGATATTTCCCGGTTGTTCTGTAACCCAGTGCTCCATTCTCTGTCCGGCTTCTGTTCATATCGCCGTTTAATTCTTTTTCTACAGAATCCATAAAACCCATATTGGTTTTCCTCCTAATTTTTCGAATCACTTTTAAAGTTATTAATTCCTATACATTATTACTTTTATCTTTGATGAAATGTATAAAAAATTAGAATGTGCATGACAAGACTTGAACTTGCGACTATCTGATTCCCATATCTATAGTTGCTGTTAAAGACTTTCCACAAGTCTTATTATTATTCTTGTCAGATGCTCTCCCGACTGAGCTACATGCACATTTTTACAAGACACGTTTTTTCTTTACCTACGCACAATAATTTGATTCTTTGCTGTTTTGTGTCTTTAATAGTGGAATGTAAGGGACTCGAACCCATGACCATCCGCTTATGAGGCGGACGCTCTAACCAACTGAGCTAACATTCCTAAAAGGCAAGACGGGAATCGAACCCGTGTAAAGCGATTCCTACATTTTCCATTTTCTTTAAAATTTTGAAATTGCTGTATGTGTCTAAATGCTAGACACGGTTCACAAAAAATTATCGCCGCGTATACCACTCCGCCACTTGCCTAAGCGAATAATAGGACTTGAACCTATGACCATCCGCTCACGGATGCTCTAACCAACTGAGCTATATTCGCTGTGTTCTGTCTTTCCAGAATGTCATAAAAACGTAACAATGATAGATGTAAAAACTGTAACAAATTGTAATGTGGATATCCAGTCTTTGCTAAAAGGCACTAACACGCCAACACAGAAACTTCGCAACTTCGCAAAGACATTTGTGCCTCAAATGCTATCTGCTTTAGCATTCATCAGTGGACACCAGAAGTTTCACCGTCTGTATAATCTTGATAGCAGAAATCAACATTGTACAGCTAGCGTAGATTATATAACCAGACATGCGCTTGTCCTGTACATCGTACAAGGTCACATAATCTATTGGCGTAGCCGGGATTCGAACCCGACACATTTCGGTTTTGTGGAGGGGGTGGAACAGATAAACGATTTTTAACCGATGACTTTACCCATTTTGTCTATACGCCGACGCTGTGACTTGGACTCGAACCAAGAACCTACGGCTTAACATGCTATCGTTAAAATTGCTGTATATGCCTAATACTAGGCACATTGGTTGACTTAACGTTGCTCTACCATTTGAGCTATCACAGCCTTTTTTCTTTATTTTGTTTATCTTATTCAAAAAATAAATGGTGGGGAGATTTTGGGATCGTGCGGAATCGAACCGCAACTAAAAACTTGGCAGAGTTTTCATCTTGTGTAAAATTGCTGTATGTGCTTCCCACCACAATACACATTCAAAAGTATCAACCAGATCAATCCCATATTTATTATTTCGGTGTTGACTAAGATTTCCCCTCTTAGTAGGTTCTACAATATCCAATAAATCCAATGCAGTCCGGATCAGATGCCACTGAACACCCACAATGTCAAGTTACAAACTCTGCATTTTCAAGACACAGGACGGATTTGAACCGTTTCGTCAGACCACCAAAATCTTTCTTTATCCTTTTATTCATTTGCTGCGTGTGTCTTTGATCGCTAGGGATGAGACTCGAACTCATAACAACATCCTGTATGTAATGGAAAAGAATTTTTGCTGTAAGTGTCTGAATGCTAGACACATTTTTCTTTTATGTGCTCTACCTATTGAGCTACCCTAGCCTATTTATTTCTTTTGTTCTCTCTTGAACAATTATATATTATCATACTTTTCTGTTTTTGTCAATAGTATTTTAACATATTTTTTATTTCTTTTATCTTTCATTATTCGATAGGGTGAGAAAGTTCCCACCCATTAATTTTGATAAAATGCCTTTTCCCAAGTTTCATATAATTTCTTCAGATTAAATAACCTGGAATACATCGTTGTGTTTTTTATATTCGGTTCTTTTACAAGAATTTCATTTCTAATTATTGTATCAATATAGTCCATAGGTGTACCGGATTTGTGTATTCTAATTAATCTGTGGCTTTCTGCCAGTTTTGATTGAGTAAGTTTTTTATATATATTACTCTCTTCATAATATTTTTCATAAAATTCTCTGGCAGTGCGCATGATCCTAACAGTGCTTATTGTGGCATTCTCAGATCTTCCTTTTCTCAATGCACTAACTCTTGATCTTATCAAATATTCATTATCACAAATGCGTTCTTTTTTATCTTTTGACCTCTCTGATTCTGCATAATCAACGGATTCCTGCTCTGCGCAAAATCTACATAACAACAGTTCCTTTTGCGACACATGATAGTCAATTGGATATAAAGGACTATGAATTATCATATTCTCATAATCAACATCAGTTTTCTTTAAATTCATAATCTCTTCCGGTTCTAACTCAAGGAACATCAAACGAACTAACAGCTCATTTGGCTTTTCTACACCATCGTTGTAATCTGATGTTATCTTATATACCTCAGAACACATTTTTTCAAATTCTTCTTCATCTTTTAAATATTGCACTAGAAGAGAGCGTGACTGGTTAACTTCGCTAAAATCTATTTTTTCAAAATTATTTTCCCCAACAATTTTTCCATTTTGCAAGCACCAATCAACATAACTTTTTAATAAACTCATTGTTTGTATAAGGTTTCCGGCTTTTGCTCCTGTTTTAAGATCCAAAACCGTAAGTATTTCATCCGTATTCATTTCACAAATATCTTTATTGAATGTTGATTCAAGATCTTCAATGCCTTGGAAAATACGTATATATGCTTTATAAGAATTTTCGTTCGCTAATGTGTTCAAAAAATCTTTTTTCATTTTATCATTGTACATATAGCGTCCTCCTTTTCTTTACAAAACTGGAAAAAGTGTCGTCTGTTACCATCTACGCAATATTTTTTAATTTCATTATCTGTAAAGTCAGTATTTGCGATAATTTGAGTTAAGATTTCTCTCCATTCAGGGTTTCCCTTTAAAATGCTGCTTATCATTATATAATAGTTAATCGCTAGATAATGAACTGACCATTTTGTTTTCTTTACCTTCGCAAAATTACTAAAATCATCATACATAATTTTTGTAAGATAATTCATAAATGTAATCAACCAGTCTCTTAATTCATCCTGATCTGCTTTTGTTTTTAACAATTCTACATCATAATATCTTGATATAGCCTCTGCAAATTCAATATATAGAATAAAGCCGCTTCCTCTTCTAAGTTCAACGCCATCTTTCGTAATATTCTTTACATACAACTCATCTGCATCACTACTTCTCATAATTGAGTCAACAATCTTATTCTGTACAGTCAGCTTCATAGCATCTTTGTGGCGTTTTGGAATAGGAACAGTTGTCCATTCCTGATTTAAGATTCTTCTGGTATCTGTTGCAGTTAAATATGTGAAAAATATACCAAATTTATCATCCTGGTGTTTTGTAGATAATTCACACGCAATAGAACGATGATTTCCGTCTGGTACAATAATTGTTCCTGATGTTATTGTCAAAGTTTCATTATCCTCATTGTAAACTGGAGGATCAGCTTCACCGTCGTCCATCAGATTAAATCTTATACCATTATAAAAGAACTCACCGTTATTTATAAGATTCGCAATTTCTCTAGCACTTTTCTTATTTACTTTTGTTTTTAACTCACCGTATTTATCTTTTTTATAGTTTCGCTGCAACTCAGGTATGATTTGTAGTTTATTGGCATTTTTCAGCTTCTTAATCTCGCCTACACTTAACGGAAACATATATTGATTATCGGCAAGCTTTTGTACATGCTTAAAAACGATTCCATTTTTATAACTATTATTATCATTTTCTGGATCGTAATATTTATAATTCATAATTTCTGCTGGTTCAAAATAATCTTCTATTTTCCCAACAGTTTTTGATACTTTTGAGGCAGCATTTAAAATCCAATATAATTCTGCATCGCTTGCATCTTCAAGTGAATATCTTCCAGACAGCATCTTTAAGAAATCACCTGTTGTAATCTTATTGTCATGCATGATTTCTTCTTCAAGCTCTTTAGTCTTTGCCGGGCTAATACCCATAATGAATGATTTCACTTTTTCAATTAACTGATTCCTACTGTCTGTTGATTTCATGCGACTACCCCTTTCTATATTTTGTTATCTTTAAGATAACATATTTTTCAAGAGGTGTCAACATGAAAACAACAATTATTTCCTTTAGCTTATGTGGGTGCTCAATTCTTTCACGATTAAATCTCTTTCTTCATCTGTCATTTCCAGGTCTTTTTCTCGAATCTTCAGACAATCAGTATCATTTTTTACAATTTCGACGCTTACAATATCATGGATTTCGTCATACACAATAATCGCCTCAAAATAAGAAGATTTATGTACAATAACTCCAAGTGCATCGCCAAAATCTACGTAATCATTTTTTGTGGATTTCTCAATAGCTTCTTTTACATTCACACACATGTTTTCTTGATAGTTAAACTTCATTCCTCTTTCCCCTTTCGACAGAATCCAAGTAAGTAGCGAAATTTTCTAATCGAACGTATGTTTTTATTTTACTCTCAATAACAGTATACGTCAATAGAATATTTTCAAAATCTTGAAATTCTTGCAACCTCAATTAATTTTTCATTATTATTTTCTACTGCCCCGGCAATCACAAGTTGTAAAAGACCATTGAGATAATGACTAATCTCAACATCTGGAATACCAATATTTTTTAAATCATGTCCATTTATATCCAAATGTTTCAAATCATAACAATATTCACATGGATTTGAGCATATTTCTTCAACGATATATTTTGCTTTATATAAGCACCGAATCATTGATTTGTCTGCATTTCCACCGAATGTCATTTTTGCCAACTTAAAATTGATAGTTTTTATTATATTTTCTTTTTGATATTTCGATAATAAACGTCTTATATTCCCAACAGAATCCGTAATAAGTTCTTTTCTGCACTCCATAATATTACACACAGACTTTGAAACTTTGTTCGGGTATTTTATAAGAATATCAACTACTTTATGATAATTCCCTATTTTAGCCATATCAATTAAAATCGCCAGCTTTTCGCATAAGTCATCACAGTTCTGAACCATATCTACTGTTTTATCCCACTCTGTTATATCGGCAATATTTGGCATAACATATTCCAAAATATCTTGGTATTCTTTCAAGATATCAAAGTTACCACTAATTCCGTCTGTGCAAATAGTCTTTGTAAACTCACTTTGCTTTCTTTCAATCGCAATATGATCGAGTAACCCCATATGCTTTCTCATTGCTGTTGCAGTGCTTTCTTCTATTTTAAACTTGAATCTAACGGCAAATCTTAAAGCCCTAAGAATACGAAGGGGATCTTCTCTAAATCTGTCATCCGGATTTCCTACGCATCTTATAATTTTATTTTTTATGTCATCGACACCACCATGTAAGTCAATGATATTTTCTCCGTCATAAGCAATTGCATTAATTGTAAAATCCCTTCGCAGCAAATCTTCAGCCAAATTTCTTGTGTAACTTACTGTATCAGGGCGACGATAATCCGTATATTTTCCATCAACTCTATATGTAGTTATCTCATATGGTTCATGGTCAATTATTATTGTTACTGTACCATGCTTCAATCCAGCAGTCATAATACGAAAATCTTTGAATATCTCTATTATTTCTGTTGGCTGTGCTGATGTAGCAATATCCCAGTCGTGCGGCATATATTCCATAATAGAATCTCTCACACATCCCCCAACAATAACCGCCTCATGTTTGTTTTCTTTTATTTTGTTTAAAATCATTTTTACATTACTTGGCATAATTATATCAAGGTTCATAATTCTTTTTGTACACTCCTATCTCTGGTTTTCCATTTTTATCAACGATGTAATATGGAGATACAGACATACAACCATCCCAGGTATCATAAAAAAACCAATACATAACTTTTGTATTTTTATCATACACAAGGCTTTCTCTCTTAGTTGTATTATAATCTCGATGACTAATTTCTATGAGATCACCATAAACGAAAGTTTCTTCTCCATATTCATTTACAACTACTTCTTTGCCACATCCAGCAGCAGAAAACATAAGCGTTAATGCTGTTAAAAATACAATTGCCTTCTTCATATTAATACACCTCCTGATTACTAAATCTCATTTTACCATATATGCCATAATATGTAAATATTTATTTCTTTTAACTGGAAATTATTTCCAGGAACATTTAGTTCTTAGAATGTGTTCTTTATTCATTTCAACAAGTATTTCATAAGCAGCCTCTTTATCTGGCTGTTCTGGTAATGATGTATTTTCTGCAGCGTACTTCATCTTCTTTTCAAGATTATCAACCAACTCAAAAAATTCAGAACGATACGTCCCATCCGATTTTTGATATTCACCGTTACGAATGCTCATAAGCAAGTCGTGATCTTCTTTCCGGTATGTAATGATTTCTTCTTTTGTTAAAATATCAATACACACAAGATACAGTCGAACAAGATGCATAGCGTGCTTGTTAAGGTGTAAATCATCTTTTTTAGTATTTCTCTTACCCAGTTTGTCGTAATCTTTTACGATGGTGTTAATTTCATTCCATATATTCCTGTAATCTCTTAGGGGGTAATGGTGTAAAACTACGTCACAAAACATTTCCACTTCCATATCTTCTTTTTCAGAGACATCCGGATATAGCTCAATACTACCATATTCAAACTGTTTCATATTCTCCATACGGCGCATTGCGGTATTATATTCACTAAATGCGTGCCGTAAAGCCCCATGATCGCCACAAAATGAATATTTTATTGGTTCACCATTGATTTTATGATACCGGCTCACAATGTCCTCCATAGCATGTGTGATTGAACCCAGGATATGTTTTTCTTTTTCTGCTTGTGGGTATGAATCTCTTGCAAGCGCGTTCTGCAGTCTGCGTAAATTGCTATTCGCATATCCACAAAAAGTTTTAATTGCCCTCCTGGACAAGAAGATTTTTCTGTTATCAAGAAGTAACTGCCCTTCTGGACTGATAATAAAGTAATGTTCTGGCTTACATCCAAGAATTTCTATACAGTTAGGATTACAAGAAAGCAACAAGTCAATCATTTTGTTCAATCCATAAATTACAGTATCGGTGTTGCGATCCTCGAACTGCTCAAACTCAGTGTTTCCAAGTAAACTCTCGATAGGATTGAAAGTGATTCCTCGAATATCCGTATCTGATGTGGCAATATTCGTACCATAGGCGTGACTGCCACCATATGCAAGAAGAATAACATTGTCCCCTAATGCTGGATTCTCTGTTAAAAAAGCATAATCCTTATTTGCCAGAAATTCCCAGTTCATGTTCTTTTCACTCATTTTCTTCACTCCGTTCTTTGTTAATAATCGGCTGCAAAATATTTCTGATAAAGTCATTGGAGAGATCCGGGCGATCTGCACCATTACATTTAAGCACAACCTCACAACCCCAAGCTAAAACACCACAATAATTAAGTGGCTGATTAGTAAGAATTGCTTTTATCTCACCATAGAAACCATCGTCATTATATTTTTCTTTCTCTTCTGGTGTTACCCATCCCCAGATACTTTCTCCACATCCATCAACATCTTCCGGTGGAATGTAAAATTTAATACATCCAGCCTTAAACGCTTCTTCCGATAATGACTCAATAAGATCTCCTTTATAAGCCATACCACGTTCCTTGAACAGTTTCTTGATATCTTCAATATTTTCTGTATTATCCATTCCTTTTCTCCAATTCTTTATAGATATACTTTTTCATCTTTTCTTCAGCTTCCATCATCCACCAGTATTTACCGTAAACATCTCGCACAGTTCCACCACTATACACGTAATAATGCTTAAGTGGCAGATCCTTATACTCTGGCAAAAACAAGTCAACATGCCGCTTTACTTTATACCAAATGGCTCTAATGATACGATCCTCGAAATCTTCTACTGGATTCTCAATAGGATAATACAATCGCAACTGAGTGCCACATTTCTTCGCATCATATCCAGATAGCTCTCTTAGTTCATCTTTTGCCGGACATTCATCTGAAATACCAAGCCAAAACCAATACGCCTCTACGGACATAAATTTTCCGTCTTTTGTCTCTATTTCTTGCCTGTAGAAATTGCTCAACATGCGTCCAAGCTCTGTTTGACTCCCACTGTACACATTGATATGATCTTTGCCATCCATGTTCGGATTGAGTCTTTTCATCATATTACCTTCTTATATGATTCTGGAAGTGGTTGCCAGGCTGTAACAGAAGCTCCAAGATTTCTGCTATAACTCCACGAATTACTATATTCCCAATACATTCGCTTCACGACAGTAACACGGTTGTTTTTCAATGACACCATGACCGTCACTTCTCTTCGTTTCTTTTCACTATCATTAAAAAATTCTTCTGGCTTATAAATTGCAGAAATCCAACCATTTTCATCACGATATTTTTCTATCAATTCTTTATTAAAAATTTCTTTTCTCATAATCCCACTTTTTATTCCCATTAAATACTCTAACAAATACATGTACATGTGTATTTTTGTAATTTTCTATAAGTTCATTTTTATCCATTTTTGAATAATACACTTTCCATTTAGAATACACATCTTCTGGAACTTCATTATCTTTCAATGATTCTGTAAATATTTCTAACTTATTACAACAACAATACTCTTTTGTATTATCATATTCTCTCCCACATATGAAAAATTCAGCACTTTGGTATATAATTTTTTCATCAATAGGAAGATCATGTATTCCCATGTACAAAACGTATTCACCTTTATAGGGTATTTCTTTTGCCTCAATCACTAATGGTTTCATATACAATTATTCCTCTTATAGTAATGGCGGAACAGAATAAATCCTGTTCCACCAAACATACTTTATCTTTTATGTTTTTTAGCTTTTGCAATACCGAAACCAACAACAAAAGCTGTTGCGATACAAACGACAAATGCTCCGATATTTATAACAATCATTATTTGTTACCTCGTCTACGTCTCATTTCTGCCAGAATATCATCAGCTTCGCGATTTCTTTCTTGCGCTTCCATTCTACGGTTCATAGCTTCAGAACTGGTATCATATGCAATTTGAGCACCTGCAGCACGTTCTCTGGTTCTCTGCGCACCCTCTCTTACTCTTTCAAGCATACGATCACTTTCGCTTGAACTTGCACTTGCATTCATTCCCTCATGTAAAGAAATAATCTGCTGATCTGCTTCCATCTGGTAAACTGTTCTTTCTTTTTCTTCTTTGAGTTCATCAAGCTCCTGCTTAATTGCATTGCGGATTTCTTCCTGCTGTTCTTTTGCTTTTTTGTACTCTTCGATAGTTTCCTTTAATGTATTGATTTTTCCCTGAACAGTAACTTTTTTCATTGCATACTGTCTGGCATTTTCTTCATCACCAGAATCAAAGCAACTGTTAATAGATTTGTCAATCTTCATTAACTCTTTCTTTAAGTCGTACTGCTCTTTCTCTGCTTCATCCAGCTTCCCGGCAATTTCTGTATATGACCGTTCTGCATTGCTGTATAAAGTTTCTTTTTCTCTAATTGCATTGTTGAAATAATCTCTTGCTCCATCTGGTGTAGAAGCGTCCTGTCTCACTACTTCTTCAGTTCTTCCTCTAAACTTGATTACAAGCTGCTTGAAGAATGTTTTATTAACGATTAGTGCCACTACTGCAACAACAACCAAAAGACAAATGCAAAAAATTACTACATTACTTGTACCTACTGTCATTTTACGCTACCTCAATTCCAAATTTTTCACAGAGTTCTTCAAGCCCTCTTACAACACCCTCACCGATTGCATGGAACTTCCAATCATTTCCATCACGATAAATTTCTCCGGCAATAATAGCAGTAGAATTTCCGAATTTTTCTTTAAGATCATATCTTGCAATTTCTTTTCCATTCTTGTTATTAATAACGCGAATGTATGAGTTATCAACCATTCCAAAATTCTGCATACGGCGTTCTGCTTCAAAGATGGTTGCGCAAAATACAATTCTTTCTGCATATTTTGGAAGTTTTTCAAGAATGACCTTAATAACCTCATCATCTCCATCGCCAGATCCGGTAAGATTATCACCACTATGTATAACACCACCGCTCGGATGTTCAAGGTTATTGTAGAATATAAAATCTTCATCGCATCTTGTCATCCCTGTTTTTGTAACAACAAAAGCGGATGCATCTAAATCAAAATCTCCATCATCATCGTATTTTGCTGTGTCCCAACCAAGACATACAGAGATTCCGTCTACAATACTATCTTTTGATAATGCAACTCTTTCTCCCTTTTTAAGACTTACTGACATGTTACTTTATCTCCTTCCTTATTTATATCTTTTTGCCATATCTGGAATACTACTATCATGTGTTCCTTCTCCGATGGCTTTAAACTGCCACTCGTTGTTTTCATCACGATATAATTCACCAACAATAAGTGCTGTACATCTGTTATAATCATCTGTAAGATTGTAGCGACAGATTTCTTCTTTGGTTGCATCATCTACGATTCTTGTATAACAGTTTTTAATCATTCCGAAATGCTGCCCTCTTACCCTGCAGTTATAAATATTCACAGCTACAACTAACTTTTTAATATCTTCTGGCATTTTCTTCAGATCAATTGCAATCTGTTCATCATCATTCCTTTTACCTGTTCCACCAACAAGGTTGTCGCCTCTGTGCTTAATGCAACCACTGTCATGTGTAAGGTTTCCATAATAAACAATATCATCAGATCTTGTCAGACCACATTCTGCAACTTCTTCTGTTTTTGTTTTTGAGAAAAGCCCGAACAGCCCAGATGTTATTTTCTTTGAGATTTGTTTTGTGGATTCACGAAGTACGAACACAGAAGAATCACAATCAATACTGTTTCCATTCTGTGCCATATCCCATCCAAGTCCTACAGTTACATTTGCCAGTTTCTCTACTGCTTTTGAAAGATTTACTTTTTGTCCTTTTGTTAAACTTACTGCCATTCTTTATTTCCTCCTGCTTAAACCCCGAAGCTATTGCAAAGTGCCTGTAAACCGCCAGAATATCCCTGTCCGATTGCATTGAACTTCCATTCTCCATTGTGGCGGTACAGTTCGCCAAGAACCATTGCTGTCTCTGTTGAATAATCTTCTCCCAGGTCATAACGAATCATTTCTTCATTTGTTTCTTTGTTCACCATTCTAATATGAGAATTTGAAACCATACCGAAGTTCTGTAATCTTTCTTCTGCCATATAGATAGTTACAGTAAATGCAACTTTTTCAATATCATCAGGAATTTTTGTCAGATCAACGATGATCTGCTCATCATCTCCATTGCCTGAACCAGTGAGATTATCTCCCATATGCTGAACTGCACCACTTGGATGCTTTTTATTGTTAAAGTATATAAAGTCTTTATCACTCTTTACTTTTCCATTTGCACCAAGAAGAAATGCTGATGCATCCAGGTCAAAATCATCACCGTCATACTTATTTGCATCCCATCCAAGACCGACGATAATTTGCTTTAATCCTTCATTTCCTTTTGTAAGATCCACTTTCTGTCCTTTTACTAAACTTACCATTTTATTTCTCCTTATTATTTATTTTGTTTTACAGGAGTGGCATTTTCGCCACTCCCTATTTATTAAATAAAACGAAATCGGATATGCCATAATGGTCAAAAAGATAAATGGCAAAAATTTTGTTAGGCATGTTAAGACTAATCCAGCCGCATAACAAATCAATGTAATATTCTCAACTCTCTTATACTCTTTATCTCTTTTAACCATATTATTTCCTACTTTCTTCTAGTGATTGCTTTTCTCGCAAGATCAATCGGAATAATTAAGAATGCCAGGGCTACCGTTACACCCCACTGTGTAAGTGTCATTGCTGTGCATCCCATGATTTCCCCACCAAACTGTGCAAGTAAAAATGTAATGGCAAAAATCGCAATTGCTATCTCTACAAAAAGTTTGTTCTTGCCGATTCCTTTAAACAGGTTAAATCCGTCTGTTCTGATATTGAAGCCGTTGAATGTTGCCATCATCACAAGCAATGCAAATCTCGCTGTTGCATAAACTTCTTCGTTATTTCCAAATATATTCTGTATAGCTGGCAATAATGTAAGTCCAAAAATTCCTATAAATGCCACAACTGATACCGCAATCTGACTAACAGTTTCTTTTGATAACAGTTTTGATCCTTTTGGAATAGGCTTTTCTTTCATATACTCTTCTTTTGCTGGTTCTCCACCAAAGGAAAGAGAATTAAGAGAGTCCATCACGATGTTAATTACAAGAATCTGCACTGCTGCAACTGCTTCTACAGCCATAATAATCGGATATAAAATACTGAGAATTACCAGACCTACATTGATAGGTAACTGGAATTTCAGGAACTTCATAACATTGTGCATGAATGTTCTTCCAAGAAGAACTGCATCCGTAATTGATACAAAATTATCATCTGTAATAATAATGTCCCCGGCTTCTTTGCATACATCTGTTCCAGATCCCATTGAAAAGCCAACGTCCGCAGCTTTTAAAGCTGGTGCATCGTTTGTGCCATCACCAGTCATACCAACACAAAGTCCAAGTTCCTGTGCCAGTCGCACAATTCTCAGCTTTGTATTAGGCGTAGCTCTTGCGATAACCTTGATATGTGGCAATTTTTCTTTTGCTTCTTCGTCGGATAATGCATCAAAATCAATAGCTGACATCGCAATATCTGTGTCATCTTTGATAAGCCCGGCATCTTTCGCAATAGCTTTTGCTGTGTCAATGACATCACCAGTTACCATCATAACCTGAACGCCTGCATCATGCATTCTTTCAACTGCTTCTGGTACTTCTGGACGTACATCATCACGAATAGCAACCAATGAAGTAATGATAAGATCATCAGGTAAACCATTTTCCGGCAATGCTGATCTACTATAGCCTGTTGCAATTACTCGCATTGCTTTTACCGTGTATGATTTTACAATATCTTTTAATTTATTTCTTTCAACTGTATGTGTGCCATTTTCATCTTCATATGAAACAGCTACATCAATCAAACGCTCTGGTGCGCCTTTATAGTATGTAATCTTTCCGTCTTTTCCATCAGTTTCAACTGCACTGAATTTATTTGCACTGTTGAAGCTCTTTGTATTCGTTACTTTTACAGAATCAGTGATTGTTTTATATTCATCACTATCAATCATAGTAAGTAATGCTCTTTCTGTTGCATTTCCACCTACAATGTTTTTATTCTCGTCATACATAGCACTGCTATTTAACGCTACATTCAACTTGAATAAGCTATCCACCATTGTTCCACTTGTAACTTTTTTTTCGTTACCCATTACATTTTCAACTGGAACAAGTTTTCCGACTGTAAGTGTTCCTGTCTTATCAGTACAAAGCAACTGAATATTTCCCGCTTCTGGAATTTTATTCGTATGTTTTGCCAGGACATTGTGCTTAATCATAATCTTCGCATTCTGTGCTGTTATAAGATTAATGATAAGTGGTAAACCTTCCGGCACTGCTGCAACAATAATGGTAAGTGCGGTTACTGCAATAGTAAGAATATTCTTTAGAACTCCAATCCAACCAATTCCAAAATATTCTGCAATGCCACCATACTGAATGATATTTGTGATGATTAACGCTACTACAATAATTGAAGCTCCAATATACCCGAATTTGCTAATCTGTTTAGCAAGATCCTCTAACTGAATTTCCAACGATGTTTTTGTTTCTTCGATTTCATCAATAGTTGAGATTGTTTGACCGTTTACCGTATTAACTCCAACATTGGTTACAATCATTTTTCCCTCACCGTCAACCACTGTTGTTCCGGAGAATAATGCATAATAATTTACATAATCATCTGAATTTGCTTTTCTTTTTCCACCGATTTCGATATGTGGATTTCCTTTATTCCAGGCACTTTTTTTACATGGCTCAGATTCTCCATTTAAAACAGAATTATCTACCTTTAAATTTCCTTCAACAAGATATCCGTCTGCATAAATAGCCTCACCTGATTGAACAATAACCAAATCTCCAACAACAAGATCATCCGTGTTAATATGTTCTATCTTTCCATCCCTAACCACATTGCAATAATGAACCGATGTCCTATCCCTTAATTCTTTCTCACTTTTCTGGCTTTTTAAGCCTGTACTCATTCCAAGAAGCGCAATAGCAAGTAATACTACTGCAACGCCAATCGGTTCTGAATAAGAACCCTGTCCAAACACTGCAATAACTGTGAACACAATCATCATGGCTAAAAGAATCTGGTTTATGTGATCCTTAAATGTTTCCATGAAGAACTGCAGTCCGGTTTTCATTTTTTTCTCTGGTAGCTTGTTTGTCCCAAATTTTTCTCGGTTTTCAACCACCTGTCTACTTGTTAGTCCTTTTTTCATCTTGTTTCCTTTCTTTTATTTTGTTTATCTTTATCTATATCAACAGTACAGGTTTTTATACCTGTACTGGAAATAACAACGACATACTCTCTAAGTATGTGTTCTTTTATAGGAAATGTACACGAAATATCAATATGCCATCTATCATAAATAACATACCAGTTGAATTTTACATTCCACCACTTTATTGATAATATATATGTTCCTGATTGAAAATAATTTTCTGAACTTCCAAACGGTTCAAAAAATCTAAAATAATCTCTCCCATATATAAAACCAAATACAATTATTAAACAAATTACTATGTTTACCACCTTCTATATAATATCACCATTTCTTTTGTATGTCAACTATTATTTCTTTTATCTTATTGATTATTTTTTATATCTGGCATCTTTTTTGTCTCTTGATTTTAAAATAACGCTGCGATATTTCTCATAGCTTTTTATGGACACATATTTTCCATTTATTACGTCGAAGCACTGTTCCCCTCTTGCCATTTCATATGCGTTTGCCGTAATTACAATATATACTTCCTTATCTTTATGAATATCCAAAATCAATTTAAAAAGTTCATCTTTTAATTCAACAACATTGTCAATACTAAATCCGCTGTCTACTGCATCAGCAAAAATCCAATATTCGTTATCATTCGGATTATTCCGGAACATTGATCCAATCATCTTCGCAAAGTTCCCCATATTTAATGCTATGTTCTCTCCCTCACTGGAACACATGCTTGTTGCAAGAAATGTAATATCTCCGTAAAATCCGGCTTTACTTCTTGCATTGCTGCCGCCATCCTTTAGATTGTCAAACATTACGCATGGGATATTTTCTTTTTGTACAATTCCGTATAACTGTTTCAATAGTGTTGACTTACCAGCACCATTGCAACCAACCAAAACCGTAACACCAGGAACAAGTTCTATCGTGGCTTTATTATACATTTTGATACCTTCACCATAGGCATCATTATCAATTTTGAATTTCCGTCCCATAGTTTTTCTACTCTCCATAAACTTGTACTGTACCATCAGCATTATATAATGGTGTTATACCAAATTTATAACCAGATTTAGCGATAAAATATTTCACTTTGGTATCTTTCGCATACACAATCCTATAAATTGCTCCTGAATCATCCCACTCTGTTATAAGTGTAAAATAGTTTCCACAAAGGCTATACTCTGTATTATCCTTTTGCCCGGTTACTTCTTGATATGTTTTTCCACATGCCGTACATGTAGTACATAGAATGAATATAATAGCTGCAAAACAAGCAACTTTGTTAATAATTTTCTTTCTCATTTATTTACCTCTACTTTTTATTGGTGTTCTTACCAGTGGCGAAGCTGTTGTATAATCACCATTCTCTTTTATGAGAGTCAACTGGCATCCACCCATTACTTCATAAGTAATTCCCTTTTTGTTATCAAGAAAAGCAAGTGCTTCATCTGCATCTTTAAAAACTTCCGGATAAATAGTTCCGTATGGATATGAAACCCACTGGTATATATCATGTCCATCAAAATGTCCACTGCCACTTCCACATAACATAAATGTGTTCACATGTTTTCCGGATTCAGCAGAAAATATTTTTACAATTCGTTTCATGTTTATTTAATTCGCCTTTCTAAAATAAATTTCCTTGACTGTCTACCAGTCCTTCATATCCGCACCATTTACATCTGCAATGCAATGACGCTCCATCAAAACCAGTTGTTTCATAATCTTTCATGTGACAATGCCAGCCTCTCTTGCAATAAATCTTTTGTAACGGTTTTACATGATTTGCTATGGCATATCCAATCCCGTCAAGAATAATAAGTGACATTAAAATTACACCTACAAATAAACCAATACTCACAATTATGCCAACCTCCTTTCTGTTTCTTAGTTTTATTTACTTCTCTTAATCCATTTCATGATTTATATTCCTCATTAAAAGCATAATCACTACAAGTCCACTTCTCACCTCTATATACAAATCCATACATGCCTTTAAATTTTGGATGTGTATATACGTCTACAACTGCGCCTTGAACTTGTTTTGCCACACCTATGTTTTCTCCTTGCTTAATATGTTTAATCATATTCGTCACCCATTATAATTCTCTCCGTAGACTGCTATTTCTGGTTTACCATTTTCATCTAACACATAATATGGCATTGTAGAAGTTGAATATGAACGCTCAGTATATACATACACAATTTTCGTGTCTTTGTCATACATAAATATTTGATCTGTGGCATTTGTGTTACTATCTGTATAATGATTTCTTTTAATTTCTATAAATTGTCCATAAAAGCTAACTTTTTCACCTTTCTCATTTATAACTTCATCACCGCCACATCCAGTAAACGAAAGTGCTAATCCAGATACAAGCAATCCAATTAATAGTTTCTTAACTTTCATTCAATCACCATCCTTTTCTTTAGTTCATTCAGTAAATCATCATTGGAAAGTTGCTCTACAATTTCCTCTTTAAAACAGGTTTCAACTGTATAACACAATTCCCCATCTTGGTCTGTATATACATCGCTTATCCATGATGTTCTTTTCGATGGCACTTGAAAAATTGTTAGTTCACTATCTTTTGCCTGTAATAACGCAATCACTTCATTCCGATCATTCTTTATTTTAATTTTCATAAAATCCTTTCTAAATACTATATTCGGTATTATAATTTCAAAATATAGTAAATTCCTTATATTTATATTTTATACAAATTATACACTTTTAAAAGAATGAAATCAAGGCACTACTTCTTATCTTCTAATAGCGCTTATGGATGCGTTTTGCTTAACTCTTTTAATTTAACTAGATAAATTAAAAACAGCTCCCATCTTTTTGATAATTTTATCTGCAATAGCATTTAGGTGATGTTCTCTTTGCTCTTGGTTCTCAAATTCCCCAGTATATCCATCACCAATATTTGCAGTATAAATATACTCACCACCCACATCCGGATATTCACAGGTCAAGCCACCCCAACGTAACCTAACATATCCGACTTGTTTTCCTTTGCCATTGAATACATCATACTGTTCCGGGCAAACACTACAAGTTTTTACAAAGTCTAATCCTTTAATTTTCATTTTTGCCTTCTTTTAATGCTATCAGAGAATTTCCGCAAGTTATTCTATCTTCATCTTCCTCTTTTGAAGGAACAAATACAATAACATCCCACCCTCTGTCAACCAACGGCTGCTCAAATTTTTCATATACATCAAAGTCTGTTACAATCTCATATCCTTCTGAAACTGCTTCTACTGTTTCATGTATTGGCGTGATCTTGACAATGCACTTTTCCTTATCAAAATACTTCTCCATCAGATCCGGATCAAGGTTACATTTTGATGTGACTGCAAAATTCAGTGTAAATTTTCTCTTTTTAGGATTTGGAAGCTCACTGATAATATCACCAATTTCTTTTAGTGATAAAGACATACCCCGAAACATAGCATTTCTGTCATTTTCGTCAAGAGTATTGATAGAAAACTGCAGCCCGAAGCCATCTTCGCTGCCATACTCATACCCAGCTTTTACCCAGTCATATAAAAACTGTTTCAGATTCTTGTTTGATTTTGGCATCATTGTTGATACCACCGGATGATATTCTTTGAATGTTACATCAGAGTCCTTATCCTGGATAATATTTGCAATATCAATGGCTGCACCGACAACATACTTGTTAAAAGTTGGCTCTCCCATTCTAGCAAAATGTACGTTCAGTCTTTCGCCATGTTTAATTTCGCTCAAAGCAATCGCTGTTGTAATTTCAGAGATAAGTCCCACTTTTGATACATTTCCATGAAAACCAAGTTTCGGGCAATCACAGAAATTACATTTCATCGGGCAACCTTTCTGTGAAGATACAGTTACAACTAGCTTATCCTCAAGTGTCACCTGCCTGTGTTCAACCCTTTCGATCCGTTTATCATACCCCAGAAATGAAGCCTTGATATTGTTTTCTTTGCCGTAGTCCCCCACAAACAAATATTCAAGTCCCAGTTCTTCATCTGAAATAATATTTCCAGTTCTTGTTTTTGTAATTACTCTGCTCATTTATTTATCTCAACTTTCTTTCAAGAATAGCATTTACCAGTTTTCCATCTGCCTTGCCTTTGACCTGTGGCATGAGAACTTTCATAATCTTTCCTTTTTCTCTTTTGGTTGGATCATTCAATCCCAGATCATTCAGCACATCAGAAATAACATTTTCAATTTCTGCTTCGTCCATCATCTGTGGTGCGAATTGCTGCAGAACTGCCAGGCGGTTATTGCACTGCTGAATAATGTCCGTTCTGTCTGCCGGTGTCATTTCCAGTGTTTCTTTTGTCTGTTTGATCTCTTTCTGCACTACTGCATCCTCTTCTTCTGGTGATAAAACTCGCATTTTATCAATTTCTGCATTCTTTAAAGCCGCCAGAAGCAAAGCTAATGTATCTTTTCTCTCCTTATCTTTTTCTTTTATAGCTTTTATCATTTCATTTCTAACTAATTCCTGTTTCACCACACATAGTCCTCCATTTCTATTGTATTTAGTTTTATATTCTATTAATTTTTATTGTCCTTTAATCTGACTTTCTAATATTGATAAATATGTACACTCTTTTTTGTCCATTAAATCATCAAAACCAAATGATGAACTGTGCAAAATTTTATCAAATTCACTACTTATATAGGCATTACTTTTTCCGTTTTCATAGTCATAATAGTGTTTGTAAGTACCAGTTAATCTATACAAAAGTAATTCTGGACATTGAAACTCAAAATATCTAATATTTTTCTTTAATTCCCTATGAAAGATGTCTCTGGTTCTCCCAGTATATCTTGGAATGAAATAATCTATGCAAAAGACAAATTCACATGCAGCTTTCGAACAGGTAAACTCATCAAAAAAGCACCGATAAACCATTTCTAAAAAATCATTATTTACTTTAAATTCATCGTCTTTGATATGAAGCCCATAACTTATCAATTTCTTATAAAGAGTTACAATATCATCGAATTGTCTAAGAAATGGTAAATAATCTCTTTTTGAACCTATACACGCAACTAAGACAAAACCATTTTTATTTTCTTTCTTTATATTTATATTTTTAGAATGATTTATTTTTGCCACTTTTCCATTACTTAATATCCAAATTCCTTGACACATGCGCTTTTCTAACTCTTCCAAACGATCTGGCATACTTTTAATTGTGTCACACATATCCATATCTAGTCTGTAATACGCGATTGTCACCACCTCCTATTAAATTATATACATATTTACGAAACAATTCTTTATTATTAAAATCCACAGAATACTTTTGAGCCTCAATTATCATATCTGTTCTACTTAAAAAATCATCAAAACTGATATAATATAAACATGCATTATCTTCGTTAAAATAAAATGTATTATTATTCACTGAAACCGCACTTCGGCATTTCGTAAGATACACATTTATGTCTTTTCCATTTGTAAAATACTTGTTTACTTTTCTTTTTCTGAAGTTTCTATTCACCAGATTATATACAGTAAAAAGTAATTCCTTATCATGTTGTTCTATACCTATACTAAATTTATTATTTATTCTTGAAATATCAAGAATTTTCCAATCACTTCTATCTGGCAGATAACAACTTATTCCCCATCCAACTTTACTTTTATTATACCAATTCCCCGTATCAAACAAAGAAACATAGTGTGATTCGAAGTATTCTGCATCAGTTCTTGTCTTTATTCCTTCTTCAATATATTCGATTTGCCATTCATGAAGTCCAGCCCAATAATCATAATTTGAATGCTGTTTTATCCTTTTGTAAAGTCCACCAATATCATCCGTTGACCAAACAATTCCGACATATTTTATTATTCCATCTTTTATATCTCGATATCTATACACAAAACCCATATCATTGCTCTTCCATAATCGCCCCACAATTCGGACAAAATCTTGATTTCACTTTTTGATTCCCATAACATTTCTTATAAATCTTTTTATTGCATACAGAACAATATACACCTTCGTTTGAACATTCACTCAATAAGTCCCAATGCCCTACTGGTCTTTTCTCAACAATGACATGATCGCACTGACTTGTCATCATACTCGCAATAATCATTCCATGAATCATAGCCTGTTTATACATATTGCTTTCAGGTAAACTTGCAAATATTGTTGATTTAAAAAATTTATTAATTTCTTCTGAACCAATGCAGTTCAAAACTCTTTGCTGATACTCAGAAGTATCTACCAATAATTTTTTCATAAACTTTTCTCACTTTTCTAAACTTACATTAACTGTTCCATACCAGGCACAGCCACCTACATTGAATTTATGACCTTTATATTCAAAATTTCCCCACCAATCACATTTCCAACCATTGAAATCATTCGGCTCACAGCTTGTAATTTCGCAAAATACTGAAGTCTGCAATGGATTTTAAATAAAAACACCTGTAATTTCAATTCACACATCTGTATAAGATGTGACTGAAATGCCAATTTCAATATATTGTCATATTGTTATTTCAATTCATACATCTATATAGGATGTGACGATCGACTATGATAGAATCGTGCAGCTACGCCGAATTTCAATTCACGCATCTATATAAGATGTGACCAAAGACAGCTCCCACCATATAGCCTGAGAAACTATTTCAATTCACGCATCTATATGAGATGTGACAATGATATCTTGGTAGTCGTTCAATTTCAATTCACGCATCTATATAAGATGTGACCTGCAACGATCTCACCAATGCCAAATATAGCTTAATTTCAATTCACACATCTATATAAGATGTGACTGCAATGATCTAAGTAAAGCCAAATACAATTTTATTTCAATTCACACATCTAATATAAAATTATGATTGCATAAGCAATACCGTTTTGAAAACATAAATTTTCTAGGTTTCTTATGCCATTTTGAGTGCGAATCAACCAAGTTTTAATGTTTACTTACGATTCGCACTAAGGACGGGTTGAACCTCCGCCTACAATATGTTAATTGAGATTCATGGAATAGTACAAAATATTTCTTGCCGCATTTATATCTCTGTCATGCTGTGTCCTACATACTGGACAAATCCATTCCCTAGTTCTCAATTTTAAGTCTCTTTTAATATATCCACAGCAGTTGCATCTTTTTGAAGATGGGCTCCATCTATCAATCGCTATGACAATTCTATCATGCCAAATAGATTTATACTTAATTTTTGCTAGTACATCTCCCATACTTGCATCTTCTAATGCTTTTGACAAATGTTTATTTCTAAACATTCCACTTATATTCAATGTCTCAACTGCAATATAATCATTATTTATTACAATATCCTTACTAACAATATTGTTCCATAAATTTCGTTTATTTGCTATTTTTCGATTTATCTTTGCAGATAACATCTGTGTTTTCAGATATCTTTTAGATGGTTTTTCAAATCTACCAGCTTTGTATCCTTCTCGAAATTTTATGTTTCTCCAACCTAACCTTCTTGAAAGTCTCTTATCTATTCTTTTTAACTCGTTTTGCTTATTATATTTATATTTTTTATTTGGATATTTTACTCCGTTTGATGTAATAATCAAATCCTTGATTCCAACATCAATACCAATTTGATTCCCTACTTTTTCTTTAGTTTTAACATAACATTCTGGTATTTTAAAAATTATCCAATAATTATTTTCGTGATCTTTGCTAACAGTTATCGTGATCTTCTTTGTTTTGTTCTCCAAAACCCATTCTAAAAATGTTTTTGAACAATTTTCTCCAAATCTTATTTTTTTATTCCAACCTCTGACTTTTACTGGCTGAAAAACTCTTTTTTCTGCTCTTGGTTTAACAAGTTGTATAAAAAATACATTATCATTACCTGTTTTCGAAACTGAGGACAAACAGGTAGCATATGTAAAGCTCTTTCTTGATTTTTCTTTTGTATAATAATTTGGTATTATAGATTCTACTGGATATTTTATCGTTGCACACTTAATATCTGTAACAATCTTTTTTTGCTTTTTATACTTTTTACCCTCTGATTTTGCTTTGATTCTTTCTGCTTTTTCCCAAACTGTTTCAGCCATCAATAACCGTTTCTTAAAGTCGGTTTTAATCGCACCAATTTCTGTTGTAAGGGATGCCGGTATTGCTAACCCTATTCTACTATCGGCTGCGATACAATTAGCCTTATAAGCTGCAGAGGTAAACATACCAAATGTCTTTGAATTTATCCAATGCACTGTTTTTCCATCTTTATCTTTCTTTTCTGTCGTTCCATCAAAATAATTGAACAGATTATACATACATTTATTTAGATATAATTGTACACCGTATATTTGATCGTCAATTATTTTTGCCTGCTCTTTATTTGGATATAGCCTACATTTCATTGAATAGTTATTTACCTTCACATACATTTGCTATGTTACCATTTGATTATTTTATATAATCAATATCCTTTCATCTAATAATTGGTTTATAACCTGCAATAATACTTCCTGAGTTTCCAAATCCTTCTCTGTCTCAATCTCACGATAATTGAAAAACTCCTTGAAATTATATCCACCCATGCCGCCCCAACAAGTGCAATGATAATGTACTTCGTGGCGATAATACGGCTTATCATAAATTCCAATCCATACAGAATTGTCAGTACAATACTTTCTATCTGCATCTGTTCCAATGCTTTTTGAAATACACCAAGCATTTATCACATCATTTCGCCAGAACAACGGCTCTTTGATTTTGGAGCGATCATTTACAATCAGTTTATTTATGTCTGAAGGTTTCAAGTTATATTTATTCTCGACTTTTGGTTTTCTCATATTGCAGCCTCCTAGAATGATAACCACGAATCTTCATCGTTTGGATCAATATAAGAATTAGATAACATCCGTATTTCGCCACAACATTTACACACCACTTCATGTCTTTCCCCGTCATTGATAATATCACAATATTTTACATTCATAGGTAAGTGGCAATAATACCCAACTGCATTCTTAGTGTGACCACAAGGGGCTTTAGGTCTTTTCCCAAACAGTTTGAATAATAACCATTGGAATTTTGCATATCTACGTTCATCCAATTGAATTTTCCAAAGTAAAAATCTCATTCATATCATCCTTTTTTGCTATGTATTTTTAGGTCACGACATCCAAGCAGAGACAACTTTCAAATCTTCTTTCTTTACAAGATCTTCCGAAATAACTAAATCATTTTCATTCATTTCGTATATTTCCTTGCATTGTTTCTCAATTCTGTCTCTATCCCTAGGTGTAAATAACCCGCCGCGTCTTATTTTTATCTCGTTACATTTGGCTTCTATTGCATCTTCAATAGGGACACCATTCATACGCATTTCGATAATACCATTACTGCCACAAGGCAAATAGAAATGTTTCTGGCACTTTGTACAAGACTCTTTATAATACGTGTAATTTTCGTGTCCTTTAATCTGAAAAGCACATCCAGAACTAATCCATCTTTCACTACGTTTCTTACAAAGCGGGCAAAATAATATGTTATTAATTGGAAACATCCTGTTCTTTCCTCCTTGTACCACAATCAAAAGCTCCAACATCTTCCGGATCTACACATTTCACAAAGTCCTCTATACAAGCATCCATATCCTCGAAATACATACTGGTCAACGAATGCGTGAATATTCCAGGAACACGTTCTTCTATGGTTTCACAATCTTCTTTGCAATATCCCCCACCAACCAAAACAAAAACTGTTTTATAGTCTTTCTTATGTTCATCCCAGAATTTCTTTATTGCTTCGAGAAGTTTTACTCTTTCGAGAATTTTGCTGTTTTCAATAACATCTTCTATAACGTTTTGCTCTGGTGTAACTTCAGAACATGCTCCATATTTTTCATATCTTGCAGCATACTCTTCGCTAATTGGCGCATATAAGCCTTCTGGAATTTTTTCATTGTATGCGATTTTTAAGCTAGTTCTTAATCCCGGCAAATCATTTCCTTCAAGCAAAATATCATAACCATGTTCCTGATCCACTTTTATCCTTGCTAATTGGTTGTAAGGAACGATAGTATCTGGATCAATTGCAACTCTTTTAAGTCCCAAATATGCTGACTCAACACCACAACCATACAATCTATAATCATTATACTCTATGTAATATTTCCAAGTATTTTTCGGACAATATGCTGCCTTTGCTACCACAATATAACCAACAGCAATCTCATTTGTGCCGATTATTCGCGCCATATATGTAAATGGTTCTTGCGCATTTGTGGAATCAAAATTATAATGTGGAGTTCCTACTCGCATCATTTTATTTCTTCCTCCTGTACATATTTCGCAAAATCAACAATCTGCTTTCTTTTACTTTCAGCATCACTGTCATTCACATAAACATATCCAAGTGTTATTTCAATTGTCTTACATACTCCAATGATGCATCTTAAATTTTCGTCTTTCCCTGAATATTCATATTTTATTCCTGATGTAGCAAGGTCTACAACTGAAAGCACCCAGTCTATAACTGTTGTATCTTTTCCCGCCAGCTTGTCAAAAAATCGCTTGTACTTTATAAACACGTATTTACAGGCATATCCAAGTGACTTGAATATTGCATCGCATATTCCAATGATTTCCATAAAAGCTTTATCCTTGTCACTTGAAGTTCCTGATCCGCATGATGATCTTGCAATTTCCAATATGCTATCAGCCCAGTCAATTACAATATTTCCACTCATGTTATACCTTTCTTACCTGAATAAACTTGCCTGTTTTTCAAGCATATGTGCGAAAATTCCACCTGTGGCTTTATTTACTGCACTGTAAATATCTCTCTGTGTTGCCTCTTTATTGGCTTTACACGCTTTACTACAATATTTTGATCTCCGGCAGAGTTTACAATTTCCATCGGAAAGCCAGCGTTCATTGTCAATTGATTTCGTCATAACATCTTTCCTCTTCGTCAGAATCGTCATTGTCACTGTCAGCAGAAAAAATAATCTCTTTAATTTTATCAGCCTTTTCCTCTGGCAGATATTCTGAAAGTGGGAATAACTTGTCAATTTCTTCAAGTGTGAAGCCAAGTGTTCCAATAGCTCCTATAGCCTGATGAAATTTCGGAATCTCATCAAGAATTTCTTCTGACACAATCTCAGTACAATTCTGAGCTTTTTCCATAAGGACAAAAAATGTATTTGTCAAAATCTCGATAAGTTTTTTCATGCTTTTGAAGTCTTTGTTTTCCGGATTAACTACAGTCTGAGTTGCTTTCACAGGTCTTTTTCTGTAATGCCCGTTTCTATTTCTTCTCTGGTGGGTTCTATTTCCATTGAATTTCTCATTGTTATTCATATTCTAATCGCCCTTTCGTATTGTCATATCTTTCATGTTTTACAATTCTTAATGCTTCTGCAGAATCAGAGTCTGGCTCAATTTCGTCCAGACTCGTTTCTTCTTCCTCTGCAATTTGTTCAACTACAGATTTAATATCTTTTGGATATTTTGTGCTTAATACCCTGTTTAGTGTGACAACTATAATGTCGGCTTTTTCATATAATGATTTGCCTTGACCTTTAAGCATTACTGCTTTTCTCAGATAGATCGAATCATCATAATCCCAGTCCATCGACATACGATCCTGGAACTTTACATATATATCGCTGTCTGTATCTACACTGGCAGCAGATATGGCTGTAAATACAAGAAGCACAACAATTATAACTGAAATTACTGCACACACTTTTCTCGTTGCACGCTTACTATAATTCATCTTATTCTCCTGTACTTATCCTTTTGTATTAATACAGCTAAGTAAATCCACTCCTGAAAACTTCAAAACAACTTGTTACTTTCATATCTTTACCCATTATTTATTTCTATTAACTTCATTTATTTTTCAGGTGTCTTTCTTAGAATCATATTTCCCAATACAGACACCGAATGAAGATAATATTCCTTATTTAGTTTCGTTGCTTATAACCTGAAAATTCTCATGAAATATATCCAAATCTGTCTGAAATCCGTATTTATCTTCATCAATTATATACACATCTTCGCCCTTAAACATACATCTATATGTATGTCCCTTGATGAAATTGCTAAATCTGCCATCTTCCATAAGAACTTTTATATCGTCTTTTGCTTTTACTATTGCCATTGTACTTTTCAATAGTCTACACTCCAAGTCATAAAATGTTCACATCATTATAATACTGTTCCATGTTTTCATCTTCAAGACCACAATATCTCAATGTAACTTTTGGAGTTGCATGATTAAACATTTCTTGAAGGTGACACAAAAACATTGCATCATCCTGATGTGCCTTTAACTGCCAATAGCCAAATGTCTTTCTCAATGAATGCGTTCCTACGTTGAAAGTAATCCCTACTTCCTTCGCTGCTTTTTTCAAAATATTACCAGCCGGACGAACCTCAAGATGTCCATTTCCTTTTCTACTTTTGAAAATGTATTCATCCCTTCCAGGTATTTCCCCGTTTCTTATATACTGTTTAAAGTATTTAAGAATAGCTTTTTTGCAAGACTCATTCAGATAGAATGTACGCCACTTGCCAGTTTTTTCTTCTTTTATTCTGATTGCGTTTGCAACTTCTGAATAATTATCCGGGAAAGCCTGTCCCCATGTAAGTTTCAGGAGATCCCCTGCTCTAAGACCAACATTTACGCCAACAACAAATAAGAGGTCATTACGCCACATCTTTTTCTCAACGAAATAATTGTGCATTTTCTGAAGATCTTCTTCGGTTTTGAACGGATAAACTCTCTGTTCTTCGCCCTCTTTGTAGTTACCTTTTTTCTTTGGCTGTTCCTCAACATGCTTTACAGTAAAATTGATAACCTTTTTATTTTCTTCTTTTAATGCGGATGTTCCGTTGATATATGTTGTCATAATGCTCTCCTTTCTGATCCTACAGTTCTACTACTTCCAGAATATTGAAAATATCATCATATACAAATACATAATTGTTTTTACATATATCTGTCAGCTTTTTAATAATTATATCTGTATCGTGTTTATTAATTTTTTGATTTAACAAATCGTTTAATTCTTTGTACAGCAAATTATCTTTTAACACTTCTGATAATTTTTTATCTTTTCCATTCTGGTTGTGGTTTTTAGAAAAACTATTCAATATGTTGATGATTTCGTTTGATTTTTTATAATTGCCTACAACAATAACTGGTATATTATAAGATATATCATAATCGGAGTAAGCTCTTACAGTAATCAAAAACATAATGACCACCCTTCTCTATTCAATGCTCTTTTTCAGTGTTCCAATCCACTTCTGCTTGTTGTAATCTGATGTATCTGAAAGTGCCACATAATTCAGTAACTTATCAATATGCTGAATTGTATTGTTTACAGCCAACATAAAGATTTTCTGTTCGTTGCGGCTTTCCAGTGTTAAATATGACTCATCCTGGCACTCTGAATAATCAAGTCCAAATTCGCCACCACTGATAATTGTATGCCCCATGAAAGTAATGCTCCATGCTTCACGCTTCATTCCATCTGTTTTATAATGAAACTCAAACATCTCTGAGTCTGCATTGCTATGATGGTGGGTTTCTGTAGGATCAAACTTTTCATTAAGCTTGTCAATGATTCTCCCTACCATTTCCATATCTGGATTAATAAATTCTTTTCTTGAAATACTGTACATTTTTTACCCTCCTATTGTTTGATTTCCTTGTAATTATATTACCATATTCCTCTGGCAATTTCAAGTGTTATTTACATTTATTTTGTTTATCTTTCATCAATTCTACCTGCATTTCCCTATAATAAGGTACTGTCATTAGCTCCCGGCGAATTTCATCGTACATCTTATGCAGCTTCGGATTTACCCATTTCATCCACTCTTTACGATCATCCATAACCATAAGCTTTCTGACCTGTGTAGCAGAAATAGGGATTCTTCCACGATTTACAATAAGCTGCGACATATCAATCACATCTTCCCTTGCAAACCAATGATTTCGCTCTTCATCGTCTCCGGTAATCATCAACTCTGGAACTTTGTAAATATATCTGTCTACATTCTCCAGAAGATACTTACCCCACTCCGGACGAATATCATTCTCATCTGTCAGATCAGACAGTGCATAAATCATGATTTCCGGCGAATCTCCGTATATCTCTTTCAGCATCTTCGTTCTGGTGTTGATATTAAGCGGATTTCTTTCTGTCCCGCATTCTTGTGATGATCCTATTAGAATTAAGATCCTGTCGCAAAGTTGTGTCCCCATATTTATGAGCGATTCATGACCTATATGATAAGTCTGGAATCGCCCACAAATTAAACCTACATCATAAGGTTTCATTGTTCTGTTCCTCCTAAAATTCTTGTTTTGTCAAAGTCCAAAAATCAATAATACAAACGCTACTGCTAACATCATGAATGACATCAAAGCTAAAAATACTCTTGTACCATCTGCTTTATCATTCATATTTGTAAGCATATACCAACAAGTTAAACTAATTATTGCACTTGAAATACTTCTCATAGTTTTTCACATACTCCTATTTTAACCCATATCTACAATAAAACCATTTCTTTCTTCAGCCAAAAACGGTTTATACGGTACATCGTAATCCGGTATGAAACCAATCTTTTTCATCATACTTCCGCAATACGGACAATAATTATAATTTTCATGTTTCTTTTTGATTTCTTCACATCTTTTACACATATTTTTCCTTTAAATGGAGCTGACGGGAGTTGAACCCGTGTCCGAAATACATACTAACTACACAATCTTTTTACGCAATACTCTTTCATTCGGATATTTATTTTTAAACGTCATCCTAGCGAAAATGAGACAGCTAACCGTTTTCCCAGGTATATACTGGTTTCTTGTCCACCACCTATTTTTAAGAAAAACAGGAAACTTCTGTGGGAATTTCGGCTCTATATAGATTATATCCCACAATCATCTATATAGAGTGCAGCTTACGCCGCCAGTCTTGTTTCTTTAGCGTTTATTTTAATGTTGGTTGTTAGGCAACCACTCCTGCGAATTATGTCCGTTCTGTACCCCGTCGATACCATTACAGCCCCATATTTGCTTAATATCTTCTATTTAAAATAAAGACTCTACATCTCCAACTTATACTACCATTTCCAAGGAATGTCTCAAATTCTTCCACTACTTCATAGCATATCGGAATATACCCTACACCAAGCTGATCTTCGTACTCTCTTGGAATGCAAATCCATTTTCTATCTTTTGATATTGTGCAACTCTGTACTGGCATCCCATCGAAATTATTTTCGTCAACTACCAGAATATGAAACTTATACTCGTCAAAATCCGGCGTTTTACTTTTTATACGATTTACAATTTCTTTATAATGTCTTGATAGGCTGTCCATCAATTAAAATACCTTTCTTAATATCTATTTTTGCCAGTCCCTCAAATGATTGATATATTGGCAAGCATTCTTTTTTCGGTAATCCATTTCTGCCTTTCTCATATGCAAAATTCACAGTTGTACATTCCAGAATGTCTCCATTCAAGAAATCCTGATTTACCCATCTTCTACGTGGGATTTTTACACTTGTAACTTCTCTTCCATCCAGCATAAACTTAATCGGAAATCCAACAAGCTTAGAATCCATATAGTATTCATATGTGCAAGTTTTCCATACACTGTTTTTGTGCATTGGACATTCTTTATTGAACTCACAGTTTTTAAGAACTTCATTGTATTTTTCCCAACTCTGAAACTCTCTTTTTATCTGTGGAAGCACTGGATCAAAATACTTACATATCTCATGTGCATGAGATTTTCCGTAAAGGTCGCCTACTACAATTTTGTTTAAAACACATTTCATAGGTCTTGGATCTGTTGGGTTCTTACGTCCCATATCCTTACAATGGCTACAATCAGTGCAGCGGAATACAGAACCAAAATCTTCATACTCGCAACCTCTGCAAAGTCCATCATAATAATAATCTGAAATGTATTTATCACATTTGGCTTTTCCTTCTTTGGTTGCTTCAAAGATTCCATTTTCTTTCCGGCTGTCGTCGTAATGCTCAAACATATCATTAGAAAATCTGGCAGCATCACAATAGCATTCAACGATATATTCCACTTCTCCGTCTTTTTCAACAACATCTTTTACCGTTGTTAAATGTGTTTCAAATTTCCAACCAACAGCAAAAGCAACATATACCATATCACCTACTTTAAACACTGCCAAAACCTCCTAATAATTAACTATTTCTCTTATTTCTTTACCAGGCGTAAAGTGTAAGACTTTTCTGCCTTTTATATAGAGATCTTCTTGTGTATTTGGATTTTTCCCCATCCTACCTTTTCTGTCTCTTGTATCAAATGTGCCAAAATTCACAATTTTCAATCCGCCATATAATTTTACAGCCCTTTTGACTTCCTCAAAAATTAAGGTTGTCCATTCTTCCACTTCTTTTTTTGTGCGTCCAGTATGATCGCTTACCATATCAACGAACTCTCTCTTGTTTATCAAACAATCAACATCCTTTAAATATAATAAGCCTTATTGTGTATATCCTTTATTTTTGCTATCTTACATATGTTTTAAATGCCATTCCACGATTTTCCATTAAATCTGCAAGCATGGAGGAACTTCCTCTACCTCTTCCAACGATTGCATAATCTGGAGTAAACACTTTATTTATCTTTTCAAGCATTTCTACCGCTTTTTCCGGGGTTTCTGCCGGGATCATGTATCTATTACCTGAATTAATAATTGCCAGTTGTTTCTGATTTCCATACGTATCTCCATATAAAAGAGCGATTTTATCTGATTTAAAATTAATTGCTTTGTTCCCAACAAGGATTATAATTCCATCCGGTGCAGATACTTTTACAGTGCTTTTATTGTATTTTCTTGCAATCAGCAGCCCTATGTACCCATCTTTTAAAATAAGGTTTTCAGAAACAACGATCTCTTTAATATCACCGTTTTCCAGATATTTTTCTGTATCTTCCATTACTTTAAGTGGTGACGGATTTGATCTCCTGAATGCTTCTGTTACAAGTATACTGTCAGTTTTAACTATAAACTCTGGCTCTTTTGGCTCAGTCATGTACTCTTTCTTCACCTTAAGAGTAGTAATTGCAGCTTCAGCAATCTCTTTTATAGCTTCCAGGCTTTCGACATTATCGAAATTCATGATTAATGGTGTTGGTGAATTTTCACCATACACACGTGTTCCGATTTCAAGCGGTTCTCCATTTGCAAATTCAATTGAAACTTTATTTGGATCATCAGGTCTAGGATTTATACCAACGTGTATATCACCTTTTCCAAAATCACAAACCATCTCCCTAAGTTCCATCTGGCATTTCTGTGTAATCATTATTTCTTCCTCCTTATATTTCTATTATCTTCTTTTTGGTATGTCGCTCAATAAATTCATCAAAAGTCATTTGTTCTGCTCGCTTTCTGGCATTAATCGCATCCTGAATATTATCAAAATAGCCAAGATTATAATTTTTCCCCTTAAAAGCTATTCTCGCATACCATTGACCTTTGCAAGTGTGGAACGAAACACCTGTGCATCCAGAAGTATTGTTCTTTTGGATTTTTTTATTCTTAATCCTTCCTAAATTTGTTCCTGTTGCCATTTGTTTCACCTCACATTTTATATATTATCATACTTTTTGTTATATGTCAATCATTATTTTGTTTATCTTCTATTCATTTTTATATGGGATTTCAATTTCAATGAAATTCTCTCTATGTTTATACCAGTCTTTTGTAGCTTTTGGACTTAATGCCAAATATGTAGCACTAGCGGACAATTTTGAAGCCTGTAGCATATTCCTTCTTTCGCTTTTATTATTGTTACAATACTTAAAACACCTTTCTGCGTTGCTACACTGTAAACATCCAAATAACTTTATTCCGTCATCTATTTTTAAGATAATCCCTTTCATCACTTCTGCTCCTTCGATTTTCAAATAATTCCCTTTCTTTTTTCTCTACTTCACGTGTTGCATATATCACTGCTATATCCATAACAACCAGCAAAACAGCAATAATAATCAACAGGAGTAATATTGCCTTCATTATTTATTTTCTTCCTTTCTATCCGCTGGCTTAACACCCTTTGGTAATTCTGCGCGTAATTTGCTTTCTATAATCTCATATCCGCCAAATCTCTTGTATCTCTGTACGATATGTCCATTTTTAAGAATTTTCTTTGCCGGGATCATAGTCATGCTTTCATTATCGTATATTTTTACTCTTGTAAAACCGGCTTTTCGCATTGTATCAAGAGACTCTTTATAATCCTCTTCATTTTCACTTTCAATAACAACCTCTTCAAACGACATATATTTTTGATTGATTACTTTACTCATATGTTTACTATGCCCCCTTTATAGCTCTTTAATCTGTTATATTCTGACATGGCTCTCAACAATTCTTCGGACTCGTAGAAGAAGAATATAGTTCTTTCTGAGTCCTTATGGCTTTTCTGATAATCTTCAAGTAGAAACCCTTTCAAAAGAAGATACCCTGCCAACCGCTTAGAGTATATAGGTATATATGCTGGTGTTCCCATTTACATTCATCCTCCATTCTATGTTGTGTCCTTATATATAGTATATCACGTATTGTTACGCAATACAATATTTATTTGTTTTATCTTACAAGTTTTTCACGATAATCCAGCCTAATTCCTGGTCATACTCTTCATTAAATCCAATGCGTTTCAAAAAATGGCGGTAAACCCTGTGTCGCCTTGCATCAGCTCCACAAACCGCAACTTTATATCTCAATACTTTATCGCTTTTATTAAATAATTTCCTATCTTGTATAAATTCTTCTAACTTATGATACGCCCAGATTAATCCTTCTGCTCCACATTTTCCAGTGCATTTTGTACATAAATCTCCGCTACCTGTTTCCAATAGCCAGTTCCGCAACATCTTCTTTTTATCAGCAATTCCGAATGTAACAAAGTAGTAGAGCGTTTTTCCTCTCGGATATTTTGAAAACATAATAACTGCAGTTTGCCCGCTTGACAATTTAGTATATTCTATCCACCATTGATTTTCTTTATCATATTCCATTAGTTACTCCCTTTTGCTATATTGCATTTTACACACATTGTCTGATAATTATACAGCTCACTTGCCCCACCTTTTGAACGTGGGACAATGTGATCTTTTGTCATTAAAACTTCATTTCCTGATTCATCTAAGGCATACAAATTCAGATGATATCTTGCAGCGTTAAAGTCCTTTTCTTTTCCGAAATATTTTCCCTCAATGCCACAACATGCACACTTTAAGCCTTTTGTAAAAAATGTCTGGAATCTCTGACTGTTCCCTTTTATTTTGTCGCCATTAATTACAACCATAGCTTTCTTATCTTCTGGCTCGAATAACACATCTTTTACAGCATTGTATACTTCTTCAATAGTCAGATTTTCTTTTCTACGTAACCCTTTATAATAGCCCTCCGGCTTCTTTTTCTTCATAATATCTCCAATCTATGATACTTTCTGATCTCCCCAACGAATAACATATCCGTCATCTGTCTTTTCTTTATACATCAGATTTTGCAGCATATCACTTTCAATTCCAAAAATATCATATATTTCATCGTCAGAAACATCCTGATTCTTCATAAATCTATTCAGTTTATCTTTTACAAGAACCATTTTTAACAAATTACTCTCAATGCTATTTTCATATGTAACGAAATATACCTGCTTAAATCTTGTAGAAGTATAACGGATAAATCGGAAATAATACTGGCTCATACTTGAATTATTCCAATGCAGCTCCGGAATAATACACTTGTCTACAAAATCAATATTCATGCTTGCAGAAAGACTCTGCTGTGTACTAATCAGAATACCGTTTTTCGTTTTCTTAAGATCTTGCACAATTTTCTTTCTTTGTTTCAAAGTAGTTTCGTTTCCAGTAATAACAAATACTGGTCTATCTGGAAATGCTTTTCTGATTGCTGTTTCATAAGCTCTCACAACCTCAATATGTCTCACGCCAATAGCAACCCTTTCTCCCTGGAAGTCTACCAAAAGAGAAAGAACTGATTTGAATTTTTCCGGCATAATCGACTGATCGTATTCTCTTAATGTTTGTGGCGCACCACAAATTTTCAAAAGTGCAAGCAACTGATTTAAAATTTTTAACATAGCGTCTTTTCGGCTATTTCCCGTTTTATGAAAAAGATATTCCATCTTGTAAAATTCATCAAGCGCAATAGAATAAAGTCTTTTCTCTTCTTCTCCCATTTTACAAGCTACCTGTTTAATTTCATACAATTTCTTCCCGGTAATCTCTTCAAATGTTCTTGTAATAATAGTTTTATTAATCATTTGCTTCAGATAGTCCGCATTAAATATGTCCTGTGTAAACTGACTAACACCAAATACAGTGATTTTATCCGGGATATGGCTTGCTGTAAAAAGCTGGTGTCCTTTTCTATATGCCGGATATGGTTTCATATAGTATTCATTTTCTGTCCATTCCAATTCATTTTTATTTTCTTTATTTCTTTCCTGAATTTCCGGACATTCACTTAACATATTGATAGAATTGTTATACAGCAATTCAAGTTGTGGAAAGATTTCTGCAATGTTGTTCCTTGTACTTGTACCAGTCATAAGTGTCTTGTATTTTAAGCGGCGAAAAGCATTTAAAACGGCTTTTGTGCGTTTGCTGTACATATTACTGATATTGTCGGACTCATCAAAAATCAGAACGGCTTTCTGGCAGATAGATTTTACAAATCGCTTTATAAACTTATGGTATTTACACATCATATTTAATGTAATAATTACAAATTGCCCTGGTTTAATATTATAAATATCTGCCAAGCTCTCAATCATACAGAAATCAATGCCGTATTGTGTCAGTACATCATTCCAATTGTTCTTAATTGCGATTGCCGTACTAACGACAAATACATTTTTCACCTGTTTCTTCACAAGCCTATATTTCCCGATTGCAATACCAGCAAGTGTTTTTCCTGATCCCTGTTCCCACTGGATAAAGTTATATCTCTTTTGCAAAAACAGGTTAAGATCTCTTTTTTGCGCGTTATTCAAATGTATGGTTTCTTCATCGTCTGATAATTCAAAACCATTCAACCATTTTTCAATTTCTTTATCTGGATGCATGTCTGTAAAGGCTGTATTCTGCATACTATATTCTTGTCTTTTTTTGCTAACCAGACGTTTTACCGACTTAGTGCTAAACGGTCTTGTTAACACATCATCCGATAATACCGCCTGGTTAATATCCAGGATTTTCCCATTCAATTCAAAAGAATAATTGTTCTTAATTATCCTATTTTCTTTGCTTTTGACTGGGTTCTGCTTTCTTAAGGCAGATTTTAAGTGTTTCACGACATCCGGCTTCTTAATTTTTAATTGTTCCCATTCGTCCCACTTGATATGATCCGGCTTTTTCTGTGTACGATACTGGCTTACATATTCACAACATTCTGCGTAATGATCTGAAACAAGCGGATTTCTTTTAATATCATAAAGTAACTTTTCAATTTTATACTGCCATTTAGCATCTTCTTCCCCACCTCTTACAATTTCAAGAAATACTTTCTGTTTGATACTCTCTCGTTTCTCTGTAACAGGTTTTAAATACTTTTCCCAAATTTCACCAGAAGAAACACCGGATAACAAATCTTTGTTATATCCAACGTTTTCCAGATATTCCGATTTCTTTTGAACAAAAAGAACTTTCGTCTTATAGTTCTCTACGCCCAAATGTTTAAATGTATTCTTATCAAGTTCAATCTGACAGATAAAATTGAAGTGCTCATTCAGTCCGGCAATCATACCGCCATCAGAAAATTCATCAGCACAAAACGATAAAGGTACGATAATCGCCATAATTCCGGCTGGCTTCAGTAGTTCTGCAGCTTTTAAGCAATAATAATACTCACTTAAATAGTTGTTATTATCTTTTGACCATTTTAAATTATAAGGCGGATTTCCAACCACATAATCAAATGTAACTTTCGGTTCATAAAAACGAATGTCTGTGTTTTCCAGTTTTGCATCTGGATAAAGGTATTGTGCTACCCTGTAAGATTTTCCGTCCAATTCACAACCGTAAAAGTTTGATTCTACCGGGCAGCAGCTTGCAAAAGCCCCGTGACCACAAGTAAGGTCTGCCACTAAATCATTATTTGAAATATGTAGGCAATTATAAATCCACTCTACTAATTTATATGGTGTGAAAAATTGCCCCTGCTCAATTTCAGCTTTTGCTTTCTGGTAGTCATAATAATTTGAGTAATTAGAGAACTGCAGTCCATGCAGCCCTCCGACACCTGTATAAGCGTTAAAAATATCTTCTTTGGAAATTCCTGTTTCGGATTCCGGCAGATCATTATTTACAATATATTCGATTTTTGTGTTTATGTCACTCCGCTGATCTTGCGGGATAACCTCATTTGAATAATTATATTTCATATCTGCTAACCTCCTAAACTAATGTGTAACCACACCATTCTCTTGTGAAATCTCGACAAAATTCGCCACTCTGGAATGTAATATCAACTCTTCCATTCTTGTAAAATTTGATATGTTCCACTCCGACTTCTGGTGCTGAAAATCCATTTTTAAAATCTTCTTCTTTTAATGTTATATAATAGCTATCATATAGTCTATTTAATGAAATAATACGGCATTCTTCTTTATACACGTTATATGAAAACGCCTCCAGCATCGCATACATCCAGTTTGTACTATTAAAGTGGTAATCACAGCCATATGACTGATTGCAATAACCGCCAGTGTAAATGAGCTTTTTCCCACTTATCTTAATACTCCAGTTATTGCGATAGCTGTTATAACATTCTTCTTTCAGCTTATCTTTTATTTCCTTTATTGCTTTTTCTTTAAAACTCAATCCTCCAAGCTGATCGAAGATTTTGTCAAGTACAGTGTGGTAATCAATTTCATCAATCACAAGGTCTTTTACTGGATCTGTTTTTGAATAACGATATAATTCACGTGAATAATTGTATTTTTCAAATGTATTTTCCAGTTTTACATTATATTTTCTTTGGAAGTAAGAGAAAATACCACTAATATAAGAATTTTGAATTTCGCTGACTTCTTTTGGAACGTTGAAATCTCCCACAATGAAACTAGAAAAATCATTCTTATCTTCTTTTGTATATGTGCTATCAACTGACTTGTAAATATCATACACGCTTTTGTGTACAGCAAGCGTGCGTTTATACAGTTCTTCTCTATGTGATAACCACTCCTGATCCTCTTTACTGATTCTGTCTGTTTTCTTGATTTCAAAATTTTCAAATTTGCCAGCTAAACTCATTTCTTATATCTCCTTATTTATTTAATTTTATTTACGCTATATTGTATGCCGGGCTTGCACCGAATACAGTAACAAACTCTTTAATTTTCGCACGTATCTTTGTATCTCCAACGCGACTAATTACTTTCTTTAACTCTTTTATTGCTTCAGCTTTTGTATTTCCGGTGGCTAATTTTACGCCACATTCAGTAGAAGAAACTGCAAAGCGTCCATCCGGCATTTCTCGGATAAAGCACTCAAAACCTCTTTTTACAATTCTTTCTCCCAGAACCTTTTTATATGTGGCTTTTTTCTCGCCGTTCTCTGTTTTACCTTCCAAAATATAAAACTCCTGTTTATTTGTATCTATTTCTTTATTTATTTTATCTTTCTTCGCATTTTTCACTTTATAGTCGTTCATTTCCTGGTAGTCTGCCTTGTGAAGATTATCAATAAAGGATCTAGTTTCTTTGTTACTTTTTGGAAGTTTAAGACCTGTAACACATTCAAATGTCTTTCTTGACGCTTTATTGTCTGTATGCAAACGTTCTTTTAACTCTTCCTTACATAATGGGTTATTATCAATATTATCAATGCACGCCAGAAGCACAAATGCTCTTTCGTGATTGTAGAAAGATCCGGATTTATCAACAAAGATTTTTTCCATAAGGTTTCCTTTTGATGTTCCTTCATATTCCTTCGCAGCGTTTTTAACCCACTCTGCAAATTTTTCTCTTTCTCCCTGTACTCTTTCTTCTTCTCTTATTGCTGCCTCTTCTTCCTGTCTTTCGTTTTCAGCTTCTACTTCGCGGATTCTGTTTTCATCCTGGATATAAGCATTTACAGATTCTTCAGAAACAAGCTCATTCTTAATAAGGTACAAGCAAAAATCATATTCTGTTTTTGTGATTTCATTAAAAACTTTTGTTCCATCAATTTCAAAATTCAGTCTATAAGACTTCTTATTTTTTCCATTTACGGTTGTTTCAACAACTGCTGGGATTTTTCCATCTCTAAGATCCATAAGCATTGCATCGCGACGTTGCATTACAACACCATCATATCTGAATGCTTTAGACAAGCATTTTTCAATTTTCCCAGCCTGTAAAGCTGTTCTATTATCTGTAAATCCTAAAAATGAATTGTTATTTTCTAACTGATTTCTACTCATTTTTAAATCTCCCTTCGTTTTCTATACTCTTATTATATATTATAAGTTGTGTCTTGTCAACACATTTTTATTATTTCTTTTATCTTATTTTGCTTTTCTGGTGGCAGCCTTGTATAAACCACCACCAGGTACATTATTTCAAAAACTCTTCCAGCTTTTTCATATCAAAAGCCCAAAACGTGCAACTATTAATATGATATCTTTCAAAAGCTTTTTTCTTGAGCATTTCATTAGTATAAACTGCCCCACATTTGTTCAATTTGCTAAAAAGGCTCTTATTTATTTTCGGGTAATAGGTTTCCCATCGTTTTCTTACTTCTTTAGTGATGATTTGATAACAATTACCATTATCCAAGATTATATCTTTTTCATTGATATCTAATACATCACGTCCAACTTTTAAATCCATTGTTTTATATCTCCATTTTATTCTCTACTTTATTATACAATACTATATATTGAATATCAATAGTTTTTATTATTTTTATCTTATATGACTTTTATCCTATAGCATCTGTATTATATTCGGGTTCATTAATTACATTATTCAATTCTAATTTCTATCACACTACCATGCATTTCGTCATACAACTGCGAAGCAATAGTTTCCAGATCATCAAAATAATAATCCCATAAATCACATTGGAATCCATCTGGTGTGTCATTAATATAATATGTCGTGTCTAAATCCGTATCAATTGCCACAACAATACTATCGAATCCACGTTTCTCTGCATCTATATACGCAGATGTAACTTGCTCTAAAAACTCGTCCTGATCCATAGTTTCATCAAGTAAATCATATCCTACACTAATATTTTGATTAGCGTATTCATTTGCAAATTTTTCCAAATCTTCTTCTGTTTTTACCCATTCTGGAACTTTTGCAATATCTCCACCGCTCAATTCTACCCAAACTTTTATTTTCTTAACCATTTTTATACCTCCATGAAAGTCGAATTTCAACGTTGTAAATATTCTACAGGAACTTTCTTTGTAAGCCATACACCGTTTGCAGATAGATAAAATTTATATCCATCCTTGTACATTTTGCCACTATGAACTAAATATACAGTTGGTCTACCATGTCTTTCACCTACGCTCTCCGCAGTCTTAACATTTTTAGATAAATGTACATATAACCTACTCTTAGGAATTAAACCTTGTCTATTAATAGATTCTACATATTTTTCACCAGTACCATGATATAGATATTCTGGTGGCTCTTTCTCTTCCAGTTCTACATCAACAGGTATGGAATGCCCTTGATTAGCACGAATTAAAGTCTTATCATCATTAAAAGAATAACGCTGTTTACTATCCGTTCTAACAATTTCTTCTAACGACTCCATATTAAATCCAGTATTATTTTTAGCAATTCCGTTGATTAATTCATTCACATTAGCCCATCCATGTTCATCCAGACTAATTTCAATTACATCTGGCTTGTGTCTTAAAATCAAGCTCATATATCTACTAATATTTGTTAAATTCATATTTTTCCTTTCATTCACACTCTACCAGCATTTTCTTAACTCTATCAATTTCTTCCTGGCTATGAGACGTTCCACCTGCGTTCATATCAATATACCACTGCAATACTTCTTTTTCTGTTTTAAGATCATTTACATTCAGTTTTAAAGTGTGCCTGTTCAATATTGCTAAATCTTCATATTCTTTAAAATATGAACCAAATACCATAATCTCATTATTAATAAATCTACAAACGGCAGTTAATCTTTGCAATCCATCAACACATACAAATTCATTATAATTTCCGTCTGGAACATCCCAGTGCCAAGATGGACAGTTAAAGTATATTATATTTCCGGATTTGCCACCTTTAAGAAAAAATTCCAACCATGCGATTTGTTGTTCTTCTGTCCATACGTGACCTCTCTGAAAATCTGGATTGAGTTGCAAATTCATATCTTCCTGCATTTCCTTAATCCATCGTGGTATTCTACTAATATTCACATCACATTGGTAACTTCCATCTCTTGTAAACTGTGGTATATCCTTAAATTTTGTATATTTCATTTTCATTTCTAATTCCTTTTCAGATCATTTCCATAACAAATTATTAATACATTCTCCACGCTCTTTTGTATTCATATCCGACCATTTATTAAATAATTTTAAAAACGTATTCAAATCAGTATTATGGCTATCAAGCTCCTTGCAAAATTCCTTTGCTTTATCTGACTTTAAATTATCCTTATTAATTTTCTGCATAATTCTTTCCTCCTGAAATCAGTCTTTTATTGTGGCGTATCGCCAAAACGATACGCCATTTATATTTACTAATTTCTAGGCAACTTTGACGCAAATTCACTTGTATTCAAAGCTTCTATAAGTTGTTTTACGGTATACCCATCGTATTGTGGAAACTCATTTCCTAAAATGTAGACAACTCTAATCTGTTCTTCCATTCGTGGTGCTAATGCGTTATCTGATTTTCCCAAAATTTCAAACTCTGATACAGATGTGATTCCACAATGCATACTTACACCATTTCTGTTATATAAAAACGACAGTCCTCTTTCTTTGCTTCTTTTTGCCATGCTCAACCATCCTGTTCTTCATCATTTGTAAGTTTCAATTCTTCAACGAAATACTGTTTAAAATCCTCTTTTAAAACTTCAATTCTGCCATTTACCTTGTCTTTTTTGATTGATCCAGTTCCACAATTCTCTGCATATTTGCAATTCGGGCTGTACTTTCCGGCGAACTGTTCAAACCAGCTATAATATTCGCTTGGAGTAATTCCGGAATTAATAGCCTCATCAGCCATATAAATAAACATCGGGATATTAATTACCTTCATAAACTTCTCTTTACCGTCAAACCCTTCTTCCAGATAGTCCATGATCTTCTCTAATCTTTCACATTTTGCATCTGAATAGTTATCATGTAAAGATTCTGCATAGCTTATAACACACCCTTCTGAGATAGATGTAAGTTCATAATCACCATCTTTTACATCCAGCAGCATCATTGACTGTATAAATGTCTTTTCGTCTGCTGCTCTTCGATACTGTGCGCCAGTGAAATGACAAACCTCTGTAAAGAACTTTCTATTAACCATCTCTTTTACAAATTTAGCCAGCTTCATACCTAACTTAACATTTGCAATCTGCGTTTTGCTTAATCCAGATCCGTTATTAAGTCGGTAAAACATTTCTTCAATTTCTTCATCTGTACATTCTTCCAGATTATAAATTGTGAAATTATATGAACTGATAGCCGCCTGCAGTTCTTCTGGGAGTTCAGAATATCTTAATCCGGCAATCTGGTAGATATCACCATCTATATCAACATCCGGAGTCTGTTCATGTAATGCAAATTCATCATTCATAAAATCAAACATCGTTCTCAATCTATGCTGACCGTCAATACAAGAATAATTAGATACAGGTCTGTTCCTGGAATCTTTTGAACCCTTATTCTCTTTAATCATATAAAATGGTGGAATAACAAACCCAACCAACATAGAATGTGGCAGCAGACTTTTTCTCCAATCATCCCACATTCCATAACGTCTCTGAATAGGGCAATCAAAATCTAATACATGTGACTTTTCATACATTTTTTTGAGCTGCATTAAGCTATAAGGAATAGTTGACTTTTTCATAGTAAATACCTCCGTATTCTTATTATAATATATTTTTGTGAGTGATCCAAGCACAAGTTTACTGCACTCGTTTTAACATAATCCCAAGTGTGGCGGATCTCAATGTCTGCCCTAGCTCTAACATTCGTAAATACTTCCTAGTGAAGTTGTCTTTGTAGTCATCGTATTTAAGCGGGTTTCCTTTTAAATCTGTAAGCTCAAATACCTTTCCTGTAGTCGTTCTATGTACTGCATATTCTTCCATTATTTATTTTACCTCCTATAAAAATAACTTTGTTTTGCGATTATTACTAATCCACTCATGGAATCGCTTGAGTCTGTATAGTTTCCATTTAGGTACAATTTATACTTTCTTGTAAATGCGAACTGCTCATATACAATGATACATTTCTCATTTGCACTCTTCCAGTAAATCGGAAGCCCCTTATATTTCCCCAAATACATTGATCCTATTTCCTCTCTAACATAAAGACTAAACCATCTTTGTATGTAATTCTGAAATTATAAGTCTTTTCCAACCAATCATTAAAACCATCTTCATAATACATTTTCTGTTCTCCCGGCTTTATATTCTTTATATTCTCAAGCAATTCAATGAAACATCCGGTTATTCCAATAACTGATTCCGCAATAACTAATGTCAATGGCGGTACAACCGCCCAAAACTGACATCTGTTGATATTAGGATTACTACTGCTATCAAATCTTTTTACAACAATCGCTGCATTCTTACAATTTCCACCAATAAAGCTATTATAAAACTTGTTTGCATTTTCTTTTCTTTCCTTTTTAGTTGTTCTCATGTTTACCTCCTATGCTACCTTGTAAATAGTGTTTAAAAATGTTACTTTCATTTTTGTCTGATTTGTGTTAGTAATAATCTTAACAAGACCTTGCGTAGAATGATATTTACCAATTAAACGCCCTTTTCCGGCTTCCATATACTTTTTATTAGCTTTCTCATTCTGTGCGTTTAAATCGCCATATACGCCCTTCTGGAACATATTTATAAAATCGCATACCTGCATTTCAAACCGTCTGTTGTTATTTATTTCTTCTAAGATTGAATCGTCATAATAGATTCGTCTAGGTGATTTAACGACTGGTAAATAGTATTTGATTCTATTGCCTATCGTACAAAAAGAAATTGACGCTAAAGTGAAGATAGCTGCCATAATTACATATTTTGTATCAAGGTTTCCGGGAACTTCTGTTTGTTCTACTAATGTCCAATAGTCCGAAGATCCGGCGCAAAACCAAACAAACAAAAATGCTAAAATCCCACAACCAGCAGAACAGATATAGAATAATTTACTTGCAGATTCTCTTTTCATGATTTTTTATGTGGTGGGAAATTAATCCCACCTTTCCTCCTTATAATTATTTCTTTTATCAAATTGCCTTTTTAACACATTTAGTAACCTCATACGGGGTTTTCACTTCCTGGATCTCGCAATATGCAAGAATACCTTCATCAAAAAACTTCTTAATTCTTTCCAGATATCTCCCGCTCATATAACCGAAGCTGTTACCTGGATTAGCTCTTCCGGTGAGTTCTTTCTTCAGCTTTTTGTCAAGTCTGTAAGCTGTAAAGTATGAATCATTTTCATGTATTCTATAAACGTAACCTTTATAAACTCCACCAGTTAAGGATCTTTTTACTATGAAACACTGACCTTCTTTAAAGCTTCCGGCACACTCTACAGCTTTATTTTCAGTTTTATATTTTGTTTCAACAACGTTTTCATATACAAAACCTTTACCGTCTTTTGCAAGCATTGATCCGGCAGCAGTATCAATTTTGTTTATGAATGTAAGGAAGTTCTTGTATAACTTCAGTTTCTTTTCTACTTCTTCATAGAGATATGATCCTTTTTCGTATTTCTCCAGTGATTTCTCTGCCTCTTCTTTATCGAAATATTGAAGTCTTGAGAATTTTGCCACGCCATTTCCTTTCGCGATGATAACACCGTCTTTTTCGACGTGCCAGCTCATACGCGGCGGATTTGCCTGAAATATAGGATAATATACTGTTATAGATGTGCTATTATCTTTATTTTCTTTATCTTTGGCAAGCAGCTTTTCTATTTTCTCTTTGGCTGTTGCTTCTTCTGCCGGACTTGCACCACGATCTTGTCTAATCTCTTTTAGCTTCTTAATCTTCTGCTGAATCTCAACAGTAAGTTCGATTTCTTCTGTATTGCTGCTTCTACGATAATCCTTTTTACCGCTTCGACTTTTAACTATATAATCAGAACAGTCAATCACAACAACATAACCGTTTTTTGTTGCGATTCCGTCCCAGTATGCCGGACTCCAGTAGTCTGTCATAGAATCTGATTCGTCAGGTTTGAATCCGAAGATTTCCCAACCTCTTTTTGACAGTTCCATTGCAATTAAAACCTTTGCTTCTCTGAAATCGTCATAATTTATTCTGCTTGACATGATTAAATCCTCCTTAATTATCTTTTGCTAAATTCTTTTCTAATTCTGAAATTGCTTCTTCTCTTGTCTTATAACATCCATAATCTTTTGCAAGTTTTAATGTGTTATCGACTTGTAACAAATAGTCATTTATTTCATAATGACTAAATTCCCCACCATATGAAACTTTACACAGTCTAAGCACATGATAATAACCTTTTGTATTTATATAATAATAAAAATTACCTTCTGCTGACCGATAATGTTTATTCGGATAATAGCTCTTTCTATTTCCACGTATTCTGTCTCTTGTTTTATCAGTCCTTTGATCGTATGGCGATTTCATTTTGTTGCATCCACCTTTCTATTAGATTATGTTATTTCTTTTAAGTTGTGTCTTTCTTTATGATTTTATTATACGACATATATACTCATATGTCAACAGTTATTTATTATTTCTTTTATCTTATATATTTTCTTTTAGGGGGACAAAATGAATCCTCATACCAGATCATAGCTGCATCATTACCATTAATACATACTTATATAACATCCAGTACCATATGAACCAGATCCGGAAGAACTATACTTATACTATCACATTATTCCAAATAATTATTACTTTAAACTGTTGACAACTTTCTGAACCTGTGTAACATGTTCTTCGGTTTGGTTCAGTTGGACATAGTTTCCCCCTAGACAGGGGGATAATGCGCACACCTATGTCCTTTCGGATGGTTTCAGCGTATCATTAGTATAAGGCTTGTAAGCTCCATATCCGCCCAGAGCTGATGACCTTATCCCGCACCGGATAACCGCCACTTGATTATTTAACCTTGCCAGCCACAAGTTTTACACTCTTTTTGTATATCGGTCAGTGCTAGACCACAGATTGTTTTTACATGGTTACTGTGTCCATGTCCTTAAATGCACACACTTAAGAAAGCCACGATTGATAGACCATTACAGATCCACAACCGCAGCTTATTTCTATATTAAGTTTATTTTGTTTGTCTTTTATACTATTTAAGCGTTAATATGTATAATATCTGTATAATACTTCATTGCAGATTTAAGGAAGTCTCTGACCTCTTCTTTTGTCTTGCATAATTTGCCACATGTAACATAAGTTACGTCGTTTCCACTATTTAAAGCTTGGCACACCTGTACATTATAGTAATACTTGCCATCTACCGGAATTGAATACTCTCTAACGTGGGCTACATCTGTTCTTTTTGATTTCATAATTTCACACCTCTCTTAATAGTTAATACCTGATTCTGTTCTTTTAATCACCATTTCTACAATGCCAATTTTAGGCGTTTCTGTTCTGTTTTGTTAATGCTTCTAACAAGTTTCAAGTCATCCTTACCTTTGGTAATCACCAGCAAGCCCGTATTTGCCATCTCATCAATGATTCTCATAATATGATCTATTGTTTGACCACTGCCGTAATTTCGCCCGTCATTTAAGCCTAAACGGTTTAATCTGAACATTCTGGCAAGATCCCGGCATATATCAAAAGCACTATAATATTTTGTTGTTCTGGTTGTATGGCAACCGTCAAACAACGCTTTTTTGATCTCTTCATCTCTACCAGATAAATATTTTTCATATTCTTCATCCGATATAACATATACTGTTTCGTAAAGATCCACCCAGCGAATAGATGATAATTTCATTTTACTAATCGCTTCTGCAACTTTTTTCACATCATTCTTTAAAATAACGCCGCTTATATCCTGTGGATGTGCGTATAAATGTGCCTGTTTGTCTTTTCTGTTTTCAATATCATAGCCACAGCCTTCAAAGATTCCAAAAGATTCTATAAGCTCCCTGGCTTCTTTGTGCCATTTCTGCCAATCATCATCTGAAGAAAAACCACAGTTATAATCATATGACGGCGTATCAATACGGAAATATACACGTACATATTCATTTCCATAGTCTGCATCCGGATTCCAGTTATTTGTTAATGTATGATCTTCACCATATTCACGACCGATACCATTTTGATGATATTTAAGATTCTCCATTTTTACCCTCCTGATTATTCATATAAGCACGCCAATTGTTCTTTTAAAGCATCTAATTTGTTTATGCTTTCAGATCTAGCGTATTCATCTGCCATAAATTCAAGTTCGTCTTTTCGGCACTCTTCAAGGCATTCCTGAAGCTGCTCGTTTGACGAATTTGAAAGAATAAGCTCTGCAGTGTCATAATCTTCAGCATCCTGAAGCTCTCTTTCTTTCAGGTATAAATCATACAATCCCTTCTTTTTTAACTTTTCCTCAACTGTTTCGTCCGCTGGGTTATTCTCCCAGTATTGCATACAGAACTCAAAAAGCTCTATTGATTCCCCATTGTATGTAGATGCATGAAATGAATTGCCACCAGCAACATCATACCAACTGTAAACATTGCCGTTTTCGTCCATTTCAACGATAAAACGTAAATGCTGATTTTCAAGTGCGTCTTTGTAGGCTTTTTCGCCTACATTGATAATTTCGTCGTATTTCTTTTCGATAAGCTCTAACCAGTTTTTATTCATTATTTTGTCCTCCTATAATATCATTAATATTGCATCAGGTCAATATTTATTTCTTTTTTCTATTTTAAATTAAATGCTGCATGATATATTTATAAATATCATCAACACAAGTTACTCTTGCCTCTTTAAAGGTAGTTTCAACTGCATTTTTAAGTGCTTCTACCATTACTGTTTGATAATCTGCATTTCTGTCCATCAGATAATAAATAATGTCTGACATTGAATACTGATTAACAAATTCATAATAGCTTTCGTTTCTCAAATCTTTAGGAAGATTTCTCCAATTTTTACCACTTACGTCCATTGTGATCCAGTGACCAAGTTCATCTTTATAAACTCCAACACTCTCGCCGGATTTAAACGCTGCACTATTTGTACATGCTGTCATTTCGATAAAAATTGATGCTCTTTTGATTCTGTTTGCCATTTCTTAGACCTTCTTTCTTTTATTTTCGGTTTAACCACCAACTTTTTAAGTTGTGTCCTCTGTTCATATTTATATATTATCATTATTTCTTTTAACTGTCAATACTTTTGTTTAATATTTTTTATTTATTTTATCTAACATATAAAACTCATATTATAAAAACCCTCAAATATTTCTATTCAAGGGCTTATTACATCATAGGAGCTAATACCATACACATCACTCTCAAACATCACTCCCGTATACTTTGTAAGTATATATAAATAATAGTATGTTGTCAATCAAAGATATATCTGATATTATCCAGATCAATCATAGTTCTATCGTCATTAATCCCTCTGAAAAAATTAAACGAGTCACTTTTCATTAACTTTGCTGTTCTTGCAAACTTTTCTAAAATTTCCTTTGAAGCTTTATCATGCCCGTTTTCTGTCCAACAATCTGTTTCAATTCCACACCAACAAACTGTTATATTTTTTGGAATACTTACATAAGGCTTAAATATTTCTGGAATTAAAATTCTCTTAATTTGTGAAGGAGTAACTTTCTCTGTGATATATTCTATGTAATCATCTTTATGTATTTCAATATCTGACATTTCATGCTCTGTTGCTGAACAATCTACTTCCAATAAAGCTGCACCGTAGTTAGGAAATGAGTTTTGATTTTTAATTGGTGAAAATAGATATACAACAGATGTGCTATTATCACTACGTTTTCCATCACTCCAATTATTATTTCCGCATTCATCCATGCTCAAAATTCCATTTTTACAAATGGTTTCTAAATCACAAATATCTACGTTCTTATATAATATCATAAGATTAACTCCTTCCGTTTTCTTTCTATTATATCAGTATTTTCCGCTTTTTGAAAGATACATTTCATCGTCAATTATGCGACTTTCCCTCTTTGTAAATCAGATAACAATGATTCTAATTGTTCTAATTTCCATTCTGCATCTATATTGTTAAATCATTATATAAGTTTCGCCATCTCCCTTGTTAGCTGCCTCTTCTGCCTCTTCCATGCTAGAATAAACGCCAAGTGTTTCATAACTTGGTGTTTCGACAACTTCGATTTTCATTGGAGTTGTCTCTAACGTGTCTATAAAGCCCGTCTGCACGAGCTTTTTTTCATCCTCGTCATACTCAAATTCGTTTTCTTCAATCACATATTCCTCAACTGAGTAAAACGTCATATTGTGATTTTCAAACTTGCTGACGCTTGTCTTGCGTTTTGCAAGTTCCTTTTTAGCCTCTTCCAGATCGTCAAACGTTTTTATGTATTCAGGGGAAGGATCTAACGCTGTGCATCCTTCTTCAATGTTCTTTCTGTTTTTGTAGTTAAATTCCGCTGTTCTTTTTACCAGATCATATTTTTTCATGTTCTATCCCTCCATTACGTTCTGATCTTTATATTATTAATTATATTACAATGCTTTTAATTTCACAATACCATTATATATAGCAAATTTCCCATACACATAATTGTCTTGTGTAAAATCATAGTCGTAAACGTGCCCTTTTTGATAATTCTGAACTATTCATTTTTTTGTTTTCTTATTGACCTTTCATCAATTCATTTACAAGATCATTGACGGTTATATCATCCGTATTTCTCCACCACGAATATAACGTATCATCATCTGTATTTACTTCTGCCAGAATATCATCAAGCATAGGAATGTGTTCATTATCACTTTCCATATCTTTGATGAATGATTCCTTTGAGTCCCATTCATATTCTATATATTTTCCATCACAATTTATAATCATTATATTTAACATAACATTTCCTCCTACAATTCGCACCTCTTTAATATTCTTTACATAAATCCATAATCGTATCTACTAAATTCAATGGTGAATCAATTCCATATCCGCTTAACATATCGAATGATTCTCCGCTAAACGTATATACCAGATCACAATAATGATTCCACTCATTGCCATCTTGTGCAAAGGTAATTTCTAAAGAAATATTATCTGTTAAGTCAAATTCCCATATCTGTTCTTTAAATGTCTGTGGCTTATTTCCTTTACCGTTCCAAAATGTAGGGTTCATTTCTTTAAAGAAATCATTCACAATATTTTCTGCTTTTTCTCTTGTCATAATATTTCCCTCGCTGAAATCATCATTTCATTGTTCCACATCTGCATTTGTAAATCCGTCATTTCTTTCAATTTCTTGTACCTGTTTATCCGTCAATCCAAATACAGTAATCAAAACATAGCTCATTTCAAGTAAAGCTCCGTGATTATCGGTATTAAATTCATTTTTCTTTATCTTTTTACACATTTTTGCGTACCTATTTTGATATGCAATTCTCATTTTCTCCCATTCTTCTTGGACAGCGTTCATGGTTATACCTCCATAATTCTATCTAATATATAAGTGCAGTTTCCAATTCTAAAACCATTTTCAAAGTATACAATTTTATTTTCTGTTTCTGTATTCACTTGTAAATACACTTGTTGCTTTCCATCAAAGAAAACTAATTCATGTGGTTTTACCTGGTGTAATACTCTATAGAACGTTCCGTCATTCATACTATTAACACGTTCCAACTTAAATACAGCCTTACCTTGTATCTGTTTCAATTGTCTCTTTAATTCTTTCCAATTAGTTGCATTAAGCATTTATATCCATCCTTTCTTCTCAATAAAACTCTTGTTTCTTTCATTTATATTCTTATTTATTATTAAGCACATTTTCCAACGCAATAATTGTTCTTAATGCTTTCATGGCTTCATTCAATTCTAATCTTCCGACTTTAATCTCACTAGAATTTGCTAATGCTTCTCGTTTTGCTTTTTTCAACTTTCCTAACGCTTTTTGTTTATCCATAATTTTACCTCATGCTTCTATTTGCAGCATATTTATTAATTTATCTTTTTCGCTCTCTGTAATCTGTTTATTATCATATGCTTCCAAAATTTTAGAGATCATGCTACTTACTTCGTCTTTTAATTCCTCTTCCGGAATCATTTCAGCTTCAACATATAAGCTGTTGATCTCTTCGTCCAGGTCATCTGCCAGATCACTTACAATTTCATAATGGCAATCTTTTGGCACATCATATTTTTTGTGATCCACGAAAACCTCACAAGTGAAAAGATCTTCATACTCAAATCTTTTGTAACAATTTTCGTTCACTTCGTCTATCAATAATACTTTAAACATATTATGTCCTCCCTCATTATAAAGTTGTGTCTTTTGCTTATGTATATATAATATCATTATTTAGTTTAACTGTCAATACATATTTTATCTTTTTTATTTATTTTATCTGTTGCATAAAAAGATCCCGGTTTCCCAGGATCTCAAAATGATACATTCTATTTCTCAACAACATCATACCTTGCTATGATATCATCAAAAGCGTTACTGTCCCGACTATACACGAACCAAGAAACCACCTTGCTGCCAGTTTTAATGCCCTTTACGCGTTTATAATTGATATACCCACATGTTGCTTCACCTTCGCCGGTTTCGGCATTTTTTACTGCTCCTGTGACCTTTTCGACATAGTAAAAAGCATTGCCTTCTCTGCTCTCTATTTTCTTCCAAAATTCCGGTGAATTATCGCCCTCCAAAATGCGGATATGCTTATATTCACGCTTGATTTTTCTTTCTACTGCTGCGGCTCTCTGGTAATTTGCCGCTTGCACCGGAAAACCGGAAAACAATGTTGTAACAATTGTTAATGCCGCCATAATCTTGATAACTGTTTTATTCATATGATAAATACCTCCTAAATATCCTTATAACGCCGTATTTTCGATTTTAACGGGTTTTATATCATTGCTTATCATTTTATTGCTTTTATCTTTATTATTGTTTAAAACGCCATTTAAAGCTTTCTGTGGTCTTTTTCGCGAATCTCATGCAGTTTATTCATAGTTTCGTGAAATGATCTCATGCTTTCGTCGGCTGTTTTGTCATTTTCCTTCTTTTTTCTGGTAGTATCTGCATTTTCCCAAAATGCGATTAATAGAGTCAAACACAAAAGAAATAACGTCATCATGCTGCGATCACCTCACGAATTAACGAAATGAGTTTTTCGTCCGGATAATCTGCAGTAAGATCTTGTAGAACTTTCATGCTGCGTCGGTTTACAATTTCGCCCAGCTTTTCAGACCTCACATCTAAAACCTGGTACATATCTTCTGTTTTACAAGGTACGTATTTTTCAATGTCAAGAACCGGATAAACTCCGATTGTGCGAAATTTCTCATATTTTTCTTTAAATCTTAAAGAAACACGGTATAATACGCCTGAATCATCAAGCCGGACATCTTTCTCAAGACACTTTTCGCCGTGTATTATTGCAGTGTAAAGACTCAGTGTAAAACCATTTTTACACTTTGCATTTATCTTGTTTACCTGATCTTTTGTAATTTTTGCCATGCTCTTTCTCCTCCCTCTATTCCTGATCCATATTTACCGCATCAATAACCATGTCGTCGTAAATGGCTTTTGTGCCGTTATTGTTGATAATCATAGCGCATAAATCACCTTTGCGCCAGTCTTTCACATCTTCGGCGTAAAACTCAAATATAACGCCATTTTTGAACTTTACAGATACAACACTGCTTTTCTTGTATGTTGCTCTTACAATTCCGGCAGCAGGATATAAATGACTCTTATGTGCTTTTGCCTGAATTGCTGTTGCTGGTGTAATTGCCATTACTGCAGATAATACTGTTGCTAATACTCTTTTTAACATGATGTTTTTCCTCCCATATCCTCAATTTTTAGTTCCAATCTTTTCCTATCCTTTACATCTGCCGCCAGTAAAGGCATGTTTTAAAATAAAGCACTGACCTTCTTTGATACTTCCTGCACATTCAACAGCTTTATTTTCTGTCTTGTATTCTGTTTTAACGACATTTTCATATACAAAACCTTTAAAATCCTCTAACACCGCCTCAACCTTTGAAAGATTTTCTCTGTGAGTGGCTTTTGCGGATCTAAGAAATCGGATATTATCGTCTACTTTATTATCCGGTGTATTCCACTGTACTCCAGCCGCATCCTCTTTTTCTGCTAAAAGAGTTTTAACTTTCTCTACAGCTTTCTTTTCTTTTTCCACCTCTGTCTCAAGTAACTGCTGAATAAACATTAATGAACTGACTTTCATCTTGTTTTCCTCCTCTATCTGTCAATATTGTTTTCTTGCTTCTTTTATTTCTCGCTTGAACACTGATAACAGTCTGCCATCATCAGACACCGGGAAACCATTTCCGGCATGACGGGCAAAACGCCCGTTTCGGCTTTTATGTTAAATTTTTTAATATGTTATTCATTGAAGATTTCCGCTATTAACTCATCCTCAATAACATCTTGTAATAACTCCTGTGCAATCCAGTTTGTTTTACAATTGTTGTTTGATATTGCATATGCAACAACATTTCTTACAAGGTTCTCAAATTGTTCTTTGTCGGTCATATTTTCCAGAACTTTTCTAATATCACAGGAATATCTTGCAACTTCCATATCATCCATAACTATTCCCTCCATTTATAAGTTGATTTGTAACCTTCCATTTCGTCGATCTGATCCAAAATCTGATTTACTGCATCCATGTTCCCGCTGTCAAACTCCTGAAGCATTTTCTCAATTAATTCGCTCATTTCGTCCCCCTCCTGTAAATGCGGCGGCTCATATTGCATAAATACCGCCACTATTTATTTCGTTTATCATTTTAAATAAAAAACATTTCACCGTTTAACTCAAGTGCTACAGCGTCCTGTTTCATTTCTGTTTTAAGATCCTGACAGAAATCAATAACATTGTCAAGATTCTTTTTTAAGTCATCCTCTCCGGCATATGCAAATACCATTGTAGTATTTTCTTTTACAAGTCCAGCGGTATCTGATACCCAGTAACCAAGAGCTTCAGTTGATGTTGCACCACCGAAACACTCAGAAAGAAGAGTTGCAGCTTTATTTACGAACTCTGTATTATCAATTGTTTCATTGATATTTACTGTTGCTGGAATGTAAACAGTGATTTTACTTTTTAAAGAAAACATTGCTTTTAATCTGTTATTTGCTGTCATAGTGATTACCTCTCTTTTCTAAGTTGTGTCTCTGATATCTCTTTTCTATGACTGTATTATACCATTATTTTGTTTTACTATCAATAGTTTTTTGAGATTTTTTATTTGCTTTATCTTTATACCTCAACACCAATCTGCCGTGGATCTAACGGGTTGCGTTTATATCTAACTGGTAACCACAACTCTACACCGTATGGATCAACTAACAGTTCGCAGAACTGAGAATATTTCCAGTTAATACCCATTTCTTTGAGCTTTTCAATTACAGTTTCATTGAGACTTCCACGTCTCCAGGTAATGTTTGTGATCTTCATGTTTACACCCTCCTATTTATTTTTAAGTTGTGTCTCTTTCTGTCTATATTTGTATTATACTATTATTTCTTTTATCTGTCAAGCACTTTTTTATTTTTTTCATGCTGCCTCTATTGTGCGACTACGTACACAAAAGACCTCTTTTTCGCCCCAGATCTGCAGTTTTGCTGTTTTCTGCTCCAACACTCTTTCGTTACTTTTTCCGGCGTGCTGAATTGCTTTATATGTGACTGTTTTCGCAGTCTTTTTTATGATTTCATATGTGATACCACTTTCATAGTATCTTTTTCCAATCTCAAACTTTTTCATGTTTACCCTCCTAAGTTGTGTCTTTGTTTTGCTAAATTTATATTATCATTATTTAGTGTATCTGTCAAGAACTTTTTACTGAATATAATGATTAATTTCCGTGATATTTTCCGTATCCACTTTTTCTGTGAATGCCGGATAAACAACGCCGCAGTCGTTCATTTCAAAATGTCCGTATACAACATAGCTGCAATCGTTACTGTATACGATGCTGGCTATATTTTTCTTTTTAATTTTATGACCGTCATAATCTGTATCAATACGATCCTCTGTACCATCTTTATACAGGATGCAAAACGTATCATCGGTTGAAAACCAATCATAAGGAAGGTTATCAACAAGATCATCGAGCCATCCAAAAATTTCCTTTTGGGTTTTTACAAACTCAACCACTACAGTTGTAGCGATATCATTTATAAAAAAATATCTATCTTTCAGTATAGCCATTTTGTTTCCCCCTATTCAATAACCTATTTAAAGTTGTGTCTTTGCTTTTCATATTTGTATTATACTTTATTTCGTTTATCTTGTCAACAGATTTTTTATCTTTTTAAAATCCGTATTTCATGCAGTCTTTTATCATTTTGACTGCTTCGCGCCAATCTTTAGAAAACATTTTAAATTCGTCCATGTCCTCTACTTCACAGATTGCATATCCCGGAACTGGCACATCAATTCTATATCCTTTTATTCTCTCCAGAAAGAATATAGCTCTATCAACTATAGTCTGTTCTTTTTTACTTTCGTCATCGAAAGTAACTTCAGCAACTCTGTAATCATAATCTTTACTTCTTCCTTTATATGTTACTCTCATTTCGTACCCTCCTATTTATTAGTTGTGTCTGTCTCTTGTTTATATTTGTATTATATCAGCATGATTGTTGATTGTCAAGTATATTTTATAATTATTTTTATTTCTTTTATCCAAAACAAAAAAAGGATCTTTTTAGATCCCTTTTTGCGTTTATGCTATTCTATTATTTGCGCCGTTAGTCTTTACTTCTTCGCTGCTGTAAAGGTTTCTAAGCTCTTCCATAGAAAGCTTTCTTTTACTCTTTTTATAGTAACGTTCCCCAGCGTGCCAACTCCAAGCTTTCTTATTATTACACCACTTAAAGCCCGCAGCCTTCAGCGCGTCTTTTGCGCCGTAGGTGTTACCTGTTACCCAGATCCAACAACCGATTATTTCAATGATAACCGCATCAAGGTTAATTATTTTGTTTAATGTATCACGGAAAAGTTCATCTTTTTCCGGATCATATTTCCACGCGTTCTCTGTTTCGTCCGCATTCTTCAGGCTTTTCATAGCCTCTTCATATTCTACATTGATAATCTTGATTTCGTCAGCAGATCCGCCGTTGTCCGGGTGATTCGCTTTCACAAGATTCTTATATTCTTTTCTCAGCTCTTCCAGGTTTTTACAATTTGTGAAATATTTCATATCTTTATCCCTCCATATTTTGAGTTGTGTCTCTTTATTTCGTTTATCTTGTTGTTATATTAACACGTGTTTTTCCTGTTGTCAAGTGTTTTATTTATTTTGTTTTACTTTATTTCAGATCAATATAAAAGCCTGGAAATCACAGTTCCCAGGCTGATTATATTATTTATTTATATTAACTTATAATGTACTAAGCACACCTTCTAAGATATCAATTTCAGAAGTATTAACGAATACCTCAAAATGAGTAAGACCATAACCACAGTTACTAGCCTCATATTTAATTTTATTAGCTTTCAGCGCACCTCTGAATGCTTCACTTTCCACGTTGTTTAATTCTACATTTAACCACTTTCTCATTTTTTGATCCTCCATTTTTTCTTTTTTAAGTTGTGTTTTTTGTTTATTTTATTTCGTTTATCTCTTGTTGATGATTGAATTATATAACACTGTTTTCTGTTTGTCAATAGTTTTCTATTATTTCTTTTATCTTTTTTTGCTTCGCTTGTAATCCGGTGTTTTCTTGCCACACAATAACGTGTGCATGTGCAGACATATAATAGGAAAATAAATTTGTGCGGATATTTCTCCCATACTTTTTATAAGTGTTTTTCTTGCCCTTGTTTTTTATGTTCTTATACTGAAATTTATTTTCTACAGATTTCCGCCACTTTCCAGAGGATTGATGATCTCAGGATCTTGACGGACTGAAAAAGGAAAAAGAGTAATAATAAGAGGGAAAGAAGGAAGGGAAAAGGAAAAGGGAAACATTTTCCCGTAAATCTCTATTTTTCAAAAATCTACCGAACACCTTCACCGCCATGCTGCCGGGGGGATTCTATCTGCCAATCACCCTCCCCCGATTCCGAAACCAAGTAATATCCGGGGGATTTTCTGCCCCAGGCTGTCGAATGTTACTTAAGTTCATTAAGTAACATTCAGAATTTTCCGACAACCATCGTATTTTCACGTGATCCCAGATGATCCATTGATACCGGGGGATAGTTTACATAATATGCAGCGTTCTGTCGTCTTGTCACGGCTATCGAGGTCACTATCACTCTCACACCTCAAAACCAACCTCGAACAACACCTCGAAGCAACACGACAACCATCGTATTTACAGCATTTTAAATATATAATAAAATCCCACATAATTTGGGTTAAAATCCTTTATAATCCTTTATTTATCGGCGTTTTACCGAGTTTTCAAAAAATTATAGATTTTCTGGCATTTTCCAAGACTTCACAATACCATTACCAACCAACAAAAGAAAAAGAAATCCTTTATTTATCGGCGTTTTACGGCTTTCAACCTGGGTAATCTACCGAACTCATTTAAAATAACTTCACTCCAAGATCAATGATCTGGAATCAACGTGCAAAAATCCAGTGAAAAAATGTTCTTAAAAATTGTCGTGTATAATTGTCTATACTAACGTATAGCCAATTATATTAATATTTATATATATTATTCTTTTTATTATA